CTGCTGTTCCGTCAGTAAGTACTTCTCGGGGGTCTTTGTATAAGCATCCGCCCAGGAACTCCGAGCTGAGTTCGATGTTCTCAACCATAACTCGGACACGGAGCATGAACCAGTCCAAGTTCCCGCACTCGATGTCGCTATACATTTCTTTAATGTTGAAGCACTCGTCATCGAAACAGTCTTTTGGGTCCATGTCTTCATAGCTCTTGTCCACAATAATATCAAAGCCGTTGCGTTCGTAAACAGCCAGTTCATCATAATACCGCATAGTGTCGCTCCTTAGTGTATTTTGTAACGTCAGTCTTAACGTGTTCTATAGCCTTAATTATAGCACCAGTTGCATAGTCTGTCAACACAAACCGCATGCCTGGACTGTAGCGGCATAGTTCTATCATCTCTTTACAGGCACGGGCCCGACTGTACTCCTCACCCCAATAGTGTCCGGAATACAGTTTGTCTTTGTAATACATCTGGCATACATAACGGTACATCACATGCTCCAGTAGAGTTCGCTTGATGGATCACATGCACGTGGTGTGTCATGTGGGATTTGGATCTGCGCACCCGACATCAAGTTGGTCACAGTCTTCATTGTGGGCACACACTCAAAGCGGTAGCCATCCTTAGGCAAATAGAGCCAATACAGGCCGTTGATCTCCCGCTTCATGCCTTCTGCAGTACGGTCTGTCCATACTGTAGTAGAGATCAAACGCTCGCCCGACTTGGTGCGCTTGTCTGCCTTCCAAATGTACATGGTGTAATCTTGTTTCATTTCAGCTCCTTTGTGTGTCTATGTGTCAATTATAGCAGAAACCTATAACCCAGTCAACCGTAGGGTTATAAGTACTGATCGTTCAATTCGGGCTTGATCAACTTGACCAGCTCACGCTCGTAAGCATAAGCTTCAGCACGACCACGCACAATGGCAATGATCTCGTGTGTCCAGTTCATGTCAAGCCCGCCGCTCTTCAAGTAGATGTACAAGGCCCACAAGCGGTTCTCGTTACGAGCACGGCTCTTGTGCTTGCGCCAACGCTCTGCTACAACCTTGTCTGCGTTTGGCAAAGCCTTACGTGTCAAGCCAATGTACGAATCACCCCGCTCGCTGGTCATAGCGTAGATGATGTAGTTGCAATCTGATCTGGGTGTACGTCTTGTCATCGCTCTCTCCTTACTATGTGTCTATTATAGCACTACGGGCCCAAAACGTCAACCCCAGACCGCACTCGCTGTGTGGCTTTAACGCCACACAGTATTATTAGATAATATTAATCTTCTATATAATAATCAAATGCACTTGCAAGCGCATTAAATGCATTTTGAATATCTTCATTATCTTCATAATCCTCCATGATAATGTCTTGCATTTGCAACATTAAACTGGTGAGTTTATCTTTTGTAGTAATAGTTTCTGACATGATAATCCTTTTTATAACTGTTCGATTAATGATAATGTAAAGTCTATAATATAAACTTTATGGCCCGGTAATACATTGTATACGCGACACGCTTCTGAAGCGGCATTTTCGGTTGTATAATAGTTAATAGCTTTAGTATTAATGTTAACGATTGCGTACATAGTTTCCTTGTTTTAAGCCCTAATTTTACAGCCAAAACACACTTTCGTCAACTGTGGCTAAAAGAACACACTCTCTGTGTAGGGTCTCTCTGAATCGGTTGACGGTTCGCCCAAAAGACAGTATAATAAAGACTGTTCGAACAAGGTGGGGGTGGACGGCGACAGCGCCTGTGTTTTCAGCTGTGGATAACTGATGTATAACCTGTGGACAACATTTTGGCTGTGGATAACTTTAAATCTCAGAACTTATCCACAGGTTATCCACTGTGGCGAAAAAACAACAGCGAAAAGTTATCCACAGAGTTATCCACATAGAAAACAGCCGAAAAAATTGCAAACGATAGTATTACCGCCGGCCCCTATTCTGTGTTTTCTGCTTCGGAATCCTCAACAAAACCCCATCCAAAAGCAGGTATTGACTGTAGCATGTACTCAGCACATTGATCACTTTGGTCTCGGTCAAATACACGTAAGTCACAGCGTCGATCATTATACTTAAAACAGACTATACTGCCAGTCTCAGTGTTCTTAGCTAAGTGTACACTGTGTTGACCATAGCGGATGTGTGCAAGGTTATTGATCATTATGACTCCCGGTCCATATACTGTATATAGCAGACCAAGCACAGAGACCGCCGTGAATGTACAGTATACCATACACAGTGACGGCAATGTCTACTATATTAGACACAGTGTGACAAAGTGCAAGTAGAATGGCCAAAAGTGCAATTTAGATCCCATGGCCTACGCTGTAGCGTGAACGAGTGCGGTTGATGAGTCAAGATTCTGTGGAAAAGTGTGACAAAGTGCAAAATTGTGCAACGAATCCTTGATTTAGAGTCAAATCATAAGATCAGGATGGCGTGGCTTAGAGTAAAAAATTTTTGAGACGGCTGGGGCAGAGAGGCATAGTTCAAATAGTCAAAACCCATCTTAAAACCCCGCACAACACAGCCAAAAAAACACACACGCTTATAGTAATCCCCTCTCAATCCTGGCGCCACTCTGGTTCTATACTGTATATACAGTGAATACTCTATCAGGGGCCACCTAAAAAACTTTTTTGCGCTGTCCACTTCGTGGCTACGGACACTCGCAGCGGGGCCTGTGGGCCCAAACTGTGCAGACCGCGCAGCGGGGCCTTGCTCTACTGTAGTCTATATACACACAGCGGGGCCTATGCTCAATATGCTGTATATACAGTAAATAATCATACTATGCGTATATGCGTTACTCTTGACAGCCACAGTCCCGTTATTGACAGCATCTATCGCTATTGTCAACTCAATGACATAGTGATGTATCCCGGTCCCTATATACATGTAGGAGATTCATATTGGTGTTGGCGTATTGAAGCAGAGCCCAATAAGCACATTACTTGGCTGCTGTTATGTTATGCGGATTATCTAACTGTGTTTTAGATCAGCTCTTGATCACGTAGATATTTGATATGACCTTCTTTATATATAGGAGCTCCGGGATAGTAGTTAAGGTTATTCTTGTTTACGTACATCAAGCACTGAGGATTCTCAGCATTGTACTCCCGTAGTTCCTGTTGACATTGCTCTGCTATAGTGGCCAGTTGCTGCCATTGCTCAGGTTGCCATCTCAGCACAGAGCCCAACTCTTTCTTTGCATAAGTGTAGGCTTCCCAGGGTTCTGGGTGTAGATCATCGCTTGCAGGACGGTGTTTGTCCCACTGCCACAAACAGGGTTTCCGTGTTTTTCTGCTCTGCTTGACCCAGTCTGTCATGCTGAGTTCACTGCGATTTAACTTGTCAAAGTTCTGCCAGTGTGGATCTAAGAGATCAGGATAGGGTCCAAGGCTGTGATTACCCGTTTCCAAAGTGAAACTGCGCAGGTTATTCATAAACACAAAGTGATAGGCTATTTTGTGATAGTTAAGTAGCAGAGCCGCTGACTGTACCAATATCAGAGTCTGTATCAGTGCGTCTTGGTCACTCCACAAATGCTGTAGAAACGCACTGGTCACAGGGCTGTCTCCTGTTTGATTCCACACATTGCCCAACTGCTGCCACTGTTTTGGACCCAGCCAAAGATCATAGCGTGTATGGCCTGTCCACTGTATGATAACTCGATCTACTCCCTGTGTGATCTTACCCGTGAACAGAGCATTGGCCATTCGGGTATATATGGCCTTGTTGCCCGTGCCCGGGCTGCCGTAGTTAACACAGGGTTCTATTTGATTGAGTAAGTCTGCCCATGTGGGCCATTGATAGCGTGTAAAACTGCAGCCAAAAGCATGTATCATGTTGTTTTGAATATCGGGTTAATTTTGGTTGTCATATGGGTTATTTATAGTTGACTGAGTTCGGGATAACTGTTATAATAAACACTACACTAACACACAAAGGGACTTTATGGCTCGCTATACTATTAGAGAACTCAATCAATTTGGGCACAACACAGCCCGAGAAATTGCTCTTGCACAGGGCACACCCAGGAAGCCACACAGGGTTTATAGCAGTATGGTTCACCCCCGTTGCTCTGAAGAAGGCTGTTCAAACGAACGAGCGGTACAGGATTGGCACTGGACTTCAGGAGAGCCTGTGTATAGAACAGTCTGCAGTCAGTGTCATCATCAGCGCACAGCCAAACGCTACGCAGAGAAAACAGGCGCAGATTGGATTAGAAACATCGACGACGTAGTGGCACACAAAGCAGGATTCACCTCCCATGCTGACTATGTTAACAGTCGACATCCTTATCGGCAATATCGCAAAGACCATTGCGAGAATCAGGACGGCAGACTGGGTTTTGTATGTACCACTACCATAGCTTGGAGCGGTATGTTAGATGTGGATCACATAGATGAAAACCCCAGTAACGATAAGCCCAGCAATTTTCAAACCCTCTGCAAGTGCTGTCATGCTTACAAAGGCAATCAGTTTGTTAAAGAGCACGGTCGAACACCGGGCAGAATCACTCTGGGCATAACACGCCATTAATATCATGCGTATTATATACTTAATCATCGTGACCCTGCTCACAGGCTGTGCCAGCCCTGAGTTCTACTATGCAGTAAAAAAGCAAAGTATGGGCTACAAACCCTATGACCCCTGCATACGCTGTGGTGAGACTTGGCAACAGTTACCCAACATGCAGAACGAGGCCATCATTCGCCGCCAACGTGGGGAGCAGTGGTAATGGAACAGGCCTTCAAAGAAATAACCCAATGGACCGATGGTGCTACCCAAGTGAACCACACCTACCTGCTCAGTGGCGACAAGATGCTGGCTTATATACGTCTGGGTACCACAGAGCCCTTTTGGTTTAAGAAGCCCATCACCATCAGCCGCTCGGGACGTAAGTTTGAACCCGTGGACTCAGCCCAGTTCACAGGGTCATTCAATGTGCTCACACCCAGTGACGTAGTAGAAGTACAGGGCTCAAAGGGCCAAGTGTATTTTGTCAACACAACAGAGAAAACCTGTACCTGCCCAGGGTACACATACAGAGGAGACTGTAAACATGTTAAAGCCTAAGTTTACCATTGTGGCCCTGGCCATAGCCCTGCAGGCCTGTGGGGGTGGTGGGGGTTCAGCTATCAGCGAGGCCGAAGCAAAAGCAGTATGCGAGCCTACCAGCCAAAGCTGGGCCGCTCCCGGGCGCCGTAGTCTCAGTGACACAGCATGGGGGTGGGCTCAAGTCACTACACCTGTACGCATGGGTACCCGAGCCCAACGCTACGAAGTACGCCCAGGTGACTGTTCAGCTGACGCCACATGGAGTGATTGCCAGCAAGATCGAGAACGCAGTGAATGGGTCACTGATGCACAAATACGTCCAGCCAGCCAAACAGCCATCAGCTGGAGTGTGTATCTTGAGCCAGGGTTCCAAGACAGCCCCATAGTAAAGACCACCCTGGGTCAACTGCACCAAAAGGCCTGGTTTAAGAATGGCCCCTTACTGCAATTTGAACTGTGGAACGGGCAGTATCAAATGTGCATACACAGACTCACAGGTGACATTAACAATGTAGTGGACAAGTGCGAATATTGGCCCTTGGCCAAGCTGGCAGACATGCAGGGCAAGTGGACAGATGTACAGTTTGAAATTGACACTAACAGCCGTACTGGCAAGCTCAAAGTATGGGTTAATGGCCAAGTCAAAGCAGACATAGCATCGCCTGTGGTAACTTGGGATCCTGATTACTTTTACTTTAAATATGGTATCTATCGCAGTTTTGTCAGTAGACACGGTGCGCCAATGCCCACACAGGTTGCTTATTTTGATGAAGTTCGTATAGCCAATAGGGTTAGTCAAATAGATCTACGTTGCCCAATTCCCGCAGTAGATTAAGCTGTTTGGCTGAGATAATTGTTGACAGGGATCAAGATCCGTTGTATAATTACTGTATTGTTTAAGAACTACTCATATGCTAACACTTACTGCCAAACACTTTCAATCGTTGACTAAACGCAACAGTGACTTTGACTTTCCTAAGTACTCAAAGCCTGTGTTGAACATTGCTACTCAAAACAGCAAAGCCACACAGGTAAAGACTGTGGGCAGTATGAAAGAGCTGTTTACAGAGTTTTTAGCCACAAAGCAGACAACAGGACATTCTGTTGAAGCATGGCAGGAGTTCTACTTTACTCAGCATAAAGGACAAGCAAAGATAGCCAGTGCCGCAGACAAGCTCTGGGACATGCTGTCAAAGATGCCGTTAGATAGAACTGTGTTCACCAAAGCAGTTGCCGAAGCCTACATCACAGACTTGGTAATTAACAAAACCCATTATGGCATGAGCGGTGAGTATCACAGTGTACTGGCAGTGGCCAAATACTTTGACCTTGAACATCGTTGGAGTACAGCCGAAGAAGAAACACAGGGCATTGATGCTTGGATTGGAGACTATCCTGTACAGGTTAAACCAGCAGACTCAGTTAAGAAGCATCATGTGCGTAATCATGCAGACACTGACAAGACTTTGGTAATCACTTACGAGTCTAAGAAGGATCGTTGTTTCGTACACAATCCAGAGTTTATCAGCGATGCTACACTTAACGACGAATGGCTATTTGAACAGGCCGTAACAGTACAAGGTTAATTATGCAACAGGATAATCTATTACTTGCCTATTTTGATACTCTGGGCTTTGAGTGTGTAGTTGATCTCACAGAGTTAGATAAAAAAGCAATGTGGGCCGCCCTAACAGACAAGCCCGCAACGAGTAAGTTCCCCATAGGAGCATTGATCATGCGGGCCAAAGCAAACCCGCAAAGGTTCCCAGAGATATGGACCTTTTGGAGCAGTGTTGATATAGAAACTGTAATCGAGTACAGTAAGGACAGTCCGCAAGAGTTAGCAGACTTAATTAGAGAAAAAGGCAAGTCAGTTTTCGTTACCCACAAATCAAAGGAAGTTATAAAATGATCACTATTAAAGAATGGATGGAACTTGTAGATTATCGCATTACAGAAGGCAGCAATTACGGCTGGCAATGTTATGGCACCGATGTCTATCAATTGGACAGTTGGAATGGAGAGCAAGACGGATATAGTTTTAGTATTATTTTTGATACTGACAATCAAACAGTCTACGAAGTTCAAGCACATGACTATGTACACAACCGTGCATACCGAATGATCAATTCAGACTTCAGTGCAGACATGCAGGATGAAGCTGACCATCGTGGCATCAACAAAGACCAAGCGTGGGACGAAGTAGACTATATAGATTTAGAAGTCGACGATGACTTCTTCCAAAAGTGTTTGGCCATTAAAGAAGGTGAAGACTATGATACTCGTGTAAGTTTACCAATTGATATCCCGGATCATGAGCTCCTTCAATATATGAAAATGGCACATGAAAAAGATATAACTTTTAATCAGTTTGTAGAACAAGCGTTACGTCATGCTATTGATGAGTATCACATTGATCCAGAAGGCTCACGTGCCCGTGCAGATCGGTGGAAAGAAACTCAGTTGTAATATTGTCGATGTATGCGATTTATAGCGGCAGTTATTATCGTTGTATCGAACACATGCTGGGCCACCGAGCCCAGCATCTTGTTGTTTAATCAAACTACTAATAAAACTATAATTGCACAGGCGCCTGATCGGGTGCGACCTTTTGCCAGCCTTACTAAGTTAATGACTGCCCTTGTTGCATTGGACAGCGGTAATGCGCCCTATGCACTGTTACCATTGCATAGTAGGTTTGGAAGTCTATTACCAAGAAATCGTTATACACGTGAAGAATTATTAACTGCTATGTTAGTTCGCAGTGACAATGCAGCCGCTGAAACATTAGCAGAAGACTACCCAAATGGTCGCGTAGGCTTTCTAAAAGCAATGAATCAAAAAGCTCACCTACTTGGTATGACTGACACTAAGTTTATTGATCCTTCGGGACTAAGTGTGTTCAATGTAAGTACTGCTCGAGATGTTGCTAAACTACTCAAAGCCAGTTCAGAGAACGAGTTTATTCGAGCAACCAGTATTAAGAAACAGGCAATATTTGAAACTCAGGCTAAAAAACAAATTCGAAAGATAGTATTGCCAAACACCAATGCACCGGTGTTATTTGAATTTGACAATATTGTTGTTACCAAAACTGGATTTACAAATCCGGCCGGTTGGTGTGTTGGTTTAGTAGTTGAACAGAATAGCCAAATCTTTTACATAGTTATTCTTGGCGCAAAGAATAAACAAGAAAGGTTTGACAAAGTTAAAGATATCATGTATAATCATATTGTTGATAAACAATTTTGAGATTCGTACAATGAAAAAGATTTACTACGAAAAGATAGGCCGCAAGTATGTGCCTGTGAGCGAGTACGACAACAATTTCCTTGACAGCTTTACCAAAGGCACACATTTGGTCATGAGCTACCCTGGCGGTAAAAGTACTCGCTATAACATCGACCCTGACTATGCTGCCATGATTGCCGCAGGCCGTGTAGCTGAAGATGCTATTTGTCGGGCTATATCAAAAGCCAGCGAACTGCGTCCAAAGAGTACTCCTATCACAGTAGGGCAGAAGCGAGCTTGGGAAAAGTTAGCCAAAGAGTTTGGTGACGACCTGTGTACATTACACGGGTTGAGTGTACACGACTGTGCCGAAGCAGGAGTTAAAGCTATGCAAGAAGAAGCAGACAAACTATTGGCTAACCCAATCGTTCGCAAGGCTTATGAGAAGTTTTTATTTGTAGTAGAACTAACAAAGGAACATAATGTATAAAACAATTTACACCGAGGTAGAGGTAGATGTTGACTTATCAGAGTTTGATACAGACGACCTGATTGAAGAATTAGAAAGCCGCGGTGCAGGCACAGGCAGCTTCAGCGATGGCAAAGAGATCCTGCAGACTATTTACGAAAAACGTAGATTAGGACAGGACTATCAAACTGAGCTTGAACAACTTATCTGGTTAGGATTAGGCAGGGTTATCTAATGGCAAGTCTTGCTGAATACTTTGAAGCCAATCGACCTAAGCCCAAATACAAGTTTGGCGATAGGGTTGAAGGCACATATATGAAGATACCTTTTGTGGGCACTGCCTATACAGACAATATGCGTAATGAGCCAGAAGGGCCTATGGTCAGTGTCAGTCTGGACTTGCCTATGAAGATTGGTAAAGAATGGCACACTATTATTCGTGTCAAATATAAAGATATCAAAGGACTACGCAAATGAACGAAAGAATCGAATACCTTGCGCTACTGGCAAGACAACATGCTGACGAGTTGCATCCAAACAATCTTGATATAGAAAACTGGGCAAAAGTGTATCACGAAAAGTTCGCTGAGTTGATTGTTAAGGAATGTATGGAAGTTGTTGCTAAAAAGTGTGCAAGTCCTACAGCATATAATGCATTGGCAGAACATTTCGGAGTTGAAGAATGAACAATGAAATTACAACAGCGATGCTGGACCGCACCATTCAATGGTGTGAGCAAAACACATTGTGGGGCAAAGGTAGTGCCATACAGCGTATGCAGGATTTCTACTTTGAGCAGACTCGCACCAGTGTGAATGAAGATTGGCCGGAAAGTTTTACATTGCAAGAACTTGCCACGGCCCTGGGTGAGGATCCGGTACGATACAGGATTTACTACAGCCGAGATAATCTTACTTTACGGCTGTTTGTATTTCGTCCTCACTGTGTCTGGGACGAACAGAAAACCATGTTGGACTTGGGGTTTGTAGTTGCACAGGATGGCGATACCGACAACATACCCAATCAACCTGCAGAAGGAGTTGAAGAATGAACGAACGAATTCGACAACTTGCTGAACAGGCTGGATGTAAAGTTATGGATGGCGAATGGTATATCCCATCAGCAATAGGTCTTGAAAAGATTGTTTATACTAACGGAATGGGATTAGAAAAGTTCGCCGAGTTGATTGTAAAAGAAATGTTACAGACTTGTGAGGATCATCCTGCTTGGACAGGCCGTATGATAGGTGAACAGATTAAACAACATTTTGGAGTTGAAGAATGAACGAACGAATTAGAGAACTTGTTAGAGAATCACATATTGATGTCTACGGCCTGGGCAAGGATCGAGTCAAGTGGGAAGCCGCAGTGGAGCAATATACTAAAATGGTTATATTGGAGTGCGATCGGTATGCTCGTAGCACTTGGGAACACGGGCATCTGCTCGGCGCCGATTTAAAAGTACTCTTTGGTTTTGAAGACAAATGAAGATCACTGTTAAGAAAACAGACAAGCGATACACTGGCTCAGATGTGTTTGCCTATGTAGTTGACATTAAGAACACTTCGTTTGCTATAATCCATACCAAGCTAAACAAGAGTCAAAAGATTACAAAGTTTCAAGAGGTCCGAGATTGGTGCATACAGACGTGGGGCATGAGCTGTGAGCGTGAACACTATCTGCAGATGTTATCTGACGAGTTCAATGTTAACACACATTGGTGTTGGCACACTGAGTTCTATGACACTAAGATCTATTTGCGCTCAGACAAGGAAGCCAATTGGTTCAAACTTAAATGGCTATAACCGTTGTTGTCAAAGATAAAAATCCAGTAGCTGTAATTGAGATAGTTAAAGAACTACGTGCCAGCGGATTGGTACAGGGTGTGCATTTTGACTTTGCCTACAATCAAAGCCGTTGGGATCCAATGATTGGTGATGTCAAGGGCTTTACTAATTTTACCTTCTATGAAGAAAAGTATTCAACACTATTTGCATTAAAGTATCTATCATGAAGGAAGAAGAATTTTTTAACAAGTTTGATATGCGTGTGGAGCAAAGCCGTCGCAAGCTACGCAGGATTCCTAACATGTGGCACAAGACAAATGCTTGGAATTATGCTGTTAGCGATAATACTTTCTATCAGACAGCAATGCAAATTGAAGAAGTAGACTGTGTTGACATCCTAATGCCCAAAGATAGATTAGACAGCCTTATAGGTTTTGTTACAGATGCAGAAGGACATTACAAAAGACTTGACTCAGAACGACAACTGATGGCACGTTATGAACAAGATAGGAATGTTAGGCTGAACAATCCCGCAGTGGAAAAAGCCTATCAAAAGTATGTGATGCTGTTGGAGTTAGCACGTAAATGACATTAGAACAAGCAATCTTAGATGCTGCCGGACAACGCATGTCTGACGATATTGATAAGCAGGTTCTTAAAGGTATGGGCTATGTATTTGATTACTACTTAGAGTACAGCAAGGGTACAGTGTTTGGTCACGAGTATCTCACAGTGGCTCCTATGAATGCAGAAGGTAAGTGGAGCGATATGATGGAATGGATGGTTAACTCATTTGGTCCTACACATAAAGACGGTGTACGGACAGCTGATCAACGTTGGTATGTGAACAATGCCAAGTTTTGGTTCCGTAATGCCAAAGATCGTGATTGGTTTATATTGAGGTGGTCATGACAGGGTTTAACAGTAAACGAGCAATGTCTGCGCAGGCATTCATGCGCATGTTGCCTAATCCACCTAAGATCATTTGGCATCAACTGCCCGGACGAAAACTCAAAGCCACATGGTTGCCTCAACAAAGAGGATTTGAATTGGGTTTGAAAGAATCAGACATGGATCCAATCCAAAAGTGGTGCCAGGATAGTAAATGTGGAAAGCGTATCAGTTTCGACATGTTTCAATTTACTAACGACAAACAAATAACCATGTTCTTATTAAGGTGGAGCTCATGAAATACTCAATTAAATGGACACAACCGTACAGTCTTGACTATATGTGTCAACCCGTGTATAATCAACAAGATAGTATTATTGAAAAACTATTAGAAACCAGCAACATGTTAGATGCAAAACAGATTATTGAACGGATTAAATCATTATGAAACTTAAGACCTGTGAAGTGGGTATGTTTAGACTACCTGGCATAGTTATTGAAGACGATGATAACGAAGATGCGATACCAGTTTCTGAAATTCAACTTAAAGAAATGGAAGATTGGTGTAACAGCGAGTTTGGTAAAGGCATGCGGATGACTGATAGATTGTTCAGCTTCCGTAAAGAAAGCCAACGAGACTGGTTTATATTAAGATGGAGTGGTAACGAATGATTAAAAACATCAATGGCAGTAAGTATATTACTATTTCAAACAGCGGTGTAAGTGATCCATATATTAGCCCAGGATCAGTAGGCGCCGGCATGCTTCGATGGAACTCTAATATGAACTGTATGGAAGTTAATGATGGCAACATGTGGAAACAATTTAGCGTATTCTATCCTACAGTAAGCCTAACACCCGAAGCAGAATCTATATTAGATTGGGCAAGCAAAAAACAAGCAGAGGAAAAGCAGTTAGATGAGCTATGTGGAAAATACCCCGGACTTGATAGAGCACGGGGAAACTTCGAAACTTTCAAGAGATTGGTCATCGCTGAGGAAAATGTATCTCAATCAGTTTAATGTCATTAACGATCAAGTAGTTGAAATTAAAACTGCGGTAGTGCATCGCTTTCAGATGGGTGATGTTGATGATCCAGATCTCTATGCCGCACAACCACTTTGGGAATGGCAGCAAAGTGAAATGGGCCAATGGGTTATGAATCATGCTGTGGATCAACCCGAATGGCATAGGCAAACGGATCACTTAACTTACGGATATAGTTACATCGTAACGGCTAAACTAACTGCTAAAGATTATACATATTGGATACTAAAATGGGGCAGTTAACATTAAATAAAGATATGAAACAAATCAAAATAGGATCACGGTGGACAACATCTGCATCGATTGTGTTCAAAGTCTCGAACGTAATTAACAATGATCAAGAAACTTGGATTCACTATGATAACATTAACACTGGCAATACTTACAATTGCTTAGTTGATGCTTTTTTACAACGATTCACAGAAACGGTAAATTCATAACATGGAAATTTTAATAACTTTTGTATTGGGATTCATCTACGGCTGGTGGCTACATAGTCGCTGGACTCAACGAATAATGAATAAATTATTAGAGGATCCCGGTTCTCTAATTACAATTTTAGAAAAATTTAAACAACCCGATGATGCTGAAACTGACAGCTCAGATCCTCTTAGAGTAGAGCGACATGATGACGTGATTTATCTATACAACGATACTACTAAAGAATTCCTTGCACAAGGTGCTACACTTCAAGAAGCATTAGATTTGGTTGGACAGCGTTTTCCCGGCAAGACCTTTAAAGGCGTATTATCAAAAGAAGAAGTGGATACATTGGGCATTAAAATTTAAACGTGTTTTACCGTTTATCTTGACCTTGCATCGCATTTCGCTTATACTTATAGAACGTTAGCAATTAAAGCTAACACTAACAAGGAAAACTATTATGATTAAACATTTCAATCCAGAAACTAAGACTTTCAAACTTTTTAACGCATTGTACAACGGCGAAGTTGTTACTCCAGCACAAGCCACTAAGCGTTTTGGCATTAAGAACATCAGTGCTGAAGTTAGCCGCATCCGTCAAAACGGTTATGCTGTATACGCAAACAAGCGTGTCGCGGGCAATGGTGTTGCTGTTACTGAGTATGTAATTGGCAAGCCAAGCCGTAAGGTTGTAGCCGCAGGTTACAAAGCATTGGCAGCTGGCTTAGTCTAAGCTCTTATTGCTTAAATTAAAAGCAGCCTCAGGGCTGCTTTTTTTATGTCTTCTTAACAACCCTATAAATATTCAGTGAGAGGTAACTATGAAGATTCTTGTAACCGGGCACCAAGGGTTTATTGGTCGCAATATGATGAGTTGGTTAAACCAACAAGGACATGAAGTTGAAGGTTGGGAGTGGGATCCTAAAGACTTCCCTAATGTAAAGCCCTACAACTGGGTTATACACCTCGGAGCAATAGCAGATGTTGCCAATACAGATGTTGACACTGTATTAAAACAAAACTTCGAATTCAGTCAAGAGATATTCACTGCCTGTCAGTACAATGGTGTAAACTTACAGTATGCCAGCAGTAGCACAGTCTACGGACAAACTAAAGACTTCAGTGAGTTTGCTCCCTGCTATCCGCAGACTCCTTATGCGTGGTCAAAGTATCTATTTGATCGCTGGGTATTCCAGCAAGAGCCTACTATCATGGTACAAGGGTTTCGTTACTTTAACGTCTACGGCAAGTGGATGCATCTTAGAGGTAAACGAGCCAATGCCATTTACAAATGGCGTCAACAGGCCCGCAAAGAAGGCAAGATCACAGTGTGGGAAACGGCCGAGCATGTATACAGAGATTGGACATGGGTAGGCGATGTTTGCCGTATACATACTGATTTCATGACCACTGTTAACGGTTCAGGCATTTGGAACGTGGGTGCAGGCCTTGCCCATAGCTTCTTAGATATTGCTGAATATATTGCTGACCAAGAAGGTGTAGAAATAGAATATGAACCAGTTTCGCAACAAGAACTACAACGTTTTCGTAGCAATACTAAGGCAAACTTAAAGCACTTAAAAGAAACTGTGGGTAAGCAACAGTGGCTAAATGTATATGAATGGCTGGATACTGAAAGCTAATAAATACATACATGAAAGTCAGCGAAATTATCACAGAAAAAGCATCCCGAGCTCTTTGCATCAGCACTAAGTCTAACAGTGATTTAGGCGCAAGTAACCTTGCATCCTGTAAGAGTCAAGGTCTACGTGCCCGCGAAGGTGACAAAAGCCATAAGATGGGTAAGAGTCCAAAGAGCCGTATGGTCATGGGCGGACACAAAGTCAAAGGCAAAAAGTATGGCGGCAAGATTCCTGATTGGGGTACAAGGAAAGGCCAATGAGATTCAACGAATTTAAAATTGTAAAAGAAGCTGGTGAAACCCCAAAATTCTATACGATAGGCGATAGCCATGCAGTGGCTATCGCACACGCTGGAGGCAAAGATTGGGTTAACTTAGCTATCGGTGGCCGCAGTAGTACAGACAGTCAAATGCTGGCTAATATCAGTAAGCTACCAGCAGGCGCGATTGTAGTAGTTTCTCAGGGTGCCAACGACACTGCTAATGCATCGAGATCAGTTATAGATAGTAAAGGACAGCGTAAGCCAGTTCCGGCAGCTACTATTGCATCTAACGTGGCCAATGTAGTTGCTAAAGTTCAAGCACAACAGCCCGCCAAAGTATATTTTATGCTATTTCCTAATGGCCCAGGCAGTGGCGCAGGCCTTGCTCAATACTACGGCGGCGATTATCAAGAAGAAGTTCGCAATGCTATCAAAGGTGCAATCGATGTTCCTATTATCGATATCGACGGCAAGCCATTAACAGATGGCGTGCATGCCACTATGGCTGTTTATAAAGAAGTAGCCAATAAAGTTACAGCTCAATCTGGTAGCGGTGTTTCCTTAGGAAACAGTACAGGCGCACCAGGCGCACCTCGCACCAAAGACAAAGCAGGCCAAGGCGGCTCGCCTTCTGCACCCACCCTTGATGTTCCGACCGGACGTAGAGGCCCTGCTGTGCGTGATGTTCAGCAGGCATTGATAGCGTTAGGATATAAATTACCAAAGCATGGTCCAGATGGGATACGTGGCCCTGAAACTGTTGAGGCTGTTAAAGCATTCCAACAGGCAAATAGTCTTACTGTAGATGGTGATCCGGGCACAGAAACTGTAGCCGCACTTAATAAATTGATTGCTACTAAAGGTATTACAATTACTAAGAGTACAGACAAGGATGTTAAGAGCACAGACTATAGTAAAGGCGCTGCCGACTTAGCCGCATTAGCATCAGACGAAACAGTCAAAGAAGGCAAAGCAACTGCCGACAAGTTCTTAGGTAGAGACATGGACGAGAAAGAATGGAACTACCTATTAAGAGCAGTTTCTGCAGAAGCAAGTAACAACTCAGAAGAGCAGGCCCTGGTCATGGCAGTTATCTTAAATAGAACGAGATCCGGTAAGTGGGGCAACAGTGTTGTCAGTGTGCTAATGGCTCCTAACCAATTCCAAGCAGTTACTGGAACCAGTGCCGACGGACATGCAGCCAGTCCTAATTTTACTCGAGGCCCAACACAACGACAGTTAACTTCGATACTAACTGGTATCAAAGAGCACTTACCTAATGCTCCAAAGGATATTCAACGATTCACTGCTGCCAATCCGGCAGCTTATGGTCCTGGTACCAACATTGGATACTTACATAAACTTAAAGCAGCCGGCGGCCAGCAAGTCGGCGGAACGATATTTGCATAATGAATTTTACAGGTAACTTAATCATTGCGCCTCCAAGTGTAAGAGGTAACTTCTGGGAAAAATCTACAATTTTTCTAACAGAGCAGCATACCAAAGGCGCTGTGGGTCTTGTGTTGAATAAACGCAGTCAAATGACTATTAAAGAGTTTGCACTACAACATAATGTAAGTTTAGATGTTGCGGGATTTGTACATATTGGTGGCCCTGTAAATGTTAAAGCATTTACTATGTTGCACAGCGCCGAATGGAAGTGTAGTAACACTATGAGAATTAATGATACGTTTTCTATTAGTTCAAGTGCAGATATACTAACAAACTTAGCCATGGGCAACTGTCCTGCTCGATGGAGATTGTTTGTAGGATTGTGTGGGTGGACTCCCGGTCAACTCGAGAATGAGATACAAGGTAACCCACCGTTTAAACATAACCATAGTTGGTTAGTGGCCACAGCAGATCAAGATTTAGTGTTTGATCTCGATAATCAAAGCCAATGGACTAAAGCTATCGATCATTCTGGCAACGAGTTTGCTCGATCTATATTAGCTTAACACACCAAAACTGCTTGTTCAAGTAGCAATTTTACTATATAATATAGTATTCAACCTAACACGGAAATCTAACATGTCAGACACGCTCGTACTCAATGCCGACGGAGCACCAGTTAGCTTTCTGCCAGTTTCTACTATTGATTGGCAAGAAGCTATAAAGTATATGGTACTTGAAAAGTGCCACGTACTTACATGGCACGAAGAATGGATTGTACATAGTGCAGTATGGGAAACTAAGGTTCCCAGTGTTATCATATTAAAAGAATATATGAAGACTAAAAGCAACGTTCGATTCTCAAGAAGCAATGTATACCTTCGAGACTTGTACACTTGCTTGTACTGCGAAAAGGTGTTGCAGAAAAAAGAATGTACTCTTGACCACGTTATGCCTGTGAGCAAAGGCGGCAAGACCAGCTTTGAAAACTGTGTTACAGCCTGCGGCACATGCAATGCAAACAAAGGTGCAAGTACCAAATATAAACCTAAGTACAAACCTTATAAGCCAGAGTTCTATGAACTGGTTAACAAACGTAAACGATTGCCTTACCAAGTTCGTTATCAAGAGTGGCTGGAGTACCTTACATGAAAAAGTTATTTTGGAATGTATTGGGATTTTTAAGTTTGGGTATGGCTTATATCGGATTAATAACTCCGGGCATCCCTTATAGTTGTTTTGTAGTGTTTGCTGCCTATTGCTTTAGCAAGGGCAATGAACGTATGCATCGTTGGTTATACAACCATAAGATCTTTGGACCGTTCCTAACCAACTGGGGTGAAAAACGTGTGTTCCCACAGAAGATGAAATACTTTATGCTGGCCATGATGAGTACCAGTTTGGTTATTATGAGCTTTACTGTGCCTGTTAAGGGCGTAGTGTACACGGGCATATTCATGTGCATTGTAGCAGTATGGGCTTGGCGTTTTCCGGGTAGTGTAGAAGCTTATGACAAACGAATAGCCGACGGTAAAAAGGTTGGATGGTTCAACAACAGCTTCTAAGGTAAATAGTAGTACTTAACGAGGTACTACATGAAACGATTATTAGCCTTAGTCTTGCTGATCACAGCAGGATTAGCACAAGCCTGGGAGCAACGTGCTCCACTACCACCACAAGCCTGCGCTGTTCATAGCCCATATGGCTTTGCAGCCACCCTGCGTCCATCACAACCAATCTGCCGTGAAGCGTATTTGGTTGCTTATGATGCTCCTGTAAAGATTCCTGTTTATGTTGCCTACACGCTACTGCCACAAAATGCATTAGGCTGCTGGCCACGTACTAATGCTTTTGTAGCAGACAAGAGCATACCAAACGGTGCCCGCCCAGATGACTACGCTGGCACAGGCTATGACAAAGGACATGCCGCTCCGGATGGCGACTTATCTTGGAGTGAGATTGTTGAATACGAATCATTCCTAATGACTAATATGTATCCACAGCATGGCAGTTTAAATCGTGGCATATGGAAACTACTTGAAACTAACATCCGAGGTTGGGCAGTACAACAGAAACAGTCATTTACCATCTATGTTGGCGCATTCTATGGTGCTGGCGATCCTACTATCGGTGCTGGCGTTATTGTTCCACACGGTTACTACAAGATAGTAATTAATAACGATACAAAACAGATTGCAGGTTGGGTATTCCCCCATACTAAACCATATGTTAATTTAGGTAACGATCTAACAGTATTCCGTAAGCCGGTAGCAGAGATTATGAAACAAGCAGGTGTAGCATATAAATTCCCTGCTAACGCAAAAGAGATTACCCCAGGACAAGAGTGGCCTATGGACTATGGCGCATTGACAAATGCAAAACGTGCTAAGTGCGGTAAAGCAGACTAAGGATTAGAATATGAAAAGACTCATAGTTATGTTAGCAGTAGTAGGACTAACTGGTTGTGCCAGCATAGTTGATATGATTCCCAGCAAGTGGGATGCCAATCAAGCCAAAGTCATAACAGACATCCAGGTACAGACTAATCACTTTGATTGTCGAGGTGATCAAGCCCAACAGCTTAAATCATTAGCATTGAATGTAGAGTGGTTTGATACCTATGCTAAGACTAAACCCACTAAGGATATTGCCAAGCTAACTGGTACAATAACAAACACTGTTAACGAGTATCAGGATCGCCTAAAGACAGGACCAGTTAGTCCTATGTATTGCGATATAAAGATCAAGATTATTAAACAGCAAGCTGACGTGCTGGCTAAAACAACACAAGGAAGATTCTAATGAAAACAGAACTACTATTAGAGTTTGCTAACATAGCGCAAACTACCTATGACAATCCCAAAGATTCTAAAAGTAAGTTTAAAGCCTTAGGCTATACCATTGTAGAGTTCTTTGACATAGACGGAGCACAGGCATACTTGTTAACCAATGGTACTATTACAGTGCTGTCATTTAGAGGTACTGAAGTAACTGAGAAGTCAGATGTGTTGGCAGACCTAAAGTCAGGTAAGAACATTGAAGCCTGTGGCGGCAAAGTACACGTAGGATTCAAAGGCGAAATAAACAAACTATGGCCCAGCATCACTGCCGCACTTGCAGACAATCCAGGTAATGTATATGTAACTGGACACAGTCTTGGTGCTGCCATGGCCACAATCGCTGCCAGTCGTATGCAGGATCGTGTAACAGCATTGGTAACATTTGGTTCGCCAAGAGTTGGCAATGCAGAGTTTGTTAAGAGCTTAACAATAGAGCATTACAGAGTACAAAACAACTGTGATGATGTAACCAAAGTTCCATTTAGACTAATGGGATTTGATCATCATGGCACACACAAGTACATGAACTTCCATGGAGAGTTTAGAGACCTAACTCCGTGGCAGCGTGTGAAAGATATGGTTCGCAGTAGATTGAGAGCCAGATCAAAAGGGCAAAAGTATATTGGTGTGTTTGATCACATGATGGCCAACTACATTGCTAAGTTAGAAAAATCCAAATAATTATTAAGGAGTTAAATTATGGGATGGAATCCGTTTAAGAAAAGTAGCTACACGGCTGTGACAAATACATTTAACAGCGCAGTAAACACAGTTAACAACGCAGTAGTAGCACCTACTACTAATGTAATCAATACTGTAATCAGAGAAACACCTAAAGCAATTAATGTTGCAGGTCAACAGATCACTGATGGGGCTGGTAATCTTACTGGTCAAGCTGAACAGTTTGCGAGAAACTCGATCAACTCAGTTCACGGTATCGGAGTTAGTGCCGCCGGACAAGCAAAAATTGGTTACACCCGTCATGGTATGTGGTCTGCTAAAGTAGCTGATGCCGCTCTTGGTGATATTGATGCAGGTAGCAAGTTGGCTATTAGAGCCATGGAGCAAGGTGCTCGTGCAGGTGTATATGGTGTCGCACGTGGTGGTGAGTTGATGGCTGAGTGGGTGCAAGCCAACTACTGCCAGATCGGTGTTAGCATTGCATTAGGTACAGTATTTGCCGCGTTGTTATATCGTCCAGAGCCAAGCAGTCAAGCAACTACAGTGGCAGCAACAGCACCACTAAGTGCTACTGCTATTATGTATTTGGCAGCTAAAGAAACTGTAGGTGCAGTAGCATTAGGTGCAGCCTGTGATTTAACAGCAGCAGCATTTGTTGAATTGATTTGGATGGCTCCAGATGTGCGTAAAGCAATCGGTGAATCTAATAAACAAATTCTAACGTTTGCCATTGCATTCTCGTTGGCAAAATCGTTTGATGTAGCGGCTGGTGCTATGATCGTCCCACAAAGTTGTGCAGCGGTTGTAGCAGGTATTGTTACAACAATGGTAGCACAGTTGGCTTGTGAGCAGACATTACCAAATGGCGCACGTGAGTGGGCAACAATGGGCGCGAGCGGACTATGAGCTCAGTACTGCATGAAGTGATTAACAGTGGGCAACCTTGGGCAGCTGAACGTGCTCAATATGCTCTACAAATAGCAGAAGCTCTACAGAACGGACAAGTTTCACAAGACGAAGCTCGTGCCCTGCTTGAAGACTTGATCAACACTGAGAAGTTAGAATCTGCTGGCGCTGACTTGCAGTTACGAGCTGCATTAGTATTTGGTGTTACACAAGTTCTCAGTATGTGTTAAACACTTTGACGAGGGCTTGAACCAAGTCTTCGATCATACCATCATCGTGAAACGGAGTGGGAGCAAATCGCAACCTCTCCGTTCCCACATCCACTGTGGGATAGTTGATGGCCTGCACATAGATGTTGTGATCGTTAATCAATGCATCGCTCATTGCTTTGGCACGTTTAGCATCCCCAACCAGCACAGGTACAATGTGTGTAGTACTACACGCCATAACGGGTATGCCAGCTTTGATCAATCTATATTTTAACTTGCGGGCACGGTCTTGATGTTGCTCACGTAGCTCACCATGACTTTTTAAGTACTTAACAGCAGCCAGTGCGCCAGCACAGGTTACAGGACTCATAGATGTTGTAAAGATAAAGCCAGCGGCAATACTACGGATAGCATCAGCTACGATACTGTCACAGGCAATGTATCCGCCCTGTACTCCAAATGCTTTACCAAGTGTACCGTTAACTATGTCAACACGATCCTGTAGCCCGTACTCCTCAACTTTGCCTGCACCTGTTGCCCCATACAGGCCCACAGCATGTACTTCATCAATGTAGGTCATAGCACCATACTTATCAGCAAGGTCACATATCTCTTTGATCATGCCCACATCGCCATCCATTGAGTATACTGACTCAAATACAATGCAGGGTTTATTACCTGCAGCCACACTGACTTCCAACAGTTCCTCTAACATCTGCATATCGTTATGTTTGAATATACTTTTCTTTGCACGACTGTGCTGTATGCCCACAATGATTGAGTTGTGATTATTACTGTCGCTGATATATTCTATATTGGGAATGATCTTAGCCAGTGCTATCAGTGTCCACTCGTTGGCCACATAAGCACTTGAGAATAACAATGCCCGTTCTTTCTTATGCAGTGTTGCAAGCTCGTGTTCTAACGCAACGTGATAGTGACTGGTACCTGCAATGTTGCGAGTACCGCCTGAGCCAGCACCTGTCATGTCCAATGCTGTACGCATAGCATCTATAACAACCTTATGCTGACCCATGCCCAAGTAATCGTTTGAGCACCAGTTTACAATGTTCTTTATAGCGTATGGCCCATACCATATGGCCTGGGGGAACTTGCCGTTTTCACGCATAATATCGTTAAACACACGATACTTGCCAGAATCTTTAAGGTTTTTTAGTAATGCTTCGAATGGTTGTTTATCTATCATAGTCTGTTATTTAAGATAAATATTGGTAGAGGATAAAATATATGCGAGCCCGTGAATTTACAATCAACGTACCAATTACAATTAAAATCAATGGAGATGGCGATCCAGAAATCGACATGCCAGGCGCAGATGATCCAAAAGATCCGTCAGAGTTAGACCCTGATCCTGTAATGGTTCCTCCGCTACAACAAGATGTAGAGCTTAAAAAAGCAGAAGCAGGCAAAGTAAGTCCTGTTATTAACAATTTAACACAAGACGAAACTGAACCTGAAGAAAAACAAAACCCTATGTTTAGATAATTAAAAGCCAGGAGCGATAATGGCATTTTTACGTAAAATACAAGCGGGTTTAACCAAGATTGACATTGAAGAATTTGTCGGACAATCAGGCAATTTATTCTTTGATATAGAAACTGGAGACTTTAGACTAAGTGATGGTGTAACTCCTGGAGGTATCCATTTAGGTTCTGGTGGCACAGGCGGTTACATACTGCCCACTGCCAGTACAACCACTAAGGGTGGTGTTAAGATTGATGGCTCTACCATTAAGATTGTCAACGGAGTTATCAGTGCAGACCTTTCGGGTGTGGTGGCAAACCCACTATCTGTCAGTGTAATTGACGGCGCCAACATTGTAAGCGGAACTATTAATAACATCACAGCCATTAGGTTTGACACCGAAGCCGGCTTTGACATCACTGACCTGGGTGACGGCGCAGTTAAAGTGGGAATGAATTCTACTTTCAAATACTGGAAAGTAGATGGCCAGCAAGACCTTGTTGCCAACGGACTGGATACTATTCGATTTGTAGCAGGTTCGGGAATTAAGATCACAACAGATATAAGTTCTGATCCAAAATCTATCAAAATAACAGCAGAAGATAAATCAGTAATACTCTATCAAGATGGGGAATTATCCCTAACCACAGGCCAAATACGATGGCATAATCCCGCAAATATCAAAGTTAATAAAATTATAACAAGGCTCGCAAGTGTTGCTGATGACACAGTTACAGTGGTTATTAGAAAAACAGGAGTGGCTGTTAAAACTATTTTAATAGCCCAAAACACAGTTAAGAAAGTTGAAGTTGTGGATATTTCTATGGTTTCGGACGACTACTTGACTGTGGACATAAATACAGTTGGAGCCCAGAACAGAGGTTCGGGACTGTCAGTGGAATTTACCTACTCTTTTGTATAAATAAGAATAGAGAATTCTCTTTCATTAAAGGAACAAAAACATGGCCGTAGTATTCACAAACGCAGCTGAAACAGTTGCACTAAAAGCATTTTTAAACAAGACCGCAGGTGAGAATTTGGTGTTGCGTCTTTATAGCGATGACCAAACACCTGCTAAGACAGACATCGCAGGCGACTATACTGAAGTATCAGGTAATGGTTACGCTTCAATTGAACTGTTACCAGCAACCTTCGTATTCACAGATGGTGACCCATCAACTGCCGCTTACCCACAACAGACATTTGGTTTCAGTGGTGCCGCTGGTAACATTTATGGTTACTACGTAACACAGAAGACCACAGGTGCGTTGATGTTTGCCAATAGATTCAGTAATGCTCCAATTAACATTGCTAACAACGGTGACGAGATAAGAATCACTTTGACAATTACATTGAACAATCCTTAATTAAGGAGTCAATGAAATGGCAAAACTTCGCTCAGATAGGGTTAAGGAAGTTTTCTTAACCACAGGCACGGGAACAGTGGCATTAGTCGGATCCGGTAGTGGATTCCTTCCATTTTCAGCAGTATGCGTCAATGGCAGTCAATTCGACTATGCTATAACCAATCCAGGAACTACCGAATGGGAAACTGGTGTCGGCTACTATGTCACCGCTACCAATTCTATAGTGAGGCTCAAGGTCGTTGCAAGTTCCAACAGTAATCAATTGACTAACTTTGGCGCAGGCAACAAACAAATTTTTATCACAATCAACAGCGAGTCTTTAATCGAGTACGATAGAGGTTCAACGGCAGCCACTGCCCTTGCTATCGCCCTCGGAGGTTAAACAACAATGTCAAAAAAATTAGCACATAATTACGTATTTACACCCAGCACTGACACCATAGTGTTAGATGGTATAGTCGACCAAGAGCGATTGTTATTGATAACCAATGTAACAGCGGGTGTTACCATGTTTACCTTTAACGACACGGTAAATGGTATCCTGTCTCATTCGATAAACACACAAACAAGAAAGACCACAATCGTTCTTGACTATGATTGTGCTTTGATGAGTGCTACGGATAAGATTCAAGCGTTCTATGAAGAAGACCACGGCACTACCAGACCAGAAGAATCATTTGTTGATCCTGTAAATAAATATCGTATCAGTGCTCCAGAGAACTTGATTGACACTGACTTTGAATATGGCTTACAAACTGCCAAGTGGGAAACAGTTGAACTTTCAAATAACATCCCCAGTTTCTTTGGCAAAAGTGCAGACAGTACACTGATTGGTATTACTCGAGTCACTACACTGGCCAACAGTAACTTGATTACTGTGGTAGTATCTGATCCTCACAGATTGGCCAAGGGTAGCCCTATTGACGTAGGTGGACTAAGTACGTTGACAGCAGAAGGCAAATACCTGGTCAACAGTGTGTTAGATACATTGACTTTTACCTATAAGGCTCGTGCAGTACAATCCACCTCAGCCAACGTTAAAACACCATATACGACCATTTTACCTGGACAGTTCTATGCAGGTAGTGATGTTACCTATGTAAGCACAAACGGTATTAGTACCAATGCGCTTAATCCAAGTACATTGACAGTGTCGACTCCTACAGATCACGGATTTTCAGTAGGATCAAACTTCTATTTGATCAACAGTGTGTCACCGAAACAGTTGACTATCACTGTAACTGGTGGCACTACTGCACCTGACGGCTTTCCTTATGTAGATTTTACAGACACTGAAAGTGCCACAATCAGTCCTGATCTAACACTGACAGAAACCAGAGCAGTTCAAGGTGCCTATTATTTAAAATTCAATGCCAGTGCAGTGTCAGTGGCTTCCAGTACCATTACTTGGGTTAATCACCAACTGAGAGAAAACGATGTACTGTTGTACAGCAAACCAGCCGGCGTTGATGGCCCAATCACTCCGTTAGTCAACTTAGAATTTTACTTTGTTACTAACCCCACTGCCAACACGTTCCAGTTGAAAAGTTCCACCTCCGGCATACCCATAGTATTCTCAAACGCAGGCACCTACAACGGCGGTCGTGGCGAGTTTATGATTGCCTATGAAATCTACAGTAGTTACTCTCCATTCTGGGATAACACTGCCTACTTTACCTTTGCTTCTGCTGCCTATGGTTCAGGTTCAGGTTGGGACTTACAGACTCAAGCATTCTATAAAAGCGCCTACTCAGGTTCAGGCGGCTATGTTGGTTTGATGGGCCGTGCACCAGATTATTTTGTTCCCTACTTTAAAGGCACAAACAACGGCTTCGTTAATGCCTATAACTACCTATTCTACAACTATGGTGTCTATTACTCAACTACCTACAGTGGTAACATGGGTACTGATCCGCATACTACATATCCAAAGAGTCATAACTTTGTTGAAGATTGGACACGTTATTCATCTAACAACAACTTTAAGTCACCAGCATCAAACAACGTGTTGATTTGGAACCAAACGCAGATCCTTCACTATAACAACCACTACTACTATACATTCAACTCAAGTTGGTACTTCTCCAGAGGTGAGATGTTCTTTGTACCATTGAACGACGATCCAGAAAATGACAGTTTTTATGCCGCCAATCATGGATTTATCACAGGACAAAGCATAACATTAAGCACAAGTGGATTACCAATTTATTATTATACACACGGTGCAGGTGATTTTTCTACTTCCTTTACACCAAGTACATTGGCCGGTGGAACTTATACCATTGAACGTGTAAGTGCCTCCAGATTTAGAATTAGAACTGGCACTACTCCTGTTAGAATTTCTGCTGCCAACGGCAGTTACACATTTGCTGGTTCAAGAAATAGATTGACAAGAAACACTTTCTATGTTTCTAAACACGGCTTGGTAGATGATAATCAATTGACCGTTACCGCAGACAACGGTGCGGTATTGCCAACAACTACCTCGGGCGCAATTAGTTTTACTGGTAGCAATACTAACTTTGAAACATTCTATAAGATCATAGGGTCAGGCATTGCCGCATGGTTGAGCACACAAGGCTCAACGGCCAAACTGTTCATGGACGGACCAAATAACAGCCAGCCATTCTTATACGGTGCTGCCAGTGATATTACCAACTTCCAAGGTGGTTGGAGTTTTTACAGTCGTGTTTATGATAATCAGTACGGTTACTGGTACCCAAGTTATGCACCAGGACATCCATGGGATACTGGGCAGGCAGAAGATTTTGGTAGAGGTACATCCGTGGCCAGTTCAGGTCATATCATTATCATGCCTACCTATGTAAAAGATAAACAAATTGACTACTATCTTGTACTACATGCGCATCCTTTAAACAGATATGCTGAAACGTATTTCTACATGAACCACAGTTCATCGTACAGTTATAGTATTGATCAGGTCAACATTAACACTACACCTCCGTTCTATACAACTACTACTGCTACGTTAACTGATTGGAGATACACACGTATTGCACAATACTGGCAACAGGCCGGCCGTGATCAAATTATCTATGTACAGATGAAGATACGAAAAGAGTCATGGGATCCATATGGATACTATAGTCAAACTTCATCATACAGTACATACTATGCGTTTTTGTACAACTTTAGCTACAACATGATCACTGTGAGTTTCTTGATTCGTGTTCCATCATCAATCACAGTCAATGCAACGTATCTATTAAACTTAGATAAGAAAATTATGGACACATTGGCCACAGGTTGGACATTGCCATCATTGGTATCTGGACAGAATTATAAAGCAAAAGTTGTTGATGAAAACAGATTTAGTTTAAATTCCACAGCCGGCGTTGAAATTGACATTACTGATACAGGCACTTCTGGCCCACAAGGACAGTCAGCATTTACGGTTACTAACAACGGAAGTACTAACTGGGTAATCAATCATGGAACTACGGTTAATCCCACACTGTATTTGAAGAAAGGTTATACCTATTCATTTACAGTGGCAGCAACAGGCCACCCATTCTATATTAAAACACTAAAGACATCAGGCACAGCAGACGCCTATGCTACAGGTGTGACCAACAACGGTACTCAAGGTGGCACAGTGATTTTTGCAGTTCCTACTAATGCGCCTGATATACTATACTATGTGTGTGCAAATCATGCAGGTGCAATGGCCGGCACAATTGACACCAATACTGACCCTGCCGCAATAGCAATGTTGGACGTTACCAACCAGTTTGGTGCGTTAGACGGAGTGTATACTGCGACAGCAATAACCAGTTCAAATACGTTTGACTTTGGCCTTGCTTTCAAAGCCGGTAAGAAATCACTATCGCTGGTCAAACTCAGTCAAGATACCAACAACTTTTTCAAGTTTCCAGGCGGCCATTATTTGGCGGCTGGTACTCCAATTGTTTACAGTAACAACGGAAACGCTGATTTTACTGGTTTCTCTAATGGTAGTACATACTATGTAATCTTAGCAGACGAAACTTATATTAAACTGGCCAGCAGTATAGCCAATTATAATAACGGTACAGGTATTGACATAACTTGGAGTGCGCAGGCAACAAGTACACACATCTTTACCAGCAGTACAGTAAATGGTATGATCACATCTATTGGTACTGTTGCAGTTACCAACGGTAGTGCAGTTGTTAAAGGATCTGATGACAGTCTGTTCCTGACTTATTACAAGCCAGGCGATATCTTCTATGTCAAGAACAATAACTCAACACCAGGCTCATTGTTACCATTTACAATCAGCAGTGTGGTCAGTGATACTTCATTGGCATTGACAACGCCTTGTACATTTACCGCGGCCACTACAACACACTTAATTCCAACTAAGGTCTACGTAAGACCTGACGGTGCTACTAATCACCGACCATTCGACGGTGGTGTTGAAATACAAGCAGGAACAGCGCCAAACAGTCAAATTGTGCGTCAAACACGTAAGTATTTCCGTTACCAGTCTGGTAAAGGTATTCAGATCAGTTTGGCCATTAACTTTAATCCACCTATTCCAGTGGAAACAATGGCAGCCATTACAGACGTCAAGTGCGAACGTGACATTGGCTACATTGTTGACGGTGCTCAATATGACATAGCCACTGGTTCAACATACTTTGGTGTGTTTAATGGTATTGCAGAAACCAATTCAAAGTTTTTGAGTCCTGTAGTTACTGCTCGTATTCTAAGAGCCAAGGCAGAAATATTAGCATTGACGCAAGTGGCTGCAGATGCCACTGCTATCTCAAGAATCAATGCTTATTTCACAGAGATAACAACCTGCTTGACCAATGGTAGAACTGCGGCCAGCAATCCTACATTTGCTAATCCCAGCACAGCAACTACCAGTCAAATTGCTGCCAAGGATAAATTGCTGGCCAACTTGACGTTTATTGAAGATGAAATCAATGCCTATGTTGCTGTGACTTATCCAAGTGCAGACCACAACGTGGCAAAATGTACACGTGACATTAAGTATGCTGTACGTGCTCTTTGCTTTGACATATTGTATGGCGGAAACTTTGCCAACTATACACAGGCAAAATTCTTTGACTATGCGCTGGGTAACGGCGATGGTTCTACTACAGGTATTGCCGCATCACACAAAGTTGCCACAGTGGCTGCTTATAACAGACTGAAAGTTATTGTAGGACAGATTGTACAAGGTGCATCAGTAACACGGAGTGCTGGTAACGTTACAGCGCAGGTAACTACTGGTAATAATGCAAGTTCCGGTGATGCTACCATTGTACAGAATCTTGTACAACTTACCACAGACGTGGTTAATCTGGGTGTTACAGCAGGACTTGCCAGTTACACACGGACAGCACCAACTTACGCTTGGGCCACTGCCGGCATCCAGGCCGCTGCCACAGCAATTGGTGCAGCCAAGACTGCATTGTCAGTAACTAAGGCAGCACTGATTACTACCAAATATCCACATGGTATACCAGCAGGATCAAGAATTACAGTTAGTGGTTCATCAGCCGGCGAGTACAATGGTTCCCAAACTGTTTGTCAAGTGTTTGATGCATTCTCCTTCCAGTATTCATTGGCCAATATTCCTACAACTATTTCCCCAGGTGGCACAATACAATTCACTATTGACGGATGGCAGAACGCTGAAACACGTTGCGGTATGTTTGACTTCCAAAACGGTTTTTATTTTGCCTTTGACGGACAAGTTCTGTATGCAGTAAGAAGAAACAGTACAAATCAGTTAAGCGGTACGGTTACCTGCAGCAAGGATAGCAACATAGTTCTTGGCACTAACACCAACTTCGTTGGACAGGTGGCGGCGGGCGACAGAGTTGTACTACGAGGACAGACTTACAAGGTCATTGCTATTACTGGTAAAGACAACATGATCATTCAGCCTAAGTACAAAGGTGCATCAGCAAGTGGTGTTATTGTTACTAAGACTTTCGATCTTAAAATACCACAAAGTCAATGGAACATTGACATTTGCGACGGCAACGGACCAAGTAATTTCTTGCTTGACAAGACCAAGATTCAGATGGCCTATATGGACTATTCATGGTACGGTGCTGGTAAGATCCGCTTTGGATTTAAAGACACATACGGTCACGTGATCTATGTACATGAGTTTATTCATAACAACAAGGAAACAGAGGCTTATATGCGTTCTGGTAACATTCCTGCACGTTACGAAGTTGAAAACACAGGCGTAGCAACATATCAACCTAAACTATTCCACTGGGGTACTTCAGTTATTATGGATGGTAGATTTGACGATGACAAGGCCTACTTGTTTACTGCTGCCAGCGATACATTGACATTTACCAATGGACAGACTGCCACAGCAACAACTAACCAAGCCAGTTCGTTGATTTATGTTTACAATCAAACCAAGCGTAATTATGATTGGTTTGTACAGTTAAGTTTTGCCACAAGTGATGCTGCCAAGTTTAGTACTGGTACTCCGCTATACACGGCTGACAATCAACTGAAAGGACAGACGGTTAACCAAGCGCAGTATTCAGGCAGTAACTATCTTGTGCGCATATACTATGCAACGCAGAACTCGTTCCCAACAGGCTATCCAGTTGTTGGCAGTGGTGTAGTGGTTAACATTGGTACACCGGCCGCTGGTGACACAGCCGGTCTATTGTTTAGTGATATTCCATTGATTAGTATTCGATTGTCTCCGTCAGTTGACAACGGTGTTACTGGTAACATTGGTGAACGCGATATTATCAACCGTATGCAATTGCAGTTACAGCAGGCTGGTATGGTGTTGACACATGATTGTGAAATTAACTTGATTCTAAATCCGAGTTTAAGTAATATTAACTGGCAGAAAGTTACATCACCTTCATTGAGTAACTTGGTTAACCACACAGTGGGAGACACTGTAGTTGGTGGTACTAAGATATTCAGTTTTAGAGCACAAGGTGGTGGACAATCTGGTGGTGTTGGTACTAAACGTTTGAACAATGTTACCAACGTGGATCTAAGCCAGATTACTGACATGGGTAATTGTATCTTAGGCGGCGACGGAGTGTTTCCAAATGGACCTGACGTACTAACACTGGCAATTAAAGTTATTAACACTTCAGAGGTTAACGCTACAGTACCATTTAACTGTTCGGCTCGTATTACATGGTCTGAATCACAAGCATAAAGGAGGTAGGCTGCTGTGTCAGCGATATCACAAAGCACAGTTGCTGAATCTCCTTTAGCTACAGAACCAGATGCCTTTACTGTTTATTTTGCAGAATTAGAAATAGGCGGCACGGACGTAGTTACAGTCCGTTACGCACTACGTGAGTTCTTTACAGAATCCGCGCCTCTTGTAGTAAACGTTACTGCTACAACTTCCAATAGACACGTTTATATCTCTCCAGCAGTAATGTATGCTGGCGAGTCCGGCGTTGCCTACGAGTTTAATAAACTAACTCCGGAGCAAATAACAGTTGCTCCAGGTATTCCTCTCGGACCAATATCAGTTAACACTCTCGGTGATGAGCAATTCATTGGATATCAGAACACACATTGGAATAGAGATCCTGCAGAATTCGTTATTGGCGCATCTGCTGTTGAAAAACGTGTAAAAGGATACAATTACGAAGTTGCACCTTTACAAATTAATCTAACTGGCACTGCTGTTTATCGTGAAGCCATTAGATTAAGAGTCAATGATACCATTGCTCTCAATGTTCAATTTACTGAATTACATTACTTCTTTGCTGATCCAGATAGAACAATCAGTCCAGGTATACCATTTGGTCCCGTATCAATTAACTCTATTGCACAAGAACAGTTCATTGGATATCAAAATGTTCGTTGGAATAGAGAACCTGCAGAATTAGAAATAGGCGGCTCTGCGGTTGAAAAACGTGTAAGAGGATTCAATTACGAAGTAGCACCTTTACAAATTGGTGTAACTTTCTTTGCCTATAAACGAGATGCCATTAGATTAAATGTTATCGATACAATTGCTCTTGATCTGGTAGTCAATGAACTAAACTATTTCTTTGCTGACCCAGACAGAACAATAAGTCCAGGTATACCATTTGGTCCTATATCAGTTAACTCAATTGCCCAAGAGCAGTTCATTGGCTATCAAAACGTCCATTGGAATAGAGATCCTGCTCCGTTCATTATTGGTGATGCAACTGTTCAAGAGAGTATAAGAGGATTCAATAGTGAACTGGCACCTTTACAACTTGGATTAACGGGCACAGCAGTCTATCGTGAAGCAGTAAGATTAAATGTTGTTGATACAATTACTCTCAATGTAGCAGTTACTGAATTACATTACTTGTTCCAAGGTTCGGATGCACAACGAAGTCCAGGCGTTCCTGTTGGTCCTATATCAGTTAACTCAATTGCCCAAGAGCAGTTCATTGGCCATCAGTTCAATCATTGGAACAGAGACCCTGCTCCATTAAACATTGATGCTGTATTTGTTGAGCGCAGAAGATTTATTGTTCCAGTTGACCTAACACTACAGTATGTTATTGACAGTGTAGATGTTGTAGTTAAACGTGATGCAGTAAGGCTAAATGTAACAGATCCAGCAGTACTGACCATTAGATGTGATGAAGTACACTATGCGTTCCCAAGTGCAGACCCTGAACGTGGTGTGCCAATTCCAGTTGGTCCTATATCAACTGCGGCCATTACAGAGTTACATTACACAGCCTCAGAATATCCTCAACCATTCTTTGCCCTTGTAACAAAAGCAAAGTTGTTTATCACAGCAGAATCAGTAGACATACTGCCAAGTCCAATCTTCTTAAATGCTACTGTTTGCCCGTTAGAAATCACTGCCGCAAGTGAGTTTAAACAGATAGTCAACGTTGTAAGCGCAGCCAATCTTGCTGTAGTAGATATTGATGCTACCAAAGTTATACTTGCAAGAGCAAATACGTTAGCACTTGAAATTGCAGCCACTTCTGTAATAAAACGAGTATATGCACGTAGTGCAACAGCACCAATTGAAATTGCTGCCACGTTCACAATTAAGAAAACAACAGCATTTGTCACTACAACCGCATTGCAAGTAGCAGCAACTTCTGTAGTAAAACGAGCATTTGCACGTAGTTCAACAGCACCTATTGAAATCGCAGCCAGTTCAGTTGAAAGACGATCGCTATCACGTATCACAGTATTGCCGTTGGAAATTGCTGCCACTTCTACAAACAAGCGTATAGTCAAAGTTGCTTCTACAGCGGCGTTGGCAATCAGTGCTACTACCGCAGTTCAAAGAAAAGTCGTTGTTTCGACTACAACAGCATTGGTAGTATCAGCCAGTGCTATTGTAATTAAACCATATGTAGTATCAAGCACAGTTAACAATGAGATTGCTGCCACAACTACATTCAAACGCATAGTTAATGTTGCAAGTACAGCCAACTTGGCAGTGGTAGATATTGATGCTACTAAAGTTAGATTTGTTAGAGAGAATACATTAGCACTTGAGATTGCAGCCACCGCACTTGAAAGACGTTCAATGTCTCGCATCACTGTTGGTGCAATTGAAGTTGCTGCCACATCGGTAGTAACACGTGGCTATGAACGTATCACAACAACTGCACTGAATGTTGCCGGCACAACTGCCAATACCATAAGAAGTGAGAACACTGCTACGGCAGCAGTTAACCTATCGGCAACAACTCAAGTAAGTAAGTCGTTTACGTTGTCCAGCACTTTCAATAATGAGATTGCTGCCACAACCACTGTCAAGCAGATAGTCAATGTTGTAAGCACTGCCAACTTGGCAGTAGTAGACATTGATGCTACCAAGGTTAGATTTGTTAAAGAGAATACCGTTGCGCTTGAAATTGAAGCAACATCAGTTGTTAAGAGATCATTTGCTGTTGTAACCACTGCCAACCTTGCTGTTGTTGATATACAATCAGTTGAGATAGCCAGCAATGTTAATAACACAGTGGCATTGGCCTTTGGTGTAACATCTGTAATTAGCAGAACTATAGTATTCACTGGTAATGCGGTATTCATTGAGTTAGCGGCAACAGCAGTTGAGAAACGTGTATTTGCACGTAGTTCAACAGGCAGTGTTGAACTTGGCGCTACGGCATCAAACAGCATAGTTTCTAATAGTGTTGTAATAACACCGCGTCCGTACAAGATATTTGGTGTAACATCTAACAGCATAGTCAGTAACAATGTTGCTACAATACCTTTAGAAGTTAATAGAAACGAAGTAGTTAAGTATGTTAGAGTATTTGACGATACTGCGGTATTGGCTCTGGTTGATATACAATCAATTGAGTACATCACTGAACTTGATAATACCATAGCACTTGAACTTGCTGTTACTGATGTGGTAACCGCAGTATTCAAATCAGTTGAAACAACAGCACTTGAGATTGCGGCAACCACAGTTGAGAAACGAGTATTTGCACGTATTGCCACAGCACCACTTGAAATTACTGCAACTTCATTAATACAGCAGAGATTCATTGTTGACGACGATGCTGTATTGGCATTAGTTGATATTGTATCTACGTCATCTAAACGCAACTTTGCCGATGTAGAATTCTTTGAATTCGAAGTTACTGATGTAATCAAACATGCTTACGCAATTGTCAGCACTGCGGTATTGGCTGTTGTTGACGTACAATCAATTGAGTACATCACTGAACTTGATAATACCATAGCACTTGAAATGGGTGTTACTGATGCCGTTGCCTATGTGGTTACATCAGTTGAAACAACAGCACTTGAGATTACAGCAACCGCAGTTGAGAAACGAGTATTTGCACGTATTGCCACTGCCGTGTTGGCCCTGGTAGATATACAGAGCATTGAATACTCAACAGAGATTGACAATACCATAGCACTGGAAGTTGCTGTAACTGATGTTATTGCCCATGTGGTTACGTCAGTTGAAACAACAGCACTTGAGGTTACAGCATCAGCAGTTGAGAAACGATCGCTGTCACGTATCACAGTTGGATCAATAGAACTTGGTATTACTTCAGCAATTCAACAGATATTCATTGTTGATGACGATGCTGAGTTAGCATTGGTAGACATTGTATCTACGTCATCTAAACACAACATTAATGATGTAGAATTCTGTGAATTCATAATCACTGATGTAATCAAACAAGTATCAGTAATCAATAGCACTGCTGTATTGGCTGTAGTTGATATACAAAGTATCGAGTACATCACTGAACTTGACAACACCGTAGCACTTGAAATAGGTGTCACTGACGTAGTCAAGTACGTAACTGTTATTGATGATACGATTGCTGTAGAAATTACAGCAACAGCAGTTGAGAAACGATCGCTGTCACGTATCACAGTTGGATCAATAGAACTTGGTATTACTTCAGCGGTTAAACAAATTGTTGTACTTGACGACTCTGTCACATTGGCATTAGTTGATATTGTATCTACGTCATCTAAACATAATATCAATGATGTAGAGTTCAGTGAATTTGTAGTTACAGATGTAATCAAACACGTTTATGCAATTAACAGCACTGCGGTATTGGCTGTTGTTGACATACAATCAATTGAGTACATCACTGAACTTGATAATACCATAGCACTTGAAATGGGTGTTACTGACGTAGTCAAATATGTAACTGTCATTGATGATACAGTTGCTATTGAAATTGCGGCATCGGCTGTAGTAATTAAACTATTTGTATTAGTCAGCGTAACTGATCTTGAACTTAACGCAACCTCAACAGTCAAACAGATTGTTGTACTGGATGAAACTGCGGTATTGGCTGTAGTTGATATTCAAAGCACTGAAGTAAAGAGAAATATTGACAACACAGTAGAACTTGAGATTGCGGCAACAACCACTGTTAAACGCATCCGTGCTATTAATAGCACTGCTGTGTTGGCTCTGGTAGATATTGTCAGCAATGAAATAGCCAGCAACGTTGATAATGATGTAGCAATTGAACTTGCGGCTACTGATGTAGTAAGTAAAATAAGAGTCTATGCTACAGAAGCTGCATTAGCAGTATCTGATAGTTCTGTAACAAGTTCAACACGTGGAGTTGTTAACACAGCCAACTTAGCCATTGTTGATATACAAAGTGTTGAGATAGCCAGCAACGTTAATAATAACGTAGCACTTGAGTTAACAGCAACAACTGTTGTTGAACAACGTTTTGTCTTTGATAGCACGGCCACAGTGGTGATTGCTGATAGTGATGCTACTTCGTTAGCCAGTGTGATTGCCAATACGTTAGCACTTGAGATCACAGCCACTGCCGCAGTCAAGCGAGTAGTTACTATTGCAGACAGTGCTGTATTGGCATTAGTTGATATTGTATCTACATCATCTAAACGTAATTTTGATGATATAGAGTTCTGTGAATTTGCCGCTACTGATGTAGTAACACGAATAGTTACAATTAACAGCAGTGCTGTATTGGCCTTGGTAGATATACAGAGTATTGCCTACTCGAGTAACGTTCAAGATAGTTCATTCTTAGATCTCGCCGCTACCACTGCTATTGAACAGAAGATTAGTTATATTGATACTACTGCTGTAGAGATCACAGCCACTGACACAGTCAAACAAAGATTCAACTATGTTGACAGCGCCAATCTTGCTGTTGTAGATATACAATCAATTGAGTACATAACTGAACTTGATAATACTGTAGGACTTGAACTTGCCGCTACCACTGCTATTGAACAGCGATTCAATTATGCTGATACAACTGCGGTAGAGATAGACGCAACAACTGTTATATCATTGGCATATGTATTTGCTGATAGTGCTACCCTTGCTGTTGTAGATATTCACAGTATCGAATACATCAGTAACATTGAAGACAGTTCATTCTTAGACTTAACTGCCACTACTGTTATTGAACAGAAAGTTAGTTATGCTGATACAATTGCTGTTGAAATAGCAGCCACAACTGTAATATCATTAGCGTATGTATTTGCTGATAGTGCTGTGTTGGCACTGGTAGACATACAGAGCATTGAATACACAAGTAACGTTCAAGATAGTTCATTCATAGAGTTGGCTGCTACTACTGCTATTGAACAGAGATTCAACTATGTTGACAATGCTGCTGTAGAGATTGAATCTACAGTGGTAATTAGCCAGTTGTTCATATATGTTGACAGTGCTGTATTGGCCCTGGTAGATATACAGAGTATTGAATACACAAGCAATGTACAAGACAGTTCATTCTTGGATCTTGCCGCTACAGAAGCAGTTGAGCAGAGATTCAACTATGTTGATAGTACAGCATTAGAAATTGATGCCACAACGGTAGTTTCATTAGCATATGTATTTGCAGATAGTGCTGTGTTGGCTGTAGTAGATATTGTCAGCAATGAGATAACCAGCACTGTTCAAGACAGTTCATTCTTGGATCTTGCCGCTACAGAAGCAGTTGAGCAGAGATTTAATTATGTTGACAGTGCCAACACAGAAATAGCCGCAACAACTGTAATATCATTAGCATATGTATTTGCTGATAGTGCTGTGTTGGCATTAGTAGACATACAGAGCATTGAATACACAAGTAACGTACAAGACAGTTCATTCTTAGACTTAACTGCTACTGACGCCATTATAAAAGTATCCAATATTGCCGATTCAGCAGACATTGAGATAACATCAACATTTACTACATCGGCAATCTATGCAGTTGACGACAGTGCTGTGTTGGCATTGGTAGACATACAGAGCATTGAGTACATAACTGAACTTGACAATACCATAGCACTTGACATGGGTGTCAATGAAGCAATTGAACAGCGATTCAATTATGTAGACACAACTGATTTAGAAATTGAATCTACTGTTGTTATATCAAATGCCTACTCGTTCAGTGACAATGCTGTGTTGGCTGTAGTAGATATTGTCAGCAATGAGATAACCAGCAATGTACAAGACAGTTCATTCTTAGATCTTGCTGCTACAGAAGCCATTGAACAACGATTTAACTATGTTGATAGTACAGCCTTAGAAATTGATGCCACAGTGGTAATCAGCAAGTCATTCAGCATTGATGACACTGCTGTATTGGCCTTGGTAGATATTGTCAGTAACGAGATAACCAGCAACGTTGATACTGTACAGTTCTTTGAATTGGCTGCTACAGATACTATCCAGCAGATATTCGTTGTTGATAACACTGTTGATGTTGAATTAGATGCAGATGTAGTAGTAAAATTAGTACATGTATATTATGACACTGCTGTATTGGCTGTAGTAGACATTGTCAGCAATGAGATAACCAGCAATGTAGAAACTATACAGTTCTTCGAGTTGGCTGCAACAGCAATTGAGAAACGAATATTCAATTATCCAGAATCCGCTGATCTGGATCTCTACGACAAAGCCATCAAAGTACGGTTGGCAGTACCACAAGTGCCGTTCGAATATGCCAAGATTGGTGACACGGCAGACGTTGTGCTGGCAGGTGAAGACAGAAGTGATGGACAACCTGGCGATGTGGCCGCACTGCTCAAAGCCATAGAAGATAAAGTATTTGCTCCAAACCGTGGCCAGCGATTGTTAATTGACGGCTCACCGTTTGTCTATTATGGAACTATCAGTGATATAGTTGTAGAAGAACAGCCAGACAGTTCTTATACAATAACAATATCTGTATCAGATGCACTAAATGGCCCAACTGATGGACCATATGTCACTGGTACAGGCCTGTTGTTAGATAATACCAACGTAACAGACCTTGGCATTGTACAGATACACAACCTCGGCGCAGAATTTGGATACATTGCCGACATTGGTGCAACAGGCGATAACGCCATAACAAGTTTTGTTGTTTCTGATGCTGACGTAGAAGTTGCCGCAGAAGATCTAATTCAACTGATATTCAACTATGTTGATACTTCCGACAGTGAGATAGATGCTACTGTATTGATCAGCAGAGCAGTTAATGTAGTTGATAGTGCCGTCCTTGCTGTAGTAGACATTGTCAGCACTGAAATAACCAGCGATGTTGAAACTGTACAGTTTGTTGAGTTAGTTGCTGAAGACATAGTCATACAATCATACAATGTTGTTAATATTTCAGATAATGAAATAGCAGCCGAAGTACAAGTATCAATAGTATATGCCTATGACGATAGTGCTAACCTTGCTGTGGTTGACATTGTCAGCACTGAAATAACCAGCAATGTTGAAACTGTACAGTTTGTTGAGTTAGTTGCTGAAGACATAGTCATACAATCATTCAATGTCGTTGATGTTTCAAATAATGAAGTTGACGCTGATGTACAAGTAGCAGTAGTATACTCATACACTGACACAACTAACTTGGCTGTAGTAGACATTGTCAGCAATGAGATAACCAGTAACGTTGAAACTGTACAGTTTGTTGAGTTAGTTGCCGAAGAAGCCATTGTCCAAATATTCAACTTCGTTGATACCACAGCGTTGGTGTTCGATGCTGATGTTCAAGTGGCAGTTATTATCTCAGTTGCATCAACAAGCGATAACGAACTGAGCAGTGTAGCATCTAATACTATTATCAGTAACAATGTCAATGATGCAGTATTGGCAGTGATTACTATTTTCAGTACATCTGTCAAGTACAACTTCAATGACATACCGTTTGTTACTTACAACATTGACACTGCCATTGAGCAGATATTCAACTTTGTTGAAGTGTTCTCAGTCAATCAGTTAGGTGCAGAAGTGGCAACAAGTATGACTATGGCAGTGAGCAATGTCACTGTGTCAGACTTGATGGCTGAAGCCAGCAACACCATAGTATCTAACATAGTTCAAGATCCTACAATTAACATTACTGCTGATTATCTAACACAGAGCAGTAGAAGTGACATCAATAGTTCATATGTAGATCTTGATCTAATTGACAATCTTGGTGTAACTCGAATGTACTATCCTGTAAATCACGTTGGTGATATTATGGGCTACAGTTTCACCAAGGGCTATACACTGTTCAAACAAGAGTACTCGAATGAACCTGCATCGTTGAAGTTGGGCGGTGAGTCTGGCGAAGTACGAGTGATAGCAGGTTCGGGATCTTCTAAGCAGATTTGGATAGGATAAATATTAGGAAGAGGTATAACATGGCACTTAACGGCATATCAACATTATCAACTAAAGAATTACGTCAAAAGGCTAAACTTGATTTGGCAGCGACCAAACGTGCGGCAGATGGCAATCCTCGAGCAACCTACAATATTACACAATTGCCCACACAATACACAGGCAATGCTGTTACAGACAATGCCAACACCGGTGGACTTGTTGAAGGTCGTCCTTGGACTACAACTACCTAAGTTAAATGATTCACTTAACAGATAATCTGTTAAATCCAAACGGTTACTGGGACAAGCCCATAGCCAAGTTAGTATATCTTCCAACACCAGAGGATCTTGCCCTGTTTGATCAAAACGGTTATGATCTAACTGTTATTGAACAACACTTTGCCTACGGCAACTGGGTTAAACCTAAGAAACATAGAGAACATATCCGTGCAGTCAAACAAGATTGGTTTACACAGTTAGATCGTGTTGAAGGTGCTGTATTAAATCACAGCCTACTGTTTGAACGCAAGGCCTACGCAGGTGAAGCATTGGCAGAGTTACGGTTCTGGGCCAAGACTATTCCGTTAGTTAATAAGTTAATAGCCCTGCGACCCAAGTGGGGTTTAGACTTTTCAATGGATTATGTAGATAGAGCAGGTAACGCTTTTGAAGTCCTACACTGGGAATACGATGGCTTTGACTATGAAGAAGTGCAAGTACGCAAACTACAGGTACAGGCTAAACTGGCTACTATAGACTGGGATGATGCGGCACAGCAAATACTTGAACATAAGGACAAGTGGCATCACTTGGACTTCTTTGAACAGAGCCATTGGAAGTGTGACTATTTCAATATTCCACGTGAACGATTTAAAATGGTAGCGTGGCAATAAAAAAGGACTCCGAAGAGTCCTTTTTGTTTATAGTATAATATAGTTTGCTCTATAAGCGTATATAATTATTTTTTAGCGCCAGTATTGACAAAGGCGTACATTTTCTCTGCTGTTTCCAAAACTTTCTCAAGACCTGGGTGGCTTGGCATGCCCACTGTGGTAACGATCTGACCAGTCTTTTCGTCACGAGCGGCAGTCATTTCCCAACCCTGGAACTTGACATGAAAGTCATCGCTAACTAAATCCTTGGCCATACCCAAGATATCTGTGCGGATTTCGTAGCCGTTCTTGTTGAATTTAACTTCTGGTAATTTTGTTTCAAATGACATATTATTCTCCTTGTGTGTTAATGTCTGTATTGTCTGATTTTTTAGCAGTCTTGGACTTGACTGTTTCTTCCTTTTTAGGGAACAAAACTTTACTGATAGCGTCCGCACTGTGTGCAGATAAATCAATGTAATTTTTAACCATCATTTTAGCAAACGCTGTTTGAGCGTCGATAAATGCATTGCAGGCTTTGTTAAGTGTGTCGTCTTTGTAAACTTGGTTGGTTAACTGACGCTTTGATGATTGAAATAAATCAATGTAGAAATCTGGTGTGAACATATTATTCTCCTTGTGTGTATATGTGTAATGTATTTATTATACAGACAACTGTAGTGTCTGTAAAGCGATATGGTGATTTAAACCCAGCCTTCGAACTCGCCAGTGATAATAGGATGTACTTCCCATCCTTCTTGTTTCCAGCGTAGTAACATTATGAGAGTTTCTATAAAATTCATTTAAAAAACTCCTGCGTCATGTATACAAGAATTATTATGCCAAACACAATAATCTGAATTGCTACTAATTCTATGTCCATGATTACTTCCAATAATGATATCTGCTTGCAGAGCTTTGACGATACTCATGGATCATTTCTGCCCAGTTAATTAGACCTTCGTAAATTGTGTTGATAATTTTTTTCATATATTTTTTTCCTTTTGAGAATAGTGGTATTGTTGGATATAGTTTTCCAACTGGGCGGCATCGGTAATGCCTTTGGTGCTTAGATAAGCGTCTAAGCTGCTTTGATAATTAGATCCTGGAAACATTTCTGATAAACGTTCCATTACTCTAATCATTTGCTCTGATATGAATTTCATGCTATAATCCTTGTGTAAGTGTGTGTAGAGACTCATGGTTTCTACTAATATATTTAGTCTTTTTACCTGGCATTGCAACATTTTTATTTTACTTTGCAAAAACGGTAAATATAGCAAAGGAATGCTGAAACATGAGAAAAAGTACAAGGTCAATCCTACAAGAATTGAGTGATTTAGGTGTAAATCGTAACAAAGATTTAGTAATCGAAAGTCGCGGTTCTAACCTTATTGAAAGTGCAATTAACTTATTATCGTTAATTAGAGAAAATTACGACCTTGAAACAGCAGCCGAGCTTGAGCGTCGATTTATAAACGCTATTAGAACAGCAGAGCCAGCGAAATTTAAGCGCGGCATTAAAAAAATACAGGAAAACAGAGATGATACTGCTTGAAGGCGGAAATGTATTTCCGGATGTTACACCATTTGATCACGCATTGGTGCCAGAGATTTTAAATAAAGTACAACGAGCAGTAGCAGGCGCAGGCCTTTCTGTGATCCCAGTTGGATCAGCAGCTACTCCAAAAGCTGGCAAGAAAAGTGGTGACATGGATGTTATTGCTGACGAAGAACAAGTAGTTAATTTTTTTAAATCAAAAGATGCCAAATCTGCACGTAGAGCGTTAAGTGATTTTATTTCAGCTCAGGGTTTACAAACTGCACAAACTGGTATCAACGTACATGTTCGTGTGCCAGTTGGTACCGAAGCCCACCAAGTAGATATAATGATTACTCCTAAGGCAGACAGAATCAGTAAATTTCACACACATGATATTCCAGATAAAAGCCCATATAAAGGTGTAAACAAACAGTTGGTCATGGCCATCTTGGCCAAACAAAAAGGTTATATGTGGTCAGCTTGGCAAGGCTTGTTCAGTAGAACCGCTGAAGGTAAAAAAGGCGAATTTGTCAGCGATGACCTTGATGAAATAGCACAGCGACTTATTAGTCCAAAGGCAACATCAAAGAGTCTTGGTAGTGTAGAAGCTATATTGAAATCATTGCCTGAAGAGCAAGCACAGGCATTACTTGCCCGAGCCGAAGAGGATCCTAATTGGAGTCCAAAAAAGCAAGATAAAGTTGCCGAAGAAGGACCACAAGAATGGTTCCGTAACGTGTTGAATAAAATATGAGAGCAAATGAATTCTTAAAAGAAGCAGAGGTAGCTGCCAAGAAAAAACTTGGCCGTGCATTTAACCATCTGGAAGATCTCGTATTCTTCCATGGCAGTAATGGAACGCTTGAAGCTCTTGCACACGTTAGAGAAATTGCCACAGAAGAAGGCAGTCAAACTGTACGTATGAAATGGGACGGTAATCCTCAAATATATTGGGGCCGTGCAACGCGAGGCGGCCCGTTAGTGTTAGCTGGACATAATGGTTGGAGCCGTGGTGCAATGACCACAAGCCCAGAAGAAGTAGAAGATTTTATTGCTAACAAAAGCGGTACACCTAAGACCCCAGAAGACAAGCGAGCACGTGATCAATTTGCCAAACAATTTGCATCGCTATATCCGTTATTTGACAAAGCTACACCCCGTGACTTTGTGGGCTTTGTCTACGCTGACGGATTATTTTTACAACAACCAGCAGTAGATCAACAAGGTGTTTATACATTCTGTCCTAATCCTAAATCAAAGACTTGCTATCACGTAAGAGCAGACAGTGAACTTGGGCAACGTATTGCCAACGCACAGGTAATGGTTGTGGGACATGCATTTTTTCCACAGTTTGGCATGCCAGACGATGAACAAAAGCCATTAGACGACTTCAGCATGTTTAACGGCACGGCACAATTAATTGTACAAGGCCCAGTTTATAATTCCTCACCTGTGAGTGTCGGCAGCGATAAAATCGCAGCAGTTGAAGCATATCTTAAACAGAACGCTAAGGGTATAGATAGTTTTTTACAAGAAACTCCAGGACTTGGCGACCTTAAAAATATACTCTATACCTTTGTTAACCAAACTGCTAAGGCCAAACAGCTCGCTAATCTAAATGCTAATGCCTTCTTTAATTGGCTTACTACCAGCAAGGTCAGTACTAATAAGCAGACCAAGATTAAAGAGTTAGCACAGCTAAATCAAAATGCATTAGAAGCTGTGTTTAGTCTTGTTACTCAGATAATGGAACTTAAAGACGACGTTATACAACAAATTGAAAGCGGTGCCCAAGGAGAAATTTGGGATACTGAAGGTGAAGGGCGTGTACGCTATGCCGATAAAAACAAACAATTTGGCAACGTTAAACTTGTACCTCGTAAACGCTGGACACCTACATAATGTTTACAGAAATGGAAAGAGCGTTAATGGCAGGCGGCCATAGTTTAGACTATGAATCAAAACCTACAGGCATGATGAGCTTTATCAAAGAATTAAAAGAAGCTCGAATGCTACGCAGTGAAAGCGATCTAAAATTAACCTACAGTGGTGCCTGCGAATTATTGTACCTTACTGTGCTTACCATTGAATTCTTATCAAGATTAAAGAACGGTAAAAAAATTGCAGAAAGATATGCTAAGACTACCTGTATGTATAGTAACTATACAGAGTTTAGATCCGGTGCAACTGACCTGCATAATTTAGTATATTTTGTACAAGCAGACCCTCGACGAGTTGAACAAATATTCCATTCATCAGATGCACGTAAAGCTCGTGAACGCATACATTTACCTACCATGGCACTAAATGGATGGTTATACACCATTAACAGCGAAAGCAGTCGCAATGTTTATTTTTTAATGCAGCTTGAACAGGCTCTGGGAATTAACACAGCACTTTACAAAGAAATACGCAGATTATTAAGCTACAATAATCCAGTGGATAGTGACGTATCAAACACTGCCGCCCGCATTTTAAATGCATATAGAACATATATGCCGCAATTTGACCTACTACAAGATATTGATCAAGTACTGTCAAACCCATTAAAATAAAGTCACTAAAACTGTACTCTTACTGAACATTTTTCCAGAGTTTGGATAAATATTATTACAAAGGCTCACAGAGTGTGAGTAGTTGAATAGCATATCCAGAGGAGAATTATTATGCCATCAAATATTTCAGTAGTAGTAGGCGCAACAACAGTTGGCGCAAATTATTTAAAGCACCAAATCAACCAAGCTGACGTCGGCCGCGAGCTGATCGTTAAGGTTGCAGGTACAAACTTAACAGACGCTGACTTGTCTTCAATCATTGGTTACATCACAACTGCACACGGTTCTGGTGGAACAGGTGATTCAGCATTCACAGTTGCAGCAGTTGGTACAGCAGACGGTTCAGCTTTCGTTAGCGGAACAACTGACAATGTATTCTTGCGTGTTCAAGGCACAGGCGACCTAACAGTTGCTGATGCTGACATGGCTATTGCAGGTGTTACTGTTAGTATCGAAGCAATCTTTACACCAGCTAAGTAATTAACGACTTACCCCGGGATGGGAAGACTAAGCCTGCTTTTATAGCAGGCTTTTTTACCTCTGTTAAATACGTGATGAATTACAGTTTATACACCACAGTTGATATTACACATACCGGGCAATATAGAAGCGAACTGGGCAAAGAAGAATTACGCTGGAAAGAACAAAACTTTCAAACAGTTATACAAACACTTGGTATTAGGGCAAATATATCGTTTACTACTCCGCCACAGTTAATCAACAGCGTTGGCACTGCATTAGGATTTAATACTAACGAAATTATTAGAATATGGGCATTTGACTTTTATACAGAACGTGATCGATTATTTGAACATAACGAGAATCCTGTAGGCTATATGATAACTGACTTTAACGGAGTACCGTATATCGCAGGACTTAGCGAAAGTATTGAACAAAACTACAATGTATTTGTAACCGATGGGGCATCTCGAAATATTGTTTTTTACTTAAGAAGCTAAATATAACAGTAGGCATTTTACACATTAGGCATTTCAATCATACAGTAGGCACATGGTTCTGAGCGAACCCCTGACTTATAACATTGGAGAATGCCTAATTATGGCCACAAAAGAAGCAGTAGCACAATTGGCTACGTTACCAGAGCGTGTAGCGGTAGTTGAAACCAAAGTACACCAAATAGAAAGTAAACTTGACGAACTCAAGGCAGACGTCAAAGACATGCACGATTGTTTGGACAACACCCGTGACTTGCTGGACAAGAAACTGTGTGAGATGGCAGATGCCAGCAACAAGCAACACGACGAGATCTTTGAAAAGATCAACGGTTTAGAAAAAATCAAAAACAAAGTCACACTGTATGCTATGGCAGGTTTAGCGTTTGCCGCAGGCGCAGGCTGGATCAACGCTATTAACTTCCCACATGTATTAAAGTTCCTCGGCTTATAATTCTGTTAAATAATGCACGATGTATATAAGAGAATTCACAGAAGGCATAGTCGACTCAGCTGTTCAATTTCATAAAGAACTGAATCCTCTCTTATGGCAAGGTAGTATACTACATCCCCAGATAAGATATAAGCTATTACAAATAGCAAAACATTTTATCGAATTCATAGATATCCCTGAACTATTGCTCAAAGATGTTACAATATCAGGATCCAACGCAGCATATTCCTACACTCCACAAAGCGATTTAGATTTACACTTAATAGTTACAGTACCCGCTGAACGAGAGCTATTACTCAAACCGCTTTACGATGCAAAGAAAAATCAGTATAATCATATACACGATATTAAAATCAAAGGCATTGACGTAGAGTTATATGTACAACCAGATAGTCAAGAGCATCACAGTCTTGGAGTCTACAGTATACTTGACAACAAGTGGCTTAGTGAACCAACTATGAGCACTATTAAAATCAGCGACAGCGACGTTACTGCAAAAGTTGAGAATTACTTAAATAAAATAATGCAGGCACTTACTACTGATAGTTTTGAAGAAGCTAAAGAAGTGCAACAAGAAATTAAAAAATTGCGTCAGTCAGGATTAGAACAAGGTGGTGAGTTCAGTGTAGAGAATGTAGCATTTAAAGTGTTACGTGCTAAAGGCTTTATTGGACAATTACAACAGCACTTATATAAATTACAAGATAAGGCACTGAGCCTTGGAGAACACAAATGAAAGTAAATCAAATTAAACCAGCGGAAGCATATAATCCAAACAGTGTGGCTGCACAACACCGTCGATCATTAGATCAATCACATGCTACCTATCTAAAGGCCAAAGCAGACGCACCAGATGCAACTGAGCGTGATCAACAGAGATATCAAAATTATTTAGACAAGAAAGAACAAATGGCCAACGACTATAACGATCGTATGGAACGCGAAAGCACTGAACAAGAAGCACTATATCGCAGTCAAGGCAGTGCATCTGCATATGACAGAGATAAACAATCCAGCGAAACAGGGTTTGGTCGACGTGAAAGAGACATGAGTGACGAATCTAATTTACTTTACATTTATGCCGATGGCAGACTTAAAAAGAAAATGGTTTCTAATCAAGTTGAGCGTGAAGCTCGCGCCCAAGGATTTAGAGATACCCCAGAGCAAGCATTGAAGTTACACGGCATTATTCGCAGTAAGTTTAAACCTGGTAAATGGGTACAGAAGCAAGGCACACAGTGGGCAGAAGTGCATCCTTTTGGCAAGGCAGATGACACAGTGGACGAAGAAAGCGGCATGCTAAAAGTAGCCAAGGATGATGACAAGCAGACCGTCCTGCAAAATCCAACAACCGGTGTTCAAACACAGATTGATAAAACCAATCCTAACGCACCAAAAATTTCGCAAGATGAAACTGGCAAATTACAATTACAAATGCCAGGGCAAGGTGGTCCAGGCGGTGCAGACGTTAAGCCTAACTTTGTAGGCAAAGACGTAGCAGTATCAGCTTCACCGGTAGAAGATATTTCCCATATACGTAAGATGGCAGGATTATGAAAATTAACGAGTTAATTGGCAATTTTGTAATTTGGACTACACGAGAAGAAGATGCCATGCTTAGGCGTCTTGAATCTGTGTCTTACCTAAATAGTTTTAACGAGCATGATCAATTCATAATCGAAGGCCTCATACGCAAAAGTTTGGTAATTAAGATAGGAGACAGTAATCCTAAGGTAATTGCCAATGAATTTTAAAAAACAAGCGGAAAAATTAGAGAACTTTCTTGAAGAAGAATTTAAGAAAGAATTACCAGTGGCATTGCTAAATGATGGTAGTTTGGTTTACGCTGGATTTAGAATTAAGCGAAATAACCAAGGAACCTGGAATTTACTCAGGATTGGAGGTTACTTAGTTGATAAGTTTAACCTTAAGGCCTGCGCATTAATGGCAGCTAAATATTTTAGTATTAATAAATTAACAGCCTACAATGAAATAAAACAATTAGATAGTAGTTATCAGCAGAACGCAACAGATGCTACTATTTTTAAACATAGATACATTACAGTTAAAGATTTAGACAGACGCGACCTTGCCTTGTGGCGCTGGGAACTCACAGACTCCCGAGCAAGACAAGCTAAAACAAAAATTGCCGCTAAGTTTAAATCTATGTTTTGACATAAATAACAATAACAAGTCTTTTAGGATGCTAACATGCAAATCAGAGAATTATCGAATAAAATCAGCAGTGATACACTTAACGAAAGTTTAGCCAATAAGTTTGGTTATCGCTTGACACTTAACAAGTTCAGCGATGCACAACTTTCCCAAGTACAACTACAACTTTCAGAAAAACTTGGAACATTTGAAAAAACTAATAGTTTTGACAGTGTTTTAGAAAACAACGAATATCAAAAGCACAGAGCTATGCTCGGTGTTGTTCGCCAAGAAATTAAAGAGCGTACTCTTTCAGAAGCTGAGAAGAGCAAGAAGGCCAAGTTTAAGAAAGGCATGGATGCAGCGGACGGTACATTTAAAAAGAAGTTTGGCAAAGATGCTGAGAAAGTTAAAGACGTCACAGCAACTAAGATGGCAAAGAAAGAAAGTATCGAAGAGGCATTAGAAGTGTTACGTGGCGTACTAAGTGAGCGTACATTAACAGAAGGCGAAGAAGAAAAAGCAGCTCTAATTATGAGTGCTCGTGATATGGTCGACCGTATTACAGGCTGGCTCGAAGATGTGTCCGGCATGAAAGCAGAATCAATGTTAGAATTAGTTGACTCTATAAGAGACGAATTAGGTAGCGATATCAGCCAACAATTTAGCGATAAAGTTAAACCAGCATTAGAAGAATTATATACAAGTTTAGAAAGCCATCGTACAACGTTGGCTCAGGCAGTTAGTATCCTAACAGGCGAAGAAGCACCAATGGGTGCGGGTGGCGCTGCTCCTATGTCAGACTTAGGCGGAGAGATGCCTTCAACAATGGGCGAGCCAGACACAGGCGCAGGCGATGCATTTGCAGCAAGCGAACCAGCAACAGGCGGCGAAGAAGCAGCAGGCCGAGCAAAACGTGAAAGTATTGAATACAGCCGTAGATTAGGCACTATCCTTAGTTCAAAAAAAAAGTAAATGAAGATGCGGATATGATTATCCGCATCCTTACTAACTTACAAAGCAGGGCCGATAGCAAGGGCGTAACAGCACAGTTCGCCTGGCCAGCAGTTTCCAAAATGATGCAGAATGTAACAGGTCAAGATGTTGACTATGATGCCTTTAAGGCTCAATTTGATTCCACTCCCGAGTTAAAAAATATTGTTGATAACTTTGACGAAAATGGTATAACTATCAAAACTAAAGCTAAGAAACAAGAACCCGGCACAGTTGGTGATAAGCAAAAAGCCAAAAACGCTGTTAATACTTCAGCAAAACGAGCAGCCGCAAAAAAATTAGGTTGACCTTACTGTGGTAATGCTATATAATGTACTATGACATTATTAATAGAACGTTACCAATATAAACCAGTAGAAAGACAACAAGTAAACGGACGTAGATTATACTCTACACCAGAAGGACATCGAGTTCCTTCTGTTACCACAGTACTTGATAAAACTAAGCCTGCAGAGGCACGTGAAGCACTTGCACGTTGGAAAAAAAGCGTAGGAGAAGTTAAAGCTCAAGAGATTGTAACCGAAGCCGCCAATCGCGGAACACGTATGCACAAATATCTTGAAGACTATGTTACTCAAGGTTTCTTAACTGACCCAGGTACTAATCCCTTCAGCCAGCAAAGTCATGCTATGGCTAAGATCATTGTCGATCAGGGCATGACCAATAGAGTAAACGAAGTATGGGGTAACGAAGTTCCGTTATACTTTCCGGAACTATATGCGGGTACTACTGACTGTGTAGGAGTGCATGAAGGCGATCAAAGTATTTTAGATTATAAACAAACAAATAAACCTAAAAAACTTGAGTGGATTGGAGACTATTTTCTACAGCTTACAGCCTATGCACTGGCGCACAACGAAGTCTACGGTACAAACATACGCAAAGGAGTTATTCTAATGTGTAGTAAAGATTTCCAGTATCAGGAATTTATACTTGAACCCAAAGACTTTGACTACTGGACAGAACAGTGGTGTAATAGAGTAGATCAGTACTACAAAGAAAACGGATAAATATCCAATATAGGGGATATTTATGGCCGTAGTACAGATAAGTCGCATACAGCTAAGACGCGGAAAAAAGAATGAAGGGACTGGGCTTCCTCAACTTGCCAGCGGCGAATTAGCTTGGGCAATCGACACCCAAGAACTTTACATTGGGAATGGTGCTGTATCGGAAGGCTCCCCAGCTGTTGGAAATACCAAAGTGCTTACAGAGCACGATAACATTCTTGACTTGTTAGAACAGTATCAATATAAACCTAATGATACTTCAATCTTAACAGGGCTTAACGGTAATATTATAGAGCGCACTTTGCAAGAGAGACTTGATGAAGGCGCAGTTAACGCAGGCAGTTTTGGAGTTAGCGGGCTCGACGCAGATGCTGATCAAACTGCACTAATACAAAACGCAATCTGGAATTTATACGCAAACACTACCCCAGTTGCTAATAAAGTTGCATTGGAATTCGACCCTGGTACATATAAGATTACTGGCACATTGTACATTCCAAGCAATGTTCGATTAGTGGGCAGTGGCATTGGCAAAACTGTGTTTAATTTTATCAAAGGTGGTATCAATACGGAAACTACTTTAACTCGAGCAGGTACCAGTGTAACAACCGCAGGTACATATACTAATTGTGCTACAACAACACTTACAGGCTCGGGTTCCGGAGCAATTATCACAGTTACTAAAACTGGCACAGGCACTTCTTATGCAGCCGCATCTATGAATTTTTCTATAGTACACAGCGGCAGCGGGTATGCGGTTGGTGATACAATTAAAATCTTAGGAAACGCATTAGGTGGCAGTACTCCTGCTAACGATTTAACATTTACATTGTCGTCAACTTCGGCAACATATCCAGTATTCAACACTGTATCAGCATTTACATTTATTAATGACACATCTACTAAAGTAACAAAAGGAACTGATGGGTCCACTACTGCTAATAATCAACCTAAGAATATTTTGTTTAAGGATTTTTCAGTTGCAACTAACTTAACTTCTGTAAGAGCATTCGACTTTAAAAATGTTAAGGATAGCGAATTTATTAATATTAAAGCTCTGGGTCCATGGACTCCTGACTTACTTCCAGACGCTGCTCCTTGGAGTCCTGGTACCCCTATCGACAACAGCGTGGCATTGGAAATGACTGCTAAGAGCTCGTTGGTTACTTGCGAACGTAATAAGTTTACTGGATTTCAAGCAGAAGGATTTACTTACGCAATATACTCTAATACCGATATTATTAACAATCAGTTTGAAGGCTGTATTTTTAAAACGCTATACAAAGGTATTGGATTTGGCGAAGGCTCTACAGATTATGGCCCAAGAAAGAATATCATTTCAAACAGCTTATTTGACAAAGTTTGTCAACAGGGTATTATTGTTGAAACAGGCTATGGCAATCGATCTATCGGGAATACATTTGTCAACGTAGGTAACAACTTTGGCGGTAACAGCAATAATGTGTACGCACAAATTTCATTCTTGTCAGCAGGCAACAGCTCAAGCCAAGACAGCTTTGACCGAGCCGACCAAGGTAATGTAATTAATGATTTAGCAACACATAATCTATCAGAAGCATACTTACCCGAAGTTGAAGGTCATGTATTATTTCAGGAAACTAAAACAAATACAATTACATTATTGCCAACTACCTCCCCTGCAATACTTGTACGCTTTCCGTTGAACACATCGTCTGGTTTTAAAATTGACTATGTTTTTCAAAGTACTGAATACACACAGATGAAAAAAGGCACGTTACATATTGCAGTTGACAAAACTAATAACAATGTTCAACTTGTTGACGAGTATGAGTATGTAGGTGCAGATGGTGAAGACAGTAATTTATTATTACAAGCATCCTTAGTTACAAGTTCAAGTATTAAATCAATAGTAATTTATTATACCAATGCCAACACAGGTGACAATACCAGCACATTCACCTATGCCTACTCTGCACTTAGTTAATGTTCAAACCAATCGAGCAAAAAACAGCACAGCGTCTTGCAGATTGGTTTGCATTTAGGCAACAACTCGAAACATCATCTACTCCATTGGATGATGTTCATTTATATTTTAAAAAATTACCCCACGTAAAAGTTTATACCGATCCATATGATCAAAGTCGTTGGCCCACACCGTGGGAACTCATAGATGAAAATGAATATTGTCAATTCAATATTATACTGGCAATCTGTTACACTCTACAATTAACTACGCACTTTGAAAACGCTAAACCTTTGATAAAAATATCTATTGACATAATCAATAAAACAGTGTATTATTTGTTATACATAAATGATAAGGTCTACGGCTTCGACGAAACCGGCTGGATTCCCGCTAAAACCCTACCAAAAACGCTATCCAATTTAAAGATATATGTGATGCCACCTCTTCACTAAATAGTTTTCTAAATTAAAAATATTGTACTGCATGAGCAGTAAGAAAGACACTGAGAATAAAATATGACTAACATAACTGTAATTAAGAGAAGCGGAGCAAAAGAAACGCTGACAATTGAAAAATGGCAAACACAAATTGCAAAAGTATGTAGTAGTATAGCAGATGTTAGTCAGTCAATGATTGAAATTAAAAGTCAGCCTCATTTTTATGACGGTATTACAACTAAAGAAATTGACGAAATTACACTGCGAGCAATCGTTGATTTGATCGACGTAGAATCAAATCCAGATGTTGGGCATGTTAACTATCAATACGTAGCAGGCAAGCAACGAGTATCAATGTTGCGTAAGGATGTTTATGGCAGTTACGAACCTCCTCACCTTTACGAGATTGTAAAGACCAATGTGGCCACTGGCTTATACACAGCAGAGCTACTGGAATGGTATGGTGAAGAAGACTGGAACAAGATGAATGACATGCTGGATCATAGCAAAGATGAGCAGTATGGTTATGCCGCTATTGAACAATTAATAGAGAAATACTTAGTTAAAAACCGTAGTACTAAACAAACATACGAGACTCCTCAGATTAGATATATGATCGCTGCCGCAACAGTATTTCACAAAGAAGAGCCTAACAGTGCTCGAATGAAATATATAAAGGAATACTACAATGCAGCATCTGATGGATTATTTACTCTTGCTACCCCTGTCCTTGCTGGTCTCGGTACCCCTACTAAGCAATTCAGTTCGTGCGTACTTATTCGCAGTGATGATGACTTGGATAGTATTTTCGCTTCTGGTGAAATGATGGCCAAGTATGCCAGTAAACGTGCGGGCATTGGTTTAGAGATTGGCAGACTACGTCCCCTGGGTAGTCCCATCAGAGGTGGCGAAATCATGCATACTGGTATGATACCTTTCTTAAAGAAATGGTTCGGAGATTTACGATCATGTTCACAAGGAGGTATTCGTAATGCAAGTGCTACTGTATTTTATCCTATTTGGCATCACCAGTTTGATGATCTTATTGTGCTTAAGAACAACCAAGGAACAGAAGAAACCCGAGTCCGTCATATGGATTATGGGGTTGTGCTTAGTGCTTTCTTCTGGAGACGATTTAAAAACAAAGAACAAATAACATTCTTTGATCCCAACGAAGTACCTGACTTGTACGAAGCCTTCTATCAAAACACGGCTCGTTTTGAAGAGCTGTATGTAAAGTACGAACGTACTCCGGGCCTGCGTACTAAGACTATGAGTGCTGAAGAAGTATTCAAAAGTGGCATACTAAAAGAGCGCACTGACACAGGACGTATCTATCTTGTGTTTATTGACAACGTGATGAAACAAGGACCATTTGATCCTGAGTATCATACAATTTACCAGAGTAACCTATGCTGTGAAATATTATTACCTACTAAGTCTTTTAAGCGTCTCGATGATGCTGATGGCCGCATCGCTTTATGCACTCTTGGTTCCATTAATTGGGGAGCCTTCCGTAATCCTGAAGATATGCGCAGGGCTTGTCGCATTTTACATAGAAGCCTCAATAATATACTGGACTATCAAGATTTCTTATCAATTCAGTCGAAGTTAAGCAATGATGAAATCCGCCCATTGGGAATTGGTATCACTAATCTTGCTTACTGGCATGCCAAGCGAAGTCTTAAGTATGGAGAGCAAGACTCTTTAGCTGAAGTTAAAACATGGATGGAACATCAATCCTACTACCTAACTGAGGCATCGGTTGAACTGGCTAAAGAACGCGGCCGTTGTGAAGGCAGTGATCGTACACGATATGGTCAAGGCACCTTTCCCTGGGAACTACGTGCTACAGGTGTTAATGAGCTTGCAGACTTTACTCCAGAACTTGATTGGGAAACCTTGCGTGTTAACATGAAAGAACATGGTGTTCGTAATGCTACACAAATGGCAGTTGCTCCAGTTGAATCAAGTAGTGTTGTTATCAACAGTACTAATGGTATTGAAATGCCTATGAGCTTGATTAGTACAAAAGAAAGCAAAGCAGGATCATTTACACAAGTTGTTCCTGAGTATCACAAATTGAAGAACAAGTATCAACTAATGTGGGAACAAAAAAACTGCGACGGCTATTTAAAAACAGCCGCAGTTATTGCTGCCTACGTTGATCAAAGTATTTCAACTAATACATTCTATAATCCTGCACATTTTCCAGATCGTAAAGTACCAACTACGTTGATTGCTAAGAACTTGATGCAAAGTCACTACTGGGGATTGAAAACGTTTTACTATAGTTTAATTAACAAAGCAGGTAGCAAAGTTTTAGTAGATGCTATTGCTGAGTCATATGTTAATGGGCACTCTCTTAACGGTCGTAATGGCGTTATTAGCGAATTAGACCTATTCGAAGAGGACTGCGAAAGTTGTAAACTATAAGGAATTGACATGTTAAAAGATAGAAGAGTATTATTAGAACACGATATTAAAACAGCACACGACCGTGCCGCAGAGATGTATTTAGATATTGTGGTAAACAACGGCGATGTTCACAGTGAAGAATATCAACAGGCACGAGATCGAATCTCTAAGTTGGAGTTTGATCTCAACATGGTTAATCAATTAATTCACAGAGGACATCAATGAGTAAACAACAATATAATCTAACAACTAAAACAGATTATTTAAATCGTAAGATGTTTTTGGACCCAGCAGGCCCAGTTACCATTCAACGCTTTGAAGAAATCAAATACAAAAAAATTGCTGACTTTGAAGCCACAGCACGTGGTTTCTTTTGGCAACCAGAAGAGATCAGTCTTACTAAAGATTCAAACGATTTTAAAGATGCAAGTGAAGCAGTCAAGCATATCTTCACCAGTAACTTGCTACGTCAAACAGCACTTGATAGTTTGCAAGGTCGTGGACCAACACAGGTATTCACTCCTGTGTGTAGTCTCCCCGAAGTAGAAGCACTCATGTACAATTGGGGTTTCTTCGAGACCAACATCCACAGCAAAAGCTACAGTCATATAATTAGAAATATCTACAATGTGCCTAAGGATGTGTTTAACACTATTCACGACACTAAAGAAATTGTAGACATGGCCAGTTCAGTAGGCAACTACTATGACAAACTACACGTTATCAACTGTCGTAAAGAACTTGGCGAAGTTATACCTGAAAAGGAATATATCAAAGCAATCTGGTTAGCGTTACATGCAAGTTATGCGCTGGAAGCATTCCGCTTTATGGTATCATTTGCAACTTCATTGGCCATGGTAGAGAATAAGATATTCATGGGCAACGGTAACATCATCAGCTTGATCCTACAAGATGAATTGCTACACAAAGGCTGGACAGCGTATTTGATCAATCAAGTAATCAAAGAAGACCCTCGCTTTGCCGAAGCTAAACAAGAATGTGAAGCAGAAGTGTATGCATTGTACATAGATGTTATCCGTGAAGAAAAAGAATGGGCTACTTACTTGTTTAAGATGGGTCCAGTTATTGGACTCAACGCAAACATCTTACGTGACTTTGTTGACTACACAGCAGTCGGTGCGTTAAAAGATATTGGTATCAAGTATCAAACCAGTGCTCCTAAGTCAACTCCTATTCCCTGGTTTAACAAGCACGTCGATACCAGCAAGAAGCAGACAGCATTGCAAGAGAACGAAAGTACAAACTATGTAATTGGTATCATGAGTGAAACACTTGACTATGATGCACTGCCTGTGTTATAATCTAACAAGGAGATCATATGATAACTGTATATTCAAAAAATAACTGTCCATTTTGCGACAGAACAAAAGCACTATTAGAAAGCAAAGAAATTCCATTTACTGTAATTAAAATGGAAGATGAACCTGGTGCCCGAGAGTTTTTAGTAGATCAAGGACTACGCTCAGTTCCACAAATTTTTAAAGACGGCGTGCTATTGCCCGGAGGCTTTCAAGGCCTTGCTGATAAAGACGAAGAATTTTTTAACACACTTAAAGGTTAATATGCTATTAGAAAAATCAAAATTTGATGCGGGTGATATCGTAAGTTTAAAAATAATCACCGGCGATGAACTCATTGGAAAATATGTCAAAGAAGACATGACCAGTTTCACTATAGCAAGGCCGGTTATGCTGGCTATGACTAAAAACGGTCCGGCCATGGCACCAGTGATGATGACAGTTACTCCGGAAGCTGACTATACTATAAATAAAGCAGCCGTGATGCTAAGTGGAACAACCGTAAAAGAAATTGCTGAACAGTACTTGTTTCAAACAACTGGTATTCAACCAGTATCAGCAGGCAGTATAATTACCTAATCAATATGCCAGCAATAGCCAGAGACGGAGACCCAACAACTACAGGACATAGCTGTGACGGTTCTACTACGGTTACAGGACCAACAGGTGCAGGCGCTAATGTCTTTGCCAATGGTATTCCAGTTGAATGTGTAGGAAATCCTACAGCAGCTCATACTATTAAAAGTGGAAGACGATGTGTTGCACATTCTGCCGCAATTAACGCTGGCTCAGGCAGTGTGTTTGTTGGTAACATTGCAGTTGCACGAGTAGGCGACTCAACTGACAGCGGTGCAATTACTGCTGGTTCACCGGACGTGTTTGCCAATTAACTTGATCTTTTTATCAGATGAAAGCATAATGTTTACATGAACATTTATTTAGACATGGACGATGTTGTTGCTGATTGGCATGCCCACGCACAACAAGTTCTTAAACTACGATGGAACAAAGATGGTGATCGTATTCCACAAGAACAATGGGATAAAGTTAAAGACGACATGCGTTTCTATCGTAACTTGCCGTTGATGGCCGGCGCTACTGAATTAGTTAATTGGTGTAGAACACATCATGCTAAGACAGGATGTGGACTATATTTCTTAACAGCATTACCACATGATTACTCAATGCCATTTGCGGCACAGGATAAAGTGTGGTGGGCAAATTCTCACTTTCCCGGTATTCCAGTGTTCTTTGGACCATTTAGTCACGACAAGTGGCGATACTGCAAAAGTCCTGAAGATATCCTAATTGACGATAGACACTCTAATTGTCGAGAATGGATCGAAGCTGGTGGAAAATCACACATTTATAAAAATTGGTCAGACTGCAAAGCCTGGCTTGACGGACAATTTCCTATACTATGAATAGTTTAGAGAAAGTTTGGGCAAGAGCAACAGGTCATTTAATGGGCCAAACAGACGAAGATCGTCCGGATATACCTATACTTTCTTTAAGAGAAGCACGTATAGCGTTGTTTTTAAAGACGTTCTGGGTGATCATACATGTGATAACATGTTGTTTCATTATTGCAAACACATTACATCACTGGTAATAACTAATATAACAAAAGGAGACTATTATGTCAGCAAACAAATATCAAGAGTTCACAAAAATCGTAGAGGCCATGGAGGCAGACTTCGAAAAGTTCTATGACAAGGAAGTTGGCGCTGCCGGCACCCGTGTTCGTAAACATTGCCAAGATTTGGCTAAGTTGTGCAAAGAAACTCGTAACGATGTTACCGCAGTTAAAAACGAACGTAAGCCTGCAGACAAGAAATAAATCAAAGGGCCCCTACTAATACAGGGGTAGAATATGATTCCAGTATCAGTTCCATTAATTTTCCCCAAAGTCCAGCCTAAAGACTGGGAAGTATGGAATAAAGTATGGGATCAAAATAAAAAATTTGTGACCAAGTCATCACGGACAAAAAACGCAAGACAAGTTTATTGGAAAGGATTCGATATCTACGTTAAAACAGGTATAGATCCAGGTGATATCATGCCGTACACATGTAACAATGTGAACTGTCCTGAATTATTTCCGTTGTTATTTGATAACTTAGATAAACTTCCCATGGAAGTTCATGTAGTTCGAGTGTTGCAAAGTGTTAATACGGTCGGTGCTCATCATGATTTTGCAGCGAGCACTGAATTCAATTCAATAAGAAGTATACTAATTGATACTAATCCAACGCAAACTTGGTGGTATGAAGATAGTAATAGTAATAAGCACTATCTAAAATTACCGGAAGAGACTAATACTTGGTGGTATCATGATCTAAGAGTAAAACATGCTACAGACTTTAATCCAGGCCACAGCAAACAATTAATTATGTATCAAGGATTGATTAAAGAATCTTTAGCATCTGTATTAACAGATAGTATACAAAAATATCCAGACTACGTTATTTACGTTTAATAAGAATATATGCAATCGGGGTTATAAATACTTTATATTTAGTGAGTAACAAAAATGGCATACAGCAATAAGGTGATAGACCACTACGAAAACCCTCGTAATGTCGGATCTTTTGACAAGGGTGATCCTGATATTGGTACTGGTATGGTTGGCGCACCTGCTTGTGGCGACGTAATGAAGCTACAGATAAAGGTGGATCATGATACAGGTATTATTACAGATGCGAAATTTAAAACGTATGGCTGCGGATCGGCTATCGCGAGTTCGAGCCTCATTACAGAGTGGGTCAAAGGAATGCACATCGATAAAGCCGGAGAAATTAAAAACTCCGAAATTGCCGAAGAATTAGCCCTGCCGCCGGTTAAGATACATTGTTCAATTTTAGCAGAAGATGCTATCAAAGCAGCCGTAAATGATTACCGTAACCGACACAGCGTATAAAAAGATTAAGCAAACGTTAGAGCGCCGTGGCAAAGGCGTAGGCATCCGTGTCGGTGTAAGAACTACTGGCTGTAGCGGCTTAGCCTATACCTTAGAATATGTTGACGAGTACAAATATGAAGAAGGTGTTACTAACTTTGCTCAAAAAGACTTTGTAGTATTAATAGATGCTAAAAGTTTAGTTTACTTAACTGGAATAACCATGGATTGGGTCCGTGAAGGACTCAACGAAGGATTCGACTTTTCAAACCCAAATGAGCGTGACCGTTGCGGGTGCGGCGAATCTTTTAGGATATAATATGTGGTCAAGAAATCAAACTAAACTTTGGATTTCTCAATTAGAACACAGAATTGAAGATATAGAGTATTATCTTCGACGCACAGTTGAATGGTGTGAAGCCAATGATGTCTACAGCGATCGTGTTGTATTTGCCTGTGCTGTGATGACAGCTGCCTGGGTTAGCCATATGCGAGACGAACCGTTAAGCAAGCATGAGATTTTTGAAATCTTAGGCATAGAAAACTGGCAAAGCATAGAAGATGGCATTTATGAATTTAATCCAGAATATGCATATTTCGAGCATGAAGAATTGCTCGAAATGGTAGCTAACTCGTTTTAGTTGACAGAAGTCGAACAAGGCTATATACTATAGCTTGTGTTTTAACTTTTGGTGAAAATATGACAATGCATTTAGAAGGCCCGTGGCTCAGTACCACAGGCAAGAAGAAAGGTAAAGTAAAATTTGCCAGCGCAGAAGCAAAAAGGAAAAGCGAGCAATTGGATAAAGATTGGAAAGAGCTTCAAAAACGATGGGGAGTAGAAGCTGAAGAAAAGAAGCGCAAGCGAGCATTGTGCGCCGAACCCTTAACAGGGAATTACTCGCTAAGTATTCCTGCTAACCGAACAACAACCCATATTAAAAGTTTAGGGCAGGATAATGGTGTTGCTACATTAGCACCAGCTAAGGTCTATACCGGAACTAAAGTTAAAGGTATTGCAACAATGCATAAAAGCAATGCAGTACCGGTGTTTAGCGACGAAGAAGCTATTGATATTAGCAAAATGCGTAGATAACTCGAATCTATTCGAGATAACTACTTACTTAAGGAGAAAACTATGGAAAAAATGATACGTTTCAGTATCTTTGTTATTAGCTTCATTCTAATAGCAGGTTTGATACAAACCGTGACAGCCAGGAAATTTTCGTCTCTGGAAAATTTAGAAGCTATGGCTTCGACAGAAATTATAACAGCCAAAGATAGAGAAAGACAATTAGATTGTTTAGCCAAAAACATTTACCACGAAGCAGGATATGAGTCCTTCGAAGGTAAAGTAGCAGTAGCACAGGTAACAATGAATCGAGCAGCATCTGGAAAATTTCCCAGCGATGTCTGCGGCGTTGTTTACCAAAAGAATGTGTTTATGGAAAAAGTAGTTTGCCAATTTAGCTGGTACTGCCTAAATGGTGGCAAAGCAATTATTAAGAACACGGCAGCATATAATGAAAGTTATGAAGTTGCTAAAAAAGTTCTATTAGAAGGATTCCGTTTGGACACAATGAAGAAGGCCATGTTCTATCATGCCGACTACGTTAATCCAGGTTGGGGTAAGCCAGTAATTGGTAAAATTGGTCGTCATATTTTTTATAAGGAATAATCATGGATTTTAATGTTGAAACAGTTAGAACATTTGTGCGAGAAAAAGTCGCCCATGTATCTGCCGAAACTTTGGGTTGGTTAGCAGTAATTGTAATCCATTCAGCAACCATTCCAAGTTTGTTGGCTGTGATGGCAGGGCTTACTGATAAGATGCCCAGCGCAGACATTATATTGTTAATGTGGACAGGATTGACTTTGATGTTTGTCAAAGCCGCAGTCCAAAAGGATATGCTCAATGTCATCACAATTGGCGTAGGATTTATCATCCAAAGCGTATTGATGGTTTTGATATTCTTTAAGTAACCAAATATCATTGACTAACAATGCCTCTGATAGTATAATACATGCTACAGAGGCTTTTTAATTTCACACACACAGAAAGGCAAATATGAAAAACTTTGTTATTGGCGCAGTCTTTGGACTAATACTTGCTACCGTAGGATTCTCGGGCGTTGCTCGTATGCTTGACCGAGGAGTCGACACTATTAAAACACACTCACAGGAGATGGCAAAATGAAAAAGTTTATTTTAATTCCTATCATAGCCGCACTAACTGCCTGCTCAGGCATGAAGACCGTAGAAGAACGCAAAGCCTATGCAATGCCAGATTGGTATACAGAATGCCAGCAGAGTTCAGTTAAAGGTTGGTTTTGGTGGAAGAAAGAATTTGCCAATGCCTGCGGCGGTGGAGAAAGTGTTTATGCACAGGCTGCCGAAGAACAGATGTACGCTATTGCGATGAACAACTTTGCCAAGCGTATTAACAGTGAAGTTAATAGTGAAACTGAGATTAACTTTGTAAACGATAAAAAGTCCACACGAACTCGAATTTCGTATGTGGTAAAAGATACTACTATCCGCGAACATCTGCGTACTGAAACTGCACATTTTACCATGGGCGGGAAACATTATACATTTGTTAGACTTGAGATGCCTAAATCTACATTTGATCAACTTATTGCAGAATCTAAAGCGAGAAAGCAATGAAATGGCTAATTGTTCTTGCAGTGATAATTACAGCCGCAGGCTGTAGCTCATCACCTAAAAAAGTAGCAGGACAATTTTGTCATACAAAGAAGATAGTAGAAGTAGATAACGGCAGTGATGTTTCAAGTAAAACTACTGTTATCTGCTCCGACGACCCAGTTGATCGAATAGTTATGGCACGAACTGGAATCTCGTCAGATTGCGGAGAATTTAGATACCTTACTAATTTAAGGGGACAAACAGTTGAAAGACGTACTTATGCGTGTAAAAAATGGGACGGTACTTGGGAAATTGTGCCTACTGTTAGTCCTTAATCCTGTATATGCACAAAGTCCTGCGTTTGAATCACAAACTGTAGGCATTGCATGGGTAATGAACAAATGGTTTGGTACATCATTATCTAAACAAGATTTAGATAATCATAAACAAGCCGTTAATCATGCGCTAAATAATCTTGACAACGGTGAAACTGTCACATGGCGCAGTATGATTGACGACGCAGACGGACAAGTAAGAATTGTTTATACGTGGCCAGCCAGCGGCACAGTATGTAGAAGAATTTATAGTTTTATACGTATAAATGACAAAGCTAATAGCTATCAAGACACCGCATGTCTTAATACTAATAGAAGGACTTGGACTTTTGTTGATAAATATTAGAATAACATAGGAAGCTAAAAAATGGCCTCAGGATTTCAACAAGACACAAACCAACTATCACCAGATTTTTATCGTGTGGTAATTACAATGACCGGTGGCACTGCTACATGGACAGCGGCAGCACCTGCTAATGGCGCAGTAAACCCCTACAATTGGGATAGCTACACTACATTACCTTCATCTGAAGTAAACTCACTACGATTAAGTCGTGGCAATATGCGCTGGCAAGCAATTATTGAAGAGTTATCTAAGCATAGTGATGCTCAAATTATTGATGTAGAAGTAACCAGCGCCGGCGCAACAGATGCTAACAATGTTCCTACTAACATTGCATTTACTGTAAAATATGACAGAGATGATTTTGTATTAGGTGCAGTTCAAAAAGTTGCTACAACATTTGCACCTACTACAGGTGCCGCTGTTACAATCGACACTACAGCAAAAGCAATACGTTATCTTGTAGCACAAGGTATTCAACGTGGCGGCACCTCAGGCTATACACGTAAATGGAATACATACGACACTGTAGGAACAGCAGGCGTACTGTCATCAATTACAATTCAACGGCCTGATACCGATGGCGATGTATATGATGATGTTTCTGTTCAAATTTTAGACGGAACGGAAATAGTTTCTACTGTTTAATTAATGATACTGGCGTCTTTATTACTCCTTACTGGCCTTGTCATCTCCGGAGTGGCCATCTATTATAGTGTTATTGGCTTGGCCGCTATTTTTGCAGCCGCAACTATTCCTATCTATATTATGGGAGGTAGTTTAGAAATAGCAAAATTAGTATGCGCTTCATGGCTTAAAGCTAACTGGGAACGAGCTCCTAACTTTATACGCAGTTACATGTTGGTTGCAATCATTGTACTAATGTTTATAACCAGCATGGGTATCTTTGGATTCTTAAGTAAGGCACATACCGATCAAACTTTAGTCGGCGGCGACGTAACAAGTAAGATTGCCATCTATGACGAAAAGATTAAGACAGCAAAGGATAATATAGATGCGAACCGTAAGGCGCTTAAACAGATGGATGAGGCTGTGGACCAAGTCATGGGCCGAAGCCAAGATGAAAAGGGTGCCGACAAAGCAGTTTCGATTCGAAGAGGACAGCAAAAAGAACGTACTCGTCTCCAATCTGAGATCACTGCCGAACAGAAAACTATTAGTCAACTATCTGAAGAGAGGGCGCCTATTGCCGCTGAGGTACGTAAAGTAGAAGCCGAAGTAGGACCAATCAAATACATCGCGGCTTTTGTCTACGGTGACAACCCAGATGCTAATCTTCTTGAAAAAGCCGTTACATGGGTAATTATTTTAATTGTGGTTGTATTTGATCCTTTGGCAGTTATCATGCTATTGGCAGCTCAAATGACGTTTGGCTGGTTAAAAGAAGAAAAACTAAAAGTAGTACCAGTGCCAACTTACGAGCCAGACGATGGACCGTTAACTGACGCTCAGGTTGAGCAGATCAAAGAAACTGTTTTACCAGACGAATCTGTATTAGATAAACATCCATACTTGAATCAACCATTTGCTCATTTTGAAAATTTAGATCCAATAGTTGCAAAACTTGACACACCGATTGAAATTCAATCACCGAATATCGCTGTCACTGCCGTAGTAGAATTTGTTCCTGCTACCCCCAAGGTTGAAGAAACTGAACCTACTACAGTTGACACTGTGGATCTCACAGTGAACTCATCAACTTATCAAATTCTTCCTGAACTTACAGAAGATCTAAAAAAAAAGACAACTTACATGATCAAGGAAGAGGGGCAGCAGAAGCTCAAAGAGAAGAAGAACTAACCTATGTTCAAAATGCTGAACAAGGTGAAACAACACTTTGGCAACGCATAATGAAAAAAGATCAAATGCGTTCTTCAGATAGACTATATAAAGAGTACAGCGAACACGAATTTAAAAATATTGTAGTTGATGAGACACAAGAGCCTGAGTTAGCTGAATTTGTAAAACGAATTCAAGAAAAGGGTCCTAAGTTCAGCATCTACAGTATTGATCAATTAGACTATTTTGCACAAAGAATTTATGAACTTAGGAAAAATTAATCTTATCACTCCACCAGATACGCTGTTTAATTTGAACCCCGGATATCTGTTAGTAAAACCCAGCACTAAAGTAAAGATGCAATTTCAGACTTTACTTAGTGCTTGCCCTGATGATATAAATGTATACATATATGACACAGATGAAGTAGATATTGCCTGGATGCTTAATGCAGCCAATAACTCGGACTTTGTTATTATAGATATTGACAACTGCGATGAGATAACTAAAAATTTTGTTAGTTTTATATTAGCACAACCAAATGCATACTATATGACCAATGATGAGCTAACGCCCTGGAATCTAATTAGTAGAAACAGGATATTTAATCTTGATTGGATTTTAGAAGCATTCAAAGACAAAGAAGAACCAGAAGAGGATGAAGATGAAGGACAATAACGCAATTAGATTATACGGATCAACCGTATTTCTTAGAGATGGTGACGATGTTAATCGTGCCCTACGTAAATTCAAAAATAAAATTGAGGACAGTAATAAACTCAAGGATTTACAAAAGAAAGAGTTTTACGAGAAACCCACAACAGCTCGAAAGCGCAAAGCAGCCGCAGCCAAAAGTCGTTGGGCTAAAAAGCTCAGAGAACAAGAACTACCTAAGAAAATGTATTGACATATGATCTGTATTATGCTATAATGTTAGTTCTTAATAAAGAAAGAATATAATGGCAAATACAGATATTATGATTGACTTGGAAACTTTGGCAACATCCCCAGATGCTGCCATTCTTACAATTGGCGCTGTTAAGTTTGATCCGTTCGGTGATGATGTTAATGATCCAAAATGTACAAAGTTCTATACAAGAGTTGATTTAGATAGTTGCGACAAAATAGGCTTAGTCACCAACGACGATACAATTGCTTGGTGGGCTAATCAAAGCAAAGAAGCCCAAGATGAAGCATTTGGAGAAACTGATAGAGTTGATATAGTAGACGCTATGCATCAACTTTATAAATTCTGTTGGGGAGCCAAACGAGTTTGGAGCCACGGTGCAACATTTGATATTGTTATTTGTGAGCATATTTTTCGTAAAATCGGCAAAGCAATTCCGTGGAGTTTTTGGGAAGTTCGTGATACCCGTACACTGTTTGATATTGGTATCAATCCTAACAGGCCTCCCGTACTAAAACACCATGCTCTTGAAGATGCGTGGAATCAAGCAGTAGGAGTGCAGAATGTGTTTAAAACACTACAAGGCACTACAAAATTTGACGGTACATTAATCACACCGTTAAGTGGAAAAAGATAAATAAATTTGTAGAGCGCCGTAAGGGCCTACAAATTCTTGCTTAACTAAGGAGAAACTATTATGAGCAAAGTCATCGGTATCGATCTCGGTACAACAAATTCGTGTGTAGCCATTATTGAAAATGGCGTTACTAAAGTTATTGAAAATAGCGAAGGCGCACGTACAACACCCTCAATCATTGCATATACAGATACGGAAATTCTTGTAGGTGCAACAGCAAAACGACAAGCAGTCACTAACCCAAAAAACACAATCTACGCATCAAAGCGTTTAATTGGTCGTAAATTCAAAGAAGAAGCTGTACAGAAAGATATTGGCCTAATGCCATACACTATTATAGAAGCTGAAAACGGCGATGCATGGGTTAAGGTTAATGATAAAGAATTAGCACCGCCACAAATCTCAGCGGAAGTTTTACGTAAAATGAAACAGACTGCAGAAGACTATCTTGGTTATGCAGTAACTGAAGCAGTTATTACTGTTCCTGCATACTTTAATGATAGCCAGAGACAGGCAACAAAAGATGCTGGCAAAATTGCAGGACTTGACGTTCTGCGTATTATCAACGAGCCAACAGCGGCCGCACTTGCCTATGGTGTTGACAAACAAGAAAAAACAGACTGCAAGATTGCAGTTTATGATCTTGGCGGCGGAACATTTGATATTTCTATTATTGAAATTTCAGAAGTTGAGGGCGACAAACAAATTGAAGTAATGTCTACCAATGGTGATACATTCCTTGGCGGCGAAGACTTTGACCAACGTATTATGGATTACATCGTTGATGAGTTCAAGAAAGAACAAGGCATCGACTTAACTAAGGATATGTTGGCATTACAGCGTTTGAAAGAAGCCGCTGAAAAAGCCAAGATTGAATTGTCAAGTACACAGAGCACATCAGTGAATTTACCATATATCACAGCTGACGCCACAGGACCTAAGCACTTAAATGTTACTATTAGCCGATCTAAATTTGAAAGTTTAGTAGATGCATTGATTCAGAGATCTTTGGCTCCATGCCGTACAGCATTAGCAGACGCAGGCTTACAAGCATCTGACATCAGTGATGTTATTCTTGTTGGTGGTATGACACGTATGCCCAAGGTGCAAGAAGCTGTTGAAAAGCTATTTGGCAAGGCTCCACGCAAAGACGTTAATCCAGACGAAGCTGTGGCGGCAGGCGCGGCAATCCAGGGCGCAGTATTAAAAGGCGATCGTAATGATGTATTGCTATTAGACGTTACTCCGTTGAGTCTTGGTATTGAAACCCAAGGTGGCGTGATGGCAAAGCTAATTGCTAAAAACTCCACTATCCCAACTAAGACAAGCCAGAATTTTACAACTGCTGAAGATAATCAACAGGCTGTTACTATTAGATGTTTCCAGGGAGAACGTGAGTTTACTCAGTATAACAAATTGTTAGGCGAGTTTAATCTTGAAGGGATCCCAACGCCAAGCCGTAGAGGCCAGCCACAAGTTGAAGTAACACTCGATATTGATGCTAATGGTATTATGCATGTATCTGCTAAAGATCAACTAACTGGTAAAGAAAACAAAATTACCATCCAAGGTAACAGCGGTCTTACACCAGAAGAAATCGAGCGTATGGTACAAGATGCTGAAGCTAATGCAGAGTCAGATAAAAAACTTCGAACTCTTATTGAAGAGCGAAACCAAGCCGAAGCATTGGTTAACAGTCTAAAATCTGATCTTAAAGACGTTGAAGAAAGTGAAGAGTTTAAAGATAAAATCACTCAGGAAGATAGAGATGCATTCCTTGCAGGTGTAACAGCAGTTGAAGAAGCGTTAGCAGGTGAAGATACCGATGTAATTAATAAAGCGGCTACGGAACTTGTAAAAATAGCAGAACCAATCATGAAAGTCCGTGGTGATTTACAAAATAGTAAAAACGAAGGTAAGACACCTACCACCGCTGAAACAAACGCAGAGTTTGAAGAAATCTTTAAAGATAGAAAATAAGATAGTATTTTTAAAGTAGGGCGCCTTCGGGGCCCTACGCAGTTCTTGCTTATTAAGGAGAAATAAAATGACACAATTAAGAACTATTGATGCGGCAGCTCTTGCCCATTTAAGTAGAGCATTGATCGGATTTGATCGTATTTTCAATAACATCGAATCAAAAGGAATTGGTAACAACATCAATTACCCTCCGTTCAATATACTCAAATTTGACGATACACACTACGAAATTGAGATTGCAGTTGCAGGATTTGACAAGCCTGATATATCAGTCGAGGTTGACCAGGATCAGTTAATTATTAAGGGTTACAAGCCTGAAATAGAAAACAGTGATGCTCAATACATACATCGAGGCCTCGCCGCAAGAAACTTTGAAAGAGCCTTTACTATTCCGCAGTATATGGAAGTGGGCGACGTATTGTTGACTAACGGCATCCTTCATATTAAACTTACACTTATAATTCCCGACGCTCTTAAGCCTCGAAGAATTGAAGTAAAATAAATGTAAATAATACGGGAGGAGGCAACTTCTCCCTTTTTAAAGAGAGTATAACTATGCCTACATCTGAAATTCAAATTGACGATAAAATCAAACAAAAGATTCAAGAACCTAAACGTTGGAAAGTAGTTCTCATCAACGACGATACTACTCCTATGGATTTTGTAGTTGGAATCTTAACCGATATTTTTAAGCACACTCAAGAAACAGCTAAAGATATTACAATACAGATACATAGTACTGGTAGTGGAATTGCTGGAGTTTACAGTTTCGAAATTGCAGAAGTAAAAGCAGTCGAAGCTACCCAGCTTGCCCGAGCAAGTGGTTTCCCACTCCAAATTAAAATGGAAGAAGAATGAGCTTACGAGACATTACACACGATCTACATCAAAAAGCAGAAGAAACTTTATTTGCTAAAAAGTTAGTTGGCGGAACCTTTTCTAAAGAAGAGTATGCTAACTATCTTTGGCAAATGGTATTAGTATACAACGGCATTGAAACTGCGGCAAATAGTCAAGGTATGTTAAAAAACTTACCAGACATTGAACGTACACATAAGATATATCAAGACTGTATAGAATTAGTTGGGCCGCACCATCAACTTAGATGGCTGCCTGCAACCATTGAATACTACCAGTATTTGTTAGCACTAAATTACGACGACTCTCGTAAACACTTAGTTAAGGCACACCTATACTGCCGTCATATGGGCGATTTATTTGGCGGACAGATCATTGCTAAAAAATGCCCAGGCTCTGGTAAGTTCTACGAATTCAAGGATGCACATAATTTAAAAGCAGCCATTCGTGCAGAGCTTACAGACGACCTTGGCGACGAAGCCCGTGTTGCATTTGAATGGGCAATTAAATTAATGAAAGTATTAGGAAATGAGTAACGTTTGGGAAACACTGCAAGATATTGCTGAAAAATTCGAACAGACTTTTGAGAAAACGGGCACATTAGTTAATGAGCCCGGAATGGATCGATTTAACCAACCCGGTTGGGTTAACCGCGTGTATTCAGGCGAATTGTATAGACGAGCACACATCGATATTGTAGACGCTCGTGACACTAAAGGTCTTTGGATGATGCATTGTTGTATTTTCCCACATACGCATAATCCTGCTCCGATATTCGGCTTTGACGTAATCGCAGGTAAAAACAAGATTACCGGTTGTTTTATTGACTACAGCCCAGCAGGCGACACAGCACATCCTATGATTGAATACTTCGGCGATGAAGTCAGTCGTTACGAATGGAACAAACAACGTGCATTACCAGAATGGGCTCAGCGTATTTTTAGTAAAAATATGGTAGCAGCCGGAAACGTTAGTGATGAAAGCGAACTAAAGCAGATAGCATCTTTAGCAAGTATTTTAGTAAATCACTATACAGAATGTGTAGGCGAAACTAATAACACTGCTGTAGATACATCGGCAGCACAGAACTACTATGCACAAAATCAAAAGCAAAATCCGCACACACCTAAAGTTATGGTTAGCTTAGGCCTTAGCGAAGAAGATGTAACAGTGTTCGTACAGGAATGTCTCTTCCCGGAAATACGCTAAATATTACACTATGAGATACAGTGAATTTAAATCAATCCTATTAGAGTTTGCACCGCCTACGGGCAAAGGTGAAAACGATCTTCAGATTCTAAGCAACATTATTGAAATTGTTGATCCTAACGATCCGCTTTATAGTGTTGCTATGGGTGTTATTAAGAATCTTGTTTCAACTACTAAGCAATCGATAGAAGAGCCGGCTGCACCAGCAGCTCAACCGCAAGTTACAACCCCAGCTCCTGTAGCTCAAGTACCTGCGCCAGCTAAAGAAGAACCAATAGCAGAAGCAGTCGAAGCAGGCGACGAACCGTGGTACGAATCATTTGTTGCATTGATGAGCGATCCCAAAGCTGCTGCAAAAATGTTATCAAATTTGCGTACTGATCCAGCATTACGAGACTCTATGAGAATGATTCACAAAGGACATGTTAGTGCTGTTAAGAAATCATTTACTGCTGGCGGTACAGAAGCATTAGTAACTGTAGATCAATTCTTTAAACAAGTTAAAGAATCTGCTGACTTGTTAGCAGGTAAAGCAGTGGGTATATTAGATCAATTACGTGTTTGGTATTCTAATGAATCAAAACGTGTAGGTGAGCGTGATGAGAACAATACTCGTCCAAAACCTACACAAACTGCACTTTATCAAAAGTTGCTATACCCATTAGAAAACATTTTCCAAGATTTGGGATTTAAAGACCAACCTCCTAACTTAAGAAATTTTAAAAAAGAAAGTCCTAAAATTTTAAACTTTATGAAACAATGTGAGACTGGTATTGTTGAGTTTAATGATTTGCTTAATCTTAAAGAAGGAAATATTGCATTACTAATTACTGATCCCGACTTAGCATACATATACGAAAAAATATTTGATAAGCTATTAGCGTTAGACGCAGGCCAAGGCGGTGGCGCCTGGGGTCCAGGTGAACTTGGATTATCCATTCTTTGCAAACCAGTTTCAAAATCTAAAGGCAAAGGCGATCTAAGCAGTGTTGATGCAACCGGTAATTCAGTTGATGTTGAAGTTAAGGCCAGCCGTAACGCTAACAGTGGTGGTCGATTAGGCGGTAGCGGAGTCCTTGCAGGTTCTGCTGGTAAGAAAACATTTATACCTGCACTAAAAAAACTATGCGACACAGCAGGTGTTGATCCCAATAGCATTGGTAAAAACTTTAGCGAAGAATTTAAGTACAAAACTGTTAAAGGTGTGAAAACTAAAGTAGGTACAGGCAAGACAAAAGAAACTGGCTCTGTTAAGCATACAAGCATGACAAGCCCTAAATGGTTTGATAGTTTTAATGCACAAGTACCGCCAGGTCTACAAGGCAAGCGCGGCGTAAATCCACAAGGTGCTGTGGCAGAATTTTTAATCACTGCGGTAGGAGCAGTTGTTTCAGAAAAAGGAAGACCATTCTTTGACGAAGAAATGATTGCAAGTATTCCAAATGAAGATGGTACTATTGACTACGAAAAGTTTAAAACAATTCTAACAGCCGCATGGTATCAAATTTACAGCCAAACTGACAATGTTGGCATTATCTTAGTTCTTAACCCAACTAACGGCAACTACACAGTTATTAACTCAGGTGACATGCTTACATCTGGTGACAGCAGTGTAGTTATTTCAGGTGGTATTGATTTTGACGATAGTCAAGGTAAAGCTGGCCCGCAAGTAGGCATTGCTTAAATAATAGCTGTAGATAAATCATCTCCCTCGAGTTGTAAATAATTTGCAACAACAGGGAGATTTCTTATGAGCTGGTTCAAACATAAGCCAAGACCTAAAACACCCCCAAAGCAGCACCCGCATCACTCCAGTCCATTAGCGGAAAAGATACTGAAAGAATCTAAGGACCGAGTTCGAGCGCCTAAGCCTACGAATGATCGTTAGGTGTTAAAAAATTTACACCTAACAAAAAAATAACATCGGAGTTTAATTTCCGCAAATCTATACGTAAATATATAGGTGAACAAATTTCTCACATGGAGCGAAAAACATGAAAAGAAAAGTAATAATGGGCATAATAGCCTTTCTTGCACTTTCGGCACAAGCACAAACACTAATCAATCAGGGTACCTACGACTCAAAGTCTCTGGTTGACACTAATAGTACTACTACCAGTACCAGTACGATCAACACTAACAACGTTAATAGTGGCACAGTCACTACTAACAATAACACTGCATTAAGCGGTGGCACAACCAACACTAATAACAACAACAACGTTAATAGTGGCACAGTAACCAACAACAATAATAACAACAATGTTATGAGTGGTTCAGTTACCTATACAAATAACAATAACAACAACAACATTAACAGCGGTACGCAAACATTTAACAACAACAACGTTAACACAGGTGATATGACTAACCGTAATATTAGTACCAGTACCAGTACATCTAATAATGTTAATACTAACAATAACATTAACAGTGGTACAATGACCTATAACAACAATAATGTCAGTACCAGTACAAATACTAACAATAATGTTAATACCGGCGACATGACTAACCGTAATATTAATAACAGTACTTCTACCTCAAATAACACTAACACTAACACTAACATTAATAGTGGTACAATGACTAACATTAATCAAAATACCAATAGTGGTACAATGACTAATAACAATAATAACACTAACACCAGTACTAATGTTAATCAAAATGCCAACGTTAATCAAAATATTAACAGTGGTGAAATGACCAACACTAACATTAACAAAACTGAAATAACACAACGAGTAATCCAACCTCCTCCTACGTCAGTTGCCCCAGCAATGATGAGCGGCGGCAATGCCGACTTATGCTCAACAGGAACAAGCGGAAGTATACAAACACAAATATTTGGTGTAAGTGGCGGCGGAACAGTTCGCGATATGAATTGTGAACGACTAAAGTTAAGTAAAACATTGTATGATATGGGTATGAAGGTAGCCGCAGTTGCTACTATGTGTCAAGATCGTCGTGTTTTTGACGCTATGTTGGCTGCTGGCACTCCTTGCCCATACGAAGGTAAGATTGGTTTACAAGCCAAAGCTGAGTGGGAAGCTAACTTGGATAAAATACCAAAAATAGATGAGGCAAAAATAGATGACACTTATAAGAAAGTTGGCATTGGTGCTCTGCTTGGGGCTCTTGTGTTCAAGTTATTCTAATAGTCAAACAACTGACTCTGTTACTGGTAATCTAACAAATTTTACCGGTAGTCCCACGGATACAACATCAGTCTGGAATAATGCAGGCAGTGTGGGACAACAGTTGACATGTTGGTCATATGGAGACCCTGGATATTGCGGCCCTAATCCTCGAGTAAGTGCGTGGGGTGCTGGATCTAATGTTATTAATTTTTCATACGGCACAGTAGACTTAAATCAAGTGGTCAACATAAACAAGGCATTGTCTATTGGCGGCAGTGGAGTGCAACTTAGCGGATTCAACTTTGGATTCACTGCTAAAAACGGCAACGGTTGGGATAATGGTGCTCAGGATTATTTGTCTGCCTATGTAAAATTATATGGCAGTAGCGGCAATCAAGTTGCTGCCTATGATTATACAAGTCAGACTAATAGAAGGTATAATTGGACTACTTTTAATTTTAGCGAAACATTTGCCACGCCTTATACTGCATCAACTATGGGTAATGTACAATATGGATTTGTTGGTAGAGATAACAATTATTGGGTAGGACCGTACGGCCCAGAAGTTATGAATGTAAACTTCAGTTTAAAATATTCAGTTAAGCCTGATCCGTGTATTGCTGACCCACTGTCAAGTCCCACTTGTCCAGGATATGCATTAGCCACTGTTAAAAATTCAATATTAGGATCCACAGTATCAAATGCATCTGCAACATCGTTTGTGCCTGTGACTAACTATGCATTAGTGTCTCCTGGACCGGCAGCAGGCCCAGCACTAACAGGCACTGACTTTACTAACCCTGCACCTGGGCCGCAAGGACCGCAAGGCCCAATGGGACAAGTAGGACCACAAGGACCACAAGGTCCGGCAGCAGGCCCGCAAGGGCAAGAGCCAAATCAAAATTCCGGCGGGCCACAAGATAGTCCATCACAGCCTGGCCCGCAAGGTCCGCAACAAGGTCCAGCCGCTGGTCCACAACCTGCAGGCGGTCCTCCACAACAAGCACAGTCTGCACCACCGCCAAGTTCGGGGCCAAGCCAAGCTGGTCCACAACAAGCAGGACCTGGTAGATCAAATGATGGTCCTAAGATGACACCGGGGGCAGCATTGAGTGTAGCTCGTGCCGCACAGGAAAAAGACAAAGCAGTACAAGCAACGGCTGTGCAAAATGCAGCCAAAGCATTTGAAGGTGCTGTGCAAAGTTCAAACGCCGCCAGTAATGCCGCAGTTAGCATAAATCAAGATATGAGTGCCAACAGTGCCACAGCAGCCGCACAGTTTTCCAGTCAAACAACACAGACCAGTCAGCAGACAATGACGCAATCAACACAATCTCAACTTACTACACAACAGGCTTCGTCAGTACAGACACAGGTAAGTAGAACAACTCAAACAACTCAGCAAACAGCCAGCGGTACAGGATTGACCCTTAATGTTAATCCATTTGCCTACAACCCACTAAGTTCATTTACTGTATCTAATATAGCACCGCCAACTACACAGTCCGCACCAGTGTATCAACCTCGATCAGAAGCAAGACCAGTGGATGTAGAAGCACCGCCAACACAAGTAGCCAGCGTCGGTGGCTCGGGTCGTGCTGGTAATCCTCTATCAGATATGATGATACAACCGCGTTTTGAAATGATGCAAGAAAATACACAACAAAACAGCACTGTGAATAGAAATGTACAGTCAAATGAATTAGCCAGTGGAGTTGATATTGCCACTATGGCAACAACTCCTGTGGGATTTAGTGCATATTCAATTGTGTTAAGAGACACTGCTTTTTATGAACCTAAAGAGATTTATAAAGCACAGCGAGTTGTAGACAATGTACAAGTATTGCGTCAACTGAGCAGTGATAGTTTACACAAGCGAATGGTTGACAGCCAATACAAGATGGGAGAATAACGATGGAATATTATATTGCTTTTTTAATTGTAGGAATTGGATTAGGATTGTCATCATCAAGCATTATATCGAGAGGCAGTATACGAGTACAAAATGCTAAAGATACGCTTGAAGCTAAAAAAGCATGGGTCAAGATGTTAGCAGAGCAAAATTTAGGAGCAAAAAATGACAGAAGAAATTAAAGACGTCAATACAAAGATTGACGAAGCTGAAGCGGCTGTAAAGAAATATGCCAGTAAAGACACAGTCATCAGCATTGGTGGGTATGAATTCACACCAGCTAAACTAATGGTGGCAGCTACCTTAGTAAGTTCACTACTGGGTGGATTGTATGGAGTATTTGAAGTGTACAAAGACTACATGGGCATGAAGGATAAAATTGCCAAATATGTCACACCCGACTTGACTGAAATCTATAAAAAGATGGAAGTGTTGGATGCCAACACCAGCAAAATGGTTGAATATACTGATACCATCAAGATAGATTTAAAGGGCGATGTTCGTAGATTAGAGGGCGTGGTTGAAAATGTTGAGCGTTCAAGCAAGACAGATCAACGTTTAACTGATTCAGGCATGAAGGAAATCAAGCGTGATGTTGATGGAACTGTGAAGGAAATTAAGCGTGATGTTGATGCCACACTAAAAGACATTAATCGCGAACTTGTTAAGAACCAAAAAGAACAACAATCTGAAATTAGAGCATTAAGAGCAGAAGTTGATATGAAAATCAAACAGGCTATAGATAACCCATTAGCAAACAAGTAATTCAGCTACACGTAATCTATTTGTAAATAAGTCTTTGATTTTATAGTATAAATAACTTACTATGAAAAAACTACTCACATTACTCTTTGTACTGGTTACCGGCCTTACTTCAGCACACGCTGTTGCCCAACTGGCTGGTTCAACCGTACCACTACCCACAGACATTGCAGCAATTAAGAAGAAAAACGTCTTAATCATTGCTATGACTAAAAAAGACGTTCCTCCATTCTTCAGTGGTGAAGGTGACGACATTCGAGGACTTGACGTTGAAATTGCACGCCGAATTGGTGTAATTATCGGAGTCCCTGTACAGTTTAGACGAGACGCAGAGAGTTTCGCCGAAGTTGTAGAACAGGTTCGTGACGGCCGTGCAGATCTTGCTGTGAGCAAATTATCTGTAACTGGTCCACGTTTACAAGTTGTTAGATTTAGCGATCCCTATATCAAACTTAAACAAGCAATGATTATTAATCGTCTTTGGTTGAGTCAAAATTCACAAGGTCGAGAAGTGTATGAAGTGATTAGAACATTTAACGGAAAGATATCTTTTGTCCGTAATTCAAGTTATGATACATTTGCCCGTGCAAATTTCCCCAAAGCTGTATATACTCCCGAAGATAGTTGGGATACAATTATCAATAATGTAACCAACGGCGCAATTGCCGCTGGCTATAGAGATGAGTTTGAAATTAAGAAAATTTCATTTGAAAAGCCCGAGGCAGCAATCACTACCAAAACAGTGACTATCTCCGACTCCATTGATAACATTGCTGTGGCTGCAAATGTTAATTCAGTACAACTACTCAGCATAGTTAACTATGTTATTAGAACTGAATACAGTAACATTGACACAAAGAAGTTAATGGATCGATACAAAGCTGAGAAAAAGACTCCGGCTCCTGTAACGAAATAATTAGGAAACAAAATGAAATTTAATTTAAAAAACTTCTTATCAAGTCCGTGGACTATTTTAGGGTCAATCATACTTGGAGTATTGGCAGGAGTGTATGCACCTGCACAAAGTATGAACTTTGAAAGTGTTGGGGGAATTTACATCAGCTTGCTTAAAGTTGTGGTAATACCTTTCTTACTTGCAACTATTTTAGTTGGTGTTATTAGTCTACTACAAAAAGAAGGCAGTGCCGCAATGATACGCAAAATTATCATTGGCTTTGTTGGCAGTATGTTCCTCGCCGCAGTTATTGGTGTTGGTACTGTTGCGTTGACTGGTAGCGAAATGACTCCTGCAAAACAAGCACAGCTTGGTTCAATTGTTAACGACAAAGAATCTGGAAGTGATCTTAACATTACATTAAAAGAACCGATGCCCGTTACACCGCACGTTGACCCAATGCAAATGGCACAGAAGTTTATTCCAGAAAATATCTTTAATACATTAGCCGCTGGTGAAAGTTTGAAGATTGTTATCTTCTGTTTAATCTTTGGTATTGCTTTAGGCAACATTAAAAGTACAGGACAGGAAATATTAGTGGACATGTTGAAAAGCGTTCAACAGGCCAGTATCAGTATTTTTAAGTTCTTAAACTATTTTCTACCGTTTGCACTGTTAGCAATGATCAGTAGCCAAGTTGGTAAAGTGGGTGTTGGTATTTTCTTGACCATGGTTGAGTTTATCATGCAACAGGCCATTGGTGGATTACTGGTTATCATTGCTGGTACTATTGTTATTTGGCAACGTTCGGGCCTGAGCCTAATGACTGTTATTAAAGAAACTAAGGAAACGCTGATTGTTGCTATTAGTTCACGCAGTAGTTTAGCCTGTATCCCATACGCACAAGAAGCACTACACAAGTTAAAGTTTGAAAGAACTGGTGTAGAATTAACTGTGCCACTAAGTTTCACAGTTAACCGCATTGGCAGTATTGTTTATTACGCAATTGCCACAGTGTTTATTGCCAACATCTACGGTGCACCTATGGGAGTTACTGGATTGTTGGTGGTGTTGTTTGGCAGTATCTTAGCAGGTTTAGCATCAGCAGGTACAACAGGTATTCTCACAGTTGCCACAGTGGCAGTTGTCTGTGATTTGTTAAAATTACCAAGCGAAGCAGTATTGGTATTGTTAATTGCAGTTGACCCATTGATGGATATGATTCGCACAGCAAGTCACGTACACGGCAACGTAGCAGTTACAGCATTTGTCTGCGATAAAGAGGTAACTGCGGATGGACAAACTTAAAGATTTTTTCTTTGGGTTACTGACTTATATAGGCGAAAGTCCATTTCGCCTATTCACTGTTGTATTCCTTTGCCTATTCACTTTTTTAGGATGGGTAGCCTACAGCGAAAAAGATGCCTTTATGGCCAGCTACCGTGCTCAACAAGCCATGCCAAAGATGAATGGCAAATATGAAGAAGCATACAACTTTCTAATAAAACATACAGACATAGAACTTGTGTCTATCATGGAAGTTAACACTCTATCAAATACAAGAAAAATTGCGTTCTTGGCCACACGCAATGGTGGGAAGATAAAAGACCACAATGGCTTAGATGTTGGGTTGTTTAGTAAAAACTACGATAACAACAATGATGTCATTGGCCTAATGTCTGGTAAAATTCCCTGTAGTCCGTATACAAAACCACAGAGTCTTATTGGGTTTACCTACAAAGACAATGGTGTTAACTATATGTGTCGTATTAGTGTGCCGGCAGAACCTGGTGTATTCATTGGACAAATTAGTGTAGGGTGGAAAGAACAGCCCACTGATGTAGAAGCCGCACAAACAGCACTGATCATTGCTTCATCATTGTTATTCAAAAAATGAGACTCCCTACAGTCATAGCCGTTGGTATTTTAATAATCATATTGATTGTATTATGACTAAACGATTAGGCATACTTGGCGGAATGGGTCCTGCTGCCAGTGCCGAGTATGTTGTTAGATTGATCCAACAAACTCCTGCTACCTGTGACCAAGACCACATACCTTTTGTGTTATGGAGTGACCCTATTGTTCCAGATCGCAGCACAAGTTTACTTAATAAAGATGACAAGCCGTTACCTTATCTATTAGCTGGAATTAAGGGGCTATTTTCTGCAGGTTGCAACTTAATTGTTATTCCATGTAATACCGCACATTTTTGGTATAGTGAATTAGTTAGACAAAATCCTCGAGTTACTATCATACACATTGTAGACAGCGTTGCTGATGCATTAAGAGATGTAAATGTAACAAATTCTACAGTTGGACTAATGGGCACACAGGCAACTATTGAGTTAGGATTGTATCAATACAAACTTAATAAACAAGGTTGGGATTGTATAGTACCCACTAAAGAAGAAATGGATACATTGGTACAGCCTGCTATAGATTTAGTCAAAGCAGGTGACATGATTAAATCACACGCAATGTTGATGTCTGTAGTAGATAGTCTAATTACTCGCGGAGCAACCGCAGTTGTGTTAGGCTGTACAGAGATACCGTTAGCAGTGAGAGAATCTCAGCAGGGTAATATCCCACTAATAAATAGCATTGATAGTTTAGTTAAATCTGCTATCAAACAATTCAAAAGGAGTTAATATGAAATTAACATCATTTATATTTGTCGTTGCAGTATTTGCATCAGCTTGTGTATCAGCCTGGACACCAAGCGCAGAAGAAGTTGCGTTAAGCGCAAAGGAAGATGCAAGAGAACTTGCATTGTTTAAGCTACTAACCAAGTAGTATGAAACCTACTATTGCCCTGTTTTTGTATGATCCGAAATGTTCAGTACAGTCAGGCAATGGTATTATCCGAGCTCTTAGGGACCATTATAATTTTAAAATCTTTGGTATCAACGAGTTAGAAGACGGTTTTTTTGATGATGTAGACATTGTAGCAGTTCCTGGCGGCTTTGGCGACGCTGGTAGCTTTGATCGAGCATTTAAATACAGTGGCGAACGCATTAAACAGTTTATAGCTGATGGCGGCTATTACCTTGGCATATGTATGGGCGCCTATTGGGCAGGCAAACACTACTTTGATATATTAGAAGGTGTAGATGCAGTACAGTATATTACACAACCAAATACAGATACCCGCAGACCACATGCTAAGAACATAAAGATAGAATGGTTAGGCAAACCAATGACCATGTTCTGGTATGACGGTTGTGCTTTTACAGGCGCAGGCTACTATGACACCATTGCCAAGTATGCTAATGATGACCCAATGGCTATTATACAGAACCGTATAGGCTTAATAGGTGCTCATCCTGAAAGCGAACAGTTTTGGTATGACGGCTATAGCTGGATGCAGGGCAAGTATCATCTTGGTCAACATCACGAACTACTGTTAGACTTTGTCCAGCTTTTGACAAAACAATAAGTTGACACGCTAAATACAATGCGCTATAATAAGCGTATAGTTGTAATCCCTTCAAAAAGGATGTGTTCAAGACGCGAGTTCGAATCTCGCCAGGTCCACCTAAGTAGTGTCGGGTATATCGTCCAAGTAGGACAGATGGATTCCGAATCTATAAAATGCGAGGTCGATTCTCGCTATATCCACCAGTTGGTGCGAGACTACTTAGTTGGGCCTGCTCTGGTAATCGATTGGGCAAATAGTTAGAGACGGCAACTGAGTAGGCGATGACTCTAAATCAAGCAAATCAAAGTAAATGCAACAGCAAATACATTCGAGTATTTTGAAACCAACGTTAATGTTTTCGCAAGCAATAACGAAGGTTTTGAATTAGCAGCCTAAGAAACTGCAACTCCGGGGTAGGACTTACCTTGTAAAATAAACAACCATAGACCCTTCGGGGTCTATTTTTTTGGCAGTAATTCAGTTAATAAGGTACTGAATAGTTAATAAGATAACTATTAGTATGACGACTAAGTTATTACTATATCTTAATCCTGTTGAACTACCTGGCATGTTACCGAAAGGGCATATGCCAGTCTTCCCATTATTCACAGGAGTTAGTAGATTAAATTACAAACCTGATGCATTTCATTTTAAATGCCTGTCGTCCCCAATCTCTGATATATTAAAAATACCAAACCATAACAAAACGTTTGCAACAGCATGTGACGAACGAGCAATGGAATTACTAAAATTGCCCGGTAAGTTATATGTTATGTGGAGCGGAGGAATAGACAGCACGGTTGTAATTACTGCAATCCTTAGGACCTGGCCTACTGCTGATTTAGAAAGAGTAACTGTACTGTGTAACAACGATAGTATTAAAGAAAACAAAAACTTCTTTATAGTTATTGCAAAAAAATTTAAAATTGAAATAAGCACGGATAAAATAGAACCATTGTTAGCATCTGGGCATGTAGTAACCGGTGAATTAGGTGATCAAATTTTAGGATCCGATGTTCCAATCAGTACAGCCAAGCAAGGCGAAGAAATACTATTTGAAGATTATGAAACTGGCGCACCAAAGATGTACTCCGCAATTGACCGTGCTACTGCGCTCGAATACTTTGATAAACATAGACCCATAGTCGATGAAGCTCCTTTTAAAATTAAAACCGTATTTGATTTTTGCTGGTGGTTAAATATTACGCAAAAATGGCAACATGTGCAATTAAGAATATTTGCAAGCAAGTCGTGGACTAATCCCGGTAAATGGCAGCACAAATTATTGCATTTTTTTGATACTGCGGATTTCCAAGTTTGGAGCATACATAATCACGATAAAAAAATTAAAACTTCGTGGCACAGCTATAAGTACATTGCAAAAGAATATGTAGTAGACTACACTAAAGATCAATCGTTCATGAATAAATTAAAATTACCCAGTTTGCAAAATTTATTCATCAGCAATGATTTTAATTGGGCAATTGATGAAGAATGGAATTTTTTAAATAAAGATCAAACAATAGAAAGAATGAAGGAAAATTAAATGGCAACAGATATGCAGATAGTCTATGTAGACATAGACACTGGCAGGGTAGCAAGGATAGCTGATTACACAGCACTGACTTGCCCTGCTGAGTTAGAAGAATTTTCGTGGCAGATTATGTCAAGGAAAATGTTTCCACCAGGATTTGAAGAAAACATACACATGTGGGAACTTAAAATTACAAGACAATTTAAGTCGGCTCAATCAGATCTTTCAGATGACGCTAAATCTAAAATTAAATTGCTAAGTGACCGAGCAGAATGTCTTGAGCAATTTTCTCGAATTGTAGCAGGTATGCGATTTGTACGTGCAACTAATATGTTTGGTCGTGTTGACCTTGTGCCAATGTATCGTAAAGAAATTGACAAGTATAAAGAAACTGGAGAAGTGGGCGAACTGTTAAACAGTTTGGTTGATACTGCCGATGATTTACCGATTGCCATTGCTGAGTACGAAATCAAAACTGGCACATATAATCACTTCCTACTTGCATCAGAAATACAATGGAACAAGTGGAGTAGAAAAATTAAACTTTCAACCGACCCTATTCAAACTATGAATACTATTAAGCAATCTGTGGGCATTCCTAACTAATATTACTATGACTATAATTATTAACGCACTCGATATCATCGACGCTAATGGATTAAATTTAACAGATTCAGTAGCTAACTACAAAAAAGGCAATGCTGCAAATTCTTCAAGATATACCGAAGAGCAAGTTAGCGGCCTAAGCAAATATGATGTACCTGCTACTACTGAAGAAATTGACAAAGAATTACAGTTATTGGGGTTTAATGAATTATACATGACTCGTCAAATTAAGTTGCCTGTGTTAACTGCCCTACGTGCATGCCATGGGTTAAAGTTGCCTAAGAATACCGCAGTTATTGGCACTACTCTTGAAGGCTCATCTGATGTAAAATTTGATATTTGGAAAGCCTTTGAACAAAAGAAATCGAGAATTAGTCCTAAACTATGTGCAATTGGCACTGCCAGTACTATCTGCACAACGGTTAGTAGAACATTGAAACTAACCGGCCCCAGTTTAATGATTACTCAGGCTTGTAGTGGTTTCCTAACTGCACTCAGTATAGCAGAAAGTATGCTAATTACCCGGGTTGTTGACACTGCTATTGTTATAGGTGTAGAATCTACAACTCCTATTAGTGCATTTATTTTTAACTCTATGGGCGTATACACAAAAGACAACGTGATGCCTTTTGATAAAAACAGATCCGGGATGGCGTTAGGTGAAGGCGCAGTCTGCTACGTCATAACTCGGGAAGACTTTGCACAGAAGTATGTTGCTAAGATTAAGAAAATAAGTTTGTACAACGATTTCTACAATCTAACGTCTCCGAGTCCAGACGGATCTGCAGGATTATACTTGTTACAGAATCTTGGCGCTTTTGAAAATAAGATTGACAGTTTTAACTGCCATGCAACCAGTACTAAGGTAGGCGACGATATTGAACTGAAGAGTCTTGAGCAGTTGCCTTACGAAACTTCAATCTATGGATTAAAAGGATCGTTAGGTCATACACTGGCAGCATCGGCAGGTATTGAAACTGCCTACTCAATAGTTGGTATGCAGGAAGGTTGGATACCTTATACATCATTAACTACTGATCCCCTCTTGACAAAGCATGATATTGTGTTGCATAATATTAAAAAGCAAGACACTTCAAACTTTATCAAATTAAGTTTTGGATTCGGCGGAGTCAGCGCAGGCATCTTAGTTGAAAAATAAATTAACTAAAATGCTCAGATATTAAAATAGTTCTTGACAAGAGACATAAATAACTGTACAATAGAAACAAGTTAGCAAGCAAGGTGTTCGAGGCTGTTGTAAAAATACAACAAAAAAGATATCCAAAACATGTTGACAGGGGCGTTGAGAGACGCTATAATAGATACAAGTTAGCAGGCAATGGTGCTTACTAACAAAATTTTTAAAGAGATTTAAGAGAAACAAAATGCAATCATTTAACAGACATCAGTTTAATACGATGCCCAAACAGGCAGGTGTAATAGCCTGCTCTTGGTTATCGATTAATGGACTGTCAAGTTATGATCGCACACCAGAGATTTGCCAGGGGTCCCGGAGGACCGTAGTGTAATAAAAATACACAACAACACTCCAAGGACCCCAGGATTAAAAACCCTGGGGTTTTTTGTTGCTCAAACGATTATGATAGAACAAGATAAAAAGAAACAACGAGAAGCAGAGTTTACACGTGAGCATACACTGTCTAAAGAAGATCTTCGCAAGATGATCTTAGCAAAGATGGAACGTGCAAAAGTGTATAGCAAAGCCGTTAGAAAGCGCGAGATTGCTCACGAGTGATTGTAGACCGCAAAGTGTGAATATACAGGAAACGAGGTCCTGGCTCTGCACTTAAAACACGGAGCGAACGGGCGGCGTACCGGATGGATTATCCTTATGTGGATAAAAAAATGGTTACGTATTAAAGCATTCTTTAAGAACAGGCAGCCTAAGTATTTTAGAGTGCTTTAATACACACTCTCTACTTCCCTTGATCAGAAGGACACGGCACATAGTGCTGAGAGTGTTTAAATTTGCCTCTGTAGTATAATGGATAATATACTGGTTTACGAAACCAGGGATTGTGGTTCGATTCCATACAGAGGCACCAAGTTAAGGATAGCAACAGCAAATTAAAAACTTTCAATGGAAATGAAAACAAAATGCTATCCTGTTTTATTACACTCCGGTAGTTTAATGGTTAGAACGCTGGCCTTTCAAGTCGGTAACACGGGTTCGATTCCCGTTCGGAGTACCAAATAAGTTCAATCCTTTCCCAAGTCTTATTATAAATATGATGATGAGCAAGCACTTTTATATATTAATGTTACCACAAATATTCTTAACGATATTTGCCCTTGGCGTATTGATTTTTAATTTTCATTGGCTTTACATTTTATATTCTATATTGGGTTTTTATATATTAGGTATATTTGGAAACACCATTGGGTTTCATAGATACTTAACACATCAAAGCTTTGAGGTATCAAAATTTTGGCACTATATCTTTGTTGTGTTTGGTAGTTTAACTGGACAAGGTAGTCCTATTTTTTGGACTGCCCTTCATTTACATCATCATAGACATTCTGATACACAAGCTGACTTACATAGTCCAATACATGGATTTTGGCAAAGTTCATTTCTTTGGTTTATTAAACCTACATTAGAAAATGTATCCGGATTAATAGCACCTCGCAGTTTGTATAGAGATAAAGTTATTAGATTGATACATGACCACTATTACAAATTTTATTGGGGTATTGGATTAATACTATTTTTAATTAATCCTTATTTCTTTTTATTCTTTTTCTGCATTGGCGGCTATTTCTTAATGACAGTAGCTGATAATTTAAGTAATTATTTTTTCCACAATTCTAAATATGGATACGTGAGTTACAAAACCAAAGATAATTCACGCAATGTTCCCATAATATCCTATTTTTCGTTAGGGGCAGGCTGGCATAATAATCATCACCATGACCCTAAATCTTATAGATTTGGTAAACTTGACCACGAAATAGATATCGGTGCTCGTTTAATTGAGTTAATTAAACGTTGACAATTAAATAAAATTCAATATGCCGTAGTAGTCCTCGGGGAGGGCAGTGGATTGTCTATCCATACCAGGTGGGTTCGAGTCCCATCTACGGCGCCAATTTATTGTGCGTGAGCAAGCAAGGTGTAGGCGCTTCGCTGTTAACGAAGATTGAGCCAGGTTCGATTCCTGGACGCACAGCCAAATTTGCCCTTTTAGTATAATGGTATTACACCTGTTTTGTAATCAGGTTACGGCAGTTCGATTCTGTCATGGGGCACCAAGTTAAGGATGCGAACAGCAAATTTTAAATTCAACTTTTAATTGAAAAATAAGCATCCTGTTTTTAAAAATGTTCATAAGGAGAACGACATGAAACGTGCTAAACGTTAGTGTCATCTTAGACCCCGTATGGTCCTGGATGGCACGTAAAAGAAAATATATTACGACCATCCACGCTAAACTTTAGTGGCGAAGTACCCGGCTCTTAACCGGACTAACTGAGTTCGATTCTCAGAGCGTGGACCATATGGGGGTGAAACTTTAAGGTGAAGTAACTGGCTTTTAACCAGTAAAACTCGGATCGTTCCCGAGCACCCCTACCATATGTAAACACACTCTATCCTTAGGAGACAAGTGGGCTCATGCTCATGAAGTGTGTTTACATATGGTAACGTAGCATAGTGGCTAATGCACCACCTTCATACGGTGTTTATCGTCGGTTCGAGTCCGACCGTTACTACCAATTATGTATCTCTAATGTAATGGCAGCATGACAGTCTCCAAAACTGTTCGTCGGGGTTCGAGTCCCTGGAGGTACGCCAAACAAGGGGCGTGAGATAATATCAAGACGATCGTCGCTGGAGCACCTACCCAGCACAAATTTTAGCCAATTAGCTCAGTGGTAGAGCACCGTCTTGATAAGGCGGGGGTCGATGGATCGTTCCCATCATTGGCTACCAAATTGTTGGGGCATTGTGTAATGGTAGCACAACAGACTTTGACTCTGTTAGTTTAGGTTCGATCCCTAATGCCCCTGCCAAATTTTCTATGGTGTCCTTAGTGTAGTGGCCTGCACCCCGTTCTGTGAAATCGGTAGTACCGGATCGATACCGGTAGGATACCCCAATTTTTAATGCCAGCGAGACTTGGTAGTCAGAGAGTCCTTATAAGACTTTTAGCGCCAGATTAGCGTTCTTGAGAGGGTTCGATTCCCTCCGCTGGTACCATACAATACCCCCTTACGCTAATTGGTAGTGCGGATTCTCTCAAAAGGAGTTGGCTGTCTGTTCGAATCAGACAGGGGGTACCAATACAATTTATTGCACCTTTAGCTGATGTGGTCATAGCGGCGGTCTGAAGAGCCGTTGAAGTTGGTTCGATTCCAACAGGGTGTACCATTTTTATTGCGGCGGTAGTCTAATGGAAAGGCAACACTCTTCTAAAGTGTTCTATGTTGGTTCGAGTCCAATTCGCCGCGCCAGCATTCGGAAGGTTATCAGGGCTGGGCCCTGCACTGTCTTGAAAACAGATGGACTGCGAAAGCGGTTGGAGTTCGATTCTACCATCCTTCCTCCAAACTTATTTAGATTCAGGTTCCCACATTATAACATGCTCTTTATACTGTTCAGCAGATCTCAATATCAATGGTTTAACTAAATCAAAAAACTTTTGTTGATTATTCAGTTTACTGGTAACAAATGCAGCAATCCTATTAGTGCCTAATTCTTCGGTATAAGTTGCGTGTGCTCCTCGTATGTTATTAAGAAAATGACATTGTCTATCAGATAGGATCTTACATTCAAATACTTCTTTTTGAAGATATGTGTCTTCATCCATAGGTATTGGAATGTTAAGTCTTTTCTCATAGGGTTCTTTCATCCTACGAATTAGTAGTTTGTTTTTAGTAACATCCTCTATTTCAAAGAATATTCGTAAACCTGAGATATCACCGTCATTATGCCAAAAGCCTAAACCTTTATGGTTTTCTCGAATAGGCAAGAATATTACAAGACCAAGTTCTTCAAGCGGCAAGTCGAATGCTTCGTACAGATATTTAGAAAGCTCAGGGAATTGTTTATCAAATCCATTGAGCCATCCCGGACCTGTATCAGTCATATTAATATATGCAACAGTTAAATCCCAAGGGTAGTTTTCAACTACTCGTTCTGCTATAAGTCGTGTACTTGCAAGGATATTTTTATATCTGGCAAGCGGGCCATAATTGTTAGCTAACCAATTTCGTAAATCTTCAATTTGGTAATCAGGTTGCGGCTTTACAGCAAGCGGTGTATATAATATATCTAAGATGTCCATTGTATTATCCATTATTAAATTTTGCTAATCTTGCAAAGACTAACGCTCGTATTATCCAAGCCGGCGGATCAATTTCGTACCATCGTCTACTAAAATTCCAATTCTTAGGATCATCATGATGATTCTTATGCCATGCTTCACCGTTGTTAATATTAATCAGCGCAAGTATTAGACTATTAGAACTACCAGCAGTATTGTCTATAGGTAATAGAAACTTTGGAGTGTTGTGTCCTAAAGAGTTTATAGTATGCATTTTAATAACATTTACGCCAAGGACTGCGATCCAAAAGAATAATAAGTTAGGGTCTATTAAAAATAATACTAAGAATAGAATTAGATTAATAGTCCAATACTGTTTAGCAAAAAATAACTGATGTTTGTCACGCATGAGATCAGTTATGTATTGAATTTTAATTTCGTTAAAGTAGGATAGAAAATGTATTTGTAATCTTGATTTAAAGTACGGACTATGTGGGTCTTTGTCTGTATCAGTATGCCGATGATGTTCTCTATGCACAGAAACCCAACCAATACTGTTACCCACTAACAGAACTGTGAACATAAACAGTCCGTAGATTTTAACAACTAAATTTGGTATCCATGCTTTGTGTGTCCATGCACGATGCGCAAATAGTGTAACATGTATGGCTGTAAACCAAGAAGTCAAGTATAATGTTAATATTGATTCTAAGTTTAAATTTAAAAATATCCAAAATATTGACACAATAGGAAATGTTATTCCTACTGTAGACAGTATTATAGGGTCGATAGTTGATCTATTCATGATCTATTTATAGTTAGAATATATGCGGTGGTAGCCCAATAGGCAGAGGCAACAGACTTAAAATCTGTCGAGTGCGGGTTCGAATCCCGCTCACCGTACCAAATTAAACTTCAACCAGGACGTCTGAAAATTTATCGATCGCTTCCTGCCATTCTGTAATAACCAAATTAGTTCGAATACTAAAACACCATCGGGGAGTTTCGGAATAGTTTTCTGCGTTGTGTGGTATGTCAGTTCTTACCAGTGTAGGCTCGTCAATACTGTATCTTGCAATTTCTTGAACATACTTTTTCTTCCAAGTAGGAATTGGATAAGCAAGTGCAGCCGGCTGGGCCTTAATTGGCCAACCATTTTCGTCAACAGTTGGATCGATAGGCTCATACCAAATCATGCTACTGCCTCCTGGCTCTCCTACTGTCCAGTTAATTGCAAAATTAGCATGTTTTCCTGTTGTGACATTTCCCCAGTCTGCGTGTATTCCGCCCGGAAGACTTCCGGGACATGCGTAGAATATAAAGATACAACCTATATCGAGATCTCGAGCAGTCATAAAATCTACAAGTTCTTTACTGAGAACATCGAGAATAGGCACATATCCTGCGCCACCGTCGGGTCCGTTAAATCGGTGTATCCACTTATTGTGTGTAGCACAATTTAATGCGTTACCATGTACATCTTTTTCAACTGGGATATATGGATTATCAACATTGTACTCTGTGCCTGGTAATTTGAATGTAGGTGCTAATAGCTTGTTGGTAGGGATTGGAAGATTGAGTTTAAAGTATGGTTTAGTCATACTATTATTTACTCAAGATTTATTATTCTTGAGCCAAAATGAGTTGACGCATTACAGCGTTGATGCTATAATATACACATACTAAGCAATTAGTCTTGTTCCTTAAAAATTTAAAAGACATTGTGCTCGATTCGTCTATCGGTTAGGACACCAGGTTTTCATCCTGGGAAGAGCGGTTCGACTCCGCTATCGAGTACCATTTGTTATACATACCCGGAAAAAAGCTGTGTTCACCAGCTTAATGTCATCCGACGCAATATAGGGGAGTGCCGGCTCACTTAGACATGGTCTAAGGTTAACCTTAACAGGATGTGGAAATCGTCGAATCATAGACTTAGCGGTCTTAGTAATAAGCGTTCCAGGGAGTGTGAATTCCACAAACGGCAGTAGGGCGATTACTGTCCATAACAGGTATGTATAACAAATGGAGATGCGGCTACGATGGTGGAGTGGCCCCGGACTGTAAATCCGGTACTTAAGAAACGCAATAGGTTCGAATCCTATCATCTCCACCAATTTTATAGTGCGGTGACAGAGTGGCCAATGTACCGGATTGCAAATCCGTAAAGCCGTGGGTTCGAGTCCCACTCGCACTTCCAACTTCGGTCCGATAGTATATCGGTTAGTATTTCGCACTGTCACTGCGAGGAGACGGGTTCGATTCCCGTTCGGACCGCCATAATAATCTGCATATATGGGCTACGCAATAAATAGCAGTAGAGAACATAGGAATTCTTATGCAGATTTTTGAACATCATGTGATATTTGACGAAGTTACATACGACAGAACCGAATTAAAAGATTGGTTTGAAAGCGTAAGACAATACAGAAATGATTTTGGATCAGTTTTAAATAGATTTAGAAAAGAACGAAATCCCTCAAATTTATCACACGGTAAAGAATTTCAAGATGGATTGTTTGATACAATCGATACTGCTGGTTTTATAGGCAAACAGGTAAAAGATTTTGAACCTATTAAGAAATTAGTAAGCAGATTTAACTTTGATCAGCCATTGACTGGTCCGGATGTTGATGTGCTTATATACAAGCCCGGATATGTTTTTAAGCCGCATGTTGATTACCACATGCACTGCGGTATTATGTTTCCAATTTACCCTGATGAGGGTGCAAGTCCTATAGATTTTTATAGACTGCCAGAGGGTGAAACATGGGAACGTGCAAAAGGTTATGCTCAGGCAATTAAACCTGACAGAGATTTAATTTATAGTTATCACTACAGTCTTACTCACCCAAGTATGTTTAATGGTGATATTATTCATGGAGTGAGAAATAATGACAAGGAACGTGTGTTCCTTAGATTTAAATGCTTATCAATGACTTTTCAGCAAGTTATCGATAAAGTAAATGAAGGTAAACTTATAACGCCCCGGTGACGGAATTGGTATACGTGTTGGTCTTAGAAGCCAAATTTTGGGAGTTCGAGTCTCCCCTGGGGCACCAAATAAAGGAGCAGTGCTATGTCAGCTAAAGAAACGCTTGAAAAAGCATACGGTCATATTCCTAAAGAAACTACACCTTCTTTAGAATCGTTTGATCTACCAATTAAGTTACCATCCTATATTCGTTGGTTATTTTTAAAGAAAATAAAGGATAAGAAAACTAAATGAACAGTATCGGATCAATTAGAAACTATACTCTGCAGACAATTTTTGTACAATATTTGATTGCTGTATTAGCAATAGTGCTATTAGTTACAGAGCAAAATTACATATGGTTATCAGTTTCATTTTGTTCATGGTTTTTGTTTTACGTAGTAGGAGAAGGTATCTTTTTACATAGATATTTTAGCCATCAGGCATTTGAATGCAAATCGTGGGTTGCCCGAGTTGGATCAATATTTGCGGCATTGGGAGCATTTGGTAGTCCTATATCTTATAGGATAGTACATATAACACACCATGCCAAAAGCGACACAGCCGAAGATCCACACAGCCCTGTTGAAAATTTTTGGAAAGCATTTATGGGTTGGCAGCTTACAAAACATCCTATGAAGCTTTCTTTATTATTAGGAAAACGATTTTTATCAGATAAGTTTTATTTGTTTATTGAACAACATTCTATTAAAGTTTGGTGGTTGGGTATAGTGGTTACGTTAGCAATCGACTGGCACTTAACTGTGTTTATGTGCCTTGGATCAAGTATTGGAATGTTAACTACAAGTTTTACAAATAGTGCAGGACACATGTGGGGTTCAAGAAGATTTGAAACTAAAGATAATAGTAGAAACTTTGCATGGTTCAGTTGGCTTTGCTGGCAAGGATCAGGTGCATTGCAGAATAATCATCACGCCCACCCTTCAAGACATCATGATAGCCATGCATGGTATGAGTTTGATATAGGAAAGTGGTTGATACCACTAATAGGTAAAGTATAAATTGCGGCTGTAGCTCAGTTGGTAGAGCATCACGTTGCCAACGTGAATGTCACCGGTTCGAACCCGGTTAGCCGCTCCAAATTATCGCAGAGTAGGGGAGTCCAGCCGTCCCCGGTAGTCTCATAAGCTACAGATCGCAGGTGCGAATCCTGCCTCTGCAACCAATAAATATAATATGCAAAAAACAGAACCATTGTGCTGGGTACCGTACTACAGCATTGAAGTAAATCCCTATGGTGGTGCAAGGCCTTGTTGTAAGTTTATAGGACCTACTCCATACGATGAAAATTTTGTTGCCGATTTCTTTTCAGAAAAGTTAGTTGCATGGCGTAAAGATCACTTTGAAAGTGGCAGGCTACTCGAAGGATGTCGAGCCTGTGATGTTCCTAAAAATAATTATTCTTTTAGAAAATTTTCAGAAGATAATTATCGCAAGACAGGATGGACTGCTCCTACTACACACCAACTTAAAAAAGTAACAATTGCACTTGACAATGTCTGTGCAAGTTCTTGTGTGATGTGCGGTTCTCATTTTTCCACTACTATTGGAAATTTACTAAAGACTGCGGATATTAAAACTTACCACAGATTTGTAGAAATTAATAAAGAACATCCAATTAATTCAAAATCTAATTTTGAGGAAATTAACAATCATCTCAATGATTTAGAAGTAGTACATTTGTACGGCGGTGAGCCATTAATAAGTCCAAACTTTCTAAAGTTTATAGACATTATCTCAAATGCACCTAAGCTAAAGATATTGTCATTATCTACAGGTCTTAAGCAGATTAAAGAAAGCCATTTACAAGCAATTGCAGAAAAGTTAGCAGAATGTGATATACAAATAAATGTATCTATTGATGCACCATTAGACTTAAATTATTGGATACGAGGTATAGACCAAGACGAATTTAGAGAAAAATTTATACTTCTTTCAAAGTATTTAAATCCATCAGGATTTCAAATTACTATAGGTGCTTACAATGTATTTGCATTGCCGGAGTGTGTTGAAACTATTACAAAACTCTGGAGTAATACAACAAAATTTCCAACCTTGATGAGTTCACCTATTATTGCTCCGGAGCAATTACGTGTTGCACAATTGCCAGAAGCAATTAAACAAAGAGTAAGAGATAAGCTCAATGCATACTTAACCAGTGGTAACTGTCCGGGGATAGCACGACGAATGATCCTTACAGGAATAGAACTTACTAATGCACCTCCCACAGAAGAATGGGATAACTGCGTTGAATATATGCAAACATTACCAGCATTGAGAAATCAAACCGAAACCTTTGATTTCTGGATTAACAAGTATCTAAATTGATATACGGTCTTTGGTGAAATGGATATCATCTTTGTCTTCGAAACAAAAGTCGTGGGTTCGACTCCTGCAAGACCGGCCAAAATATTTGACAGCTCTTAGCTAATGTTGTATAATTACAATAGTAGCTGTGAGCAAATAGGCAAAGCTCCCGCTGTACTTATAGTACAGAATGGGGTCGGGTTTAGAATATAATTCAAAAACCTTTGGAGGTTCGAAGCCTCCCAGCTACACCATATAAAAGCACATTTAGCATAGTTATAAGCTATGCACTTGGAAAGAACACCTCCGTTGCGAAAAGTTCTAAGTGTGCTTCTATATGGAACGGTCCTATAATGGTATTAGAGCAGATTGCTAATCTGTCGCTCGGCGTAATCCGGGTTCTGAGTTCGAGTCTCAGTCGTTCCGCCATAAAAAGAGATAAGTAATAAGTTATTCCCTAATAGCTCAGTTGGTAGAGTGCCGGACTGTTAATCCGTTGGTCCGTGGTTCGAGCCCACGTTAGGGAGCCACAAATAAGGGAAATATTATGGTTACAAAAAATGATATAACTGGAGATAGCATTCAAACAAAGGCTGCTACACAATTGTATTGTGATAATTACGATAATATTTTTAGAAAACCTGATCCTCGAGAAGTGCAAGATGCAATTAATGAGGATGAGGAGTTTAAGCGTATTGAAGAAATGCAACAGAGATAACGGGGGTATAGCTCAGCTGGGAGAGCAGTAGCTTTGCAAGCTAAAGGTCGTCAGTTCGATCCTGACTATCTCCACCAACTATTATAGGAAAATTTATTATGAGTCAAACAGAACACGCAGAACATTCCCACTTTGATGAGCCTGCAAGCCTGAATAACTGTGAATGCGGGCGCAGTCCAAATGGAAGATGTATCGGATGGCATCGATTAGACGAAGCTACTTATCAAGTACGATTAGCACAGCACAATTTAGAACTAACTACTCTTGTGCCGCCAATTGAGTATGCTGAGCCTGCTCCTCAAACATATACCTGGACTAATCCAGACACACCAGCAGAATCTGCACCAGAATAAGGACAACTAAAATGGATTCATTAACATTACCATGCAATTGTGGACGTAGCGATTCAGGCTATTGCCTTGGAGATCACGTATTTACTGCTAAACCGCCAGAAGGCTATACTGGAGCATGGACTCCTCCATGCTCCTACGATTTAGCACAAACAGCCATTGAACAATTAGCAGCCGCAGAATCTGCACCAGAATAAGGAAATTTATCATGAGCCAAACACCATGTGGATGTGGACGTAGTCCAACCGGGTATTGCGTAGGTTGGCACAGTTTAAGTGACGACGATTTTGATAAAAAAATCGACGAGTACAGAGCTGCTAACCCAGAGCTATATCAAGAAGATACACCTGACGCTTAATTAATACAAGCCCTTATAGCTCAGCTGGTAGAGCACCTGATTTGTAATCAGGTTGTCCCGTGTTCGATTCATGGTGGGGGCACCAAACAAAGATAACAGATGAAAAAATTAGCAGTTGTAGGAAGAGGCACAGTTGGTTGTATGACAGCGGCCCATTTTCTTAGACATACCGATTATGCCATTGATTGGATCTATGATCCGGCAATTATACCTGCCGCAGTCGGTGAAGGCACCACATTAAATTTCCCAAGAGCATTGCAAGAAAATTTAATGTTTGATAGCAATGACATGATCACATTGAATGCTACACCTAAGGTGGGCATTAGTAAACGAAATTGGGGAACTTCTGAAAAAGAATTTCTGCATCCGTTTCCGATTGGAGCAGTTGGTATACATTTTAGTGCTGTAACATTTCAAGATTATGTATTTGAAAAACTAAAAGCAAACTCCAGAATAAATTTAATTGAGAAGAATATCAATGAACGGTACGGCATCGACGCCGATCATGTTATAATGTGTACAGGATCGCCGACAGAATTTGGCGAAGAATATAGATTGGCAGAACACATTCCGGTCAATGCCGCTTTTGTTTCTCAATGTCCTTGGGACCATCCGAGATTTAGCCACACACTTACCTATGCTATGTCATGGGGTTGGGTATTTGGTATTCCGTTACAAAATCGCTGTGCAATTGGTTACATATATAATGATAAATTTGCCACAGAAGAACAGGTAAAAGAAGAAGTAGCAGAACTGTTAAAAGAATTAAACTTAGTTCCGTCTGTTCAACGTTCAATAAAGTTTAACAATTATTTTAAAAAGAACAATTTTTCCGAACGTGTAGTGTATAATGGAAATGCATCTTTCTTCTTAGAACCTTTAGAAGCAACTTCCACAGGACTTGCTCACCAGATTAATCTAATGGCCGCAGATGTGTTTAATTCTAAAACAACAGCAGAGCGTGCAAATTTTGGTTACGCAAATTTAATTAACGAAATTGAAGGCATGATTAGTCTGCACTACTTTGCCGGTTCTTCATACAAAAATGACTTCTGGACCTACGCAGAAAGTTTAGGCACAAAGAAAATTAGTCAGTTGTTATCAAAAGCAAGTCCGTTTGCTAAGATGATTATCACAGCACTTACATCAACGAGTGCATTTGATACTAACGGTGAAGTAGGTACATGGACCTTGCATTCTTGGAAATACAATATTAAAGAACTTGGTATAACAGAAAAGTTAAAACTATATCTTAAATAATAAACACCTGCGGGATTCGTAAAATGGCATTACCTTAGATTTCCAATCTAATGTCGGGAGTTCGATTCTCCCATCCCGCTCCATTCAATTATGAGTAATATACTGTTTTCTAAAGTGAATCTTCCAGAGTTTGATCGCAATGCAGTTGCGTCAGAACTTATAAACGTTAACCAAAACTACTGGTGGTGGGATGAATATCGCGCCACCAGTATGTTGCCTTTGATGACTAAAGGTGGGAAACAAGGTAAGGCAGGATCAGATAACAGATCCAAAACTGCAGATTTCCAATGGGTTAGTTATACACCGCTAATTTTAAGAAACTGGTTTGATGATTACGTATTCCCTTGGATGGGGATGAAATCGAGAGTTATGGCTTTGATGACCAAGCCAACCTTTGCTAATAATGAGCACATTGATTGTGACAAGAAAGATATGGGGTCACAACAACATAAATTTAGAATAGTGTTACAAGGCAGAACTGACACTTTATACTTTGTTACTGATAAAGGTAATATACATGCTCCAAACATAACTGGTCCGTTTATTATGGACGGGAGTTGGCCACATGGTATGACCAACTTTACAGACGAAGTAAAATTAACAATTGCCGTAGGTGCGCCATGGTGTGGTAATGATAGTTACTCAAATACCGTTGACATGTTGTTAAAAAGTCAGTATAATATGCTGAGTGAGATAGATAACTTTTTTAAGAGATAATATGAATAATAAATTAAGTCGTGGACCTCAGATTGATATTGAGCAATGTGTTATTAACGCAGGCAATAACAGATTCGATCTTGTTATTATGGCAGCGGCACGTGCAAAAGAACTTTCACGTCGTCATAAGCAAAGTGAAAGTAAAGAACACATATATACGCCCATAACTGCATTACTTGAATTTCAAGAAGGCAAATTAGGTCCTGATTATTTAAAAAGAATTAGATAACAAATGAATACCCAGACTATCTTTGGTCATAAGATATTCCTATCAAAGTGTCCTGATGAGAGCATTTATAAAAATAAAACTCTATCTGACTCGATAGAAATGGTGTACAGGATTCCTGACATCAAGAATAAAGTTGATAGATCGCAAATAGGCGAAGCACTTACTTCGGTAGGTATCGATTTGCACATTGCCAAACTTCCAGGAATGGAAAGACTAATGGAATGGATTGGAACACAATTACAATTAGTAGCAGATGACAGGGGCATAAAAAAGCCAAGATATGTAATGCCAAGAGCATGGACTAATAGGATGCTGAAAGACTGCGAAGGTCGCTGTCATACACATCCAGAACAAGCAGACGGTGTTGTTATTTTTTATTATCAAGTGCCAAAGAATAGTGCAGAGTTAGTGCTAATTGATGGCGGAGTAAATGGTTCTGAGCATCACGAGTATCCAGGAAATAAAAAACACTTTATAGTTCCCAGCGAAGGACAATTAATAATTCACCCGCCGGGTGTTCCACATGCCGTAAGCCGTCACAATAGTGATGATCCAAGGACATGCTTTATATTTGAATTTGTGTTTATAGATTAATAGTTAAAACAATTGACACACTAACAAATATACTGTATAATAAGAATACTAAACAAAGAGACTACAATGAAACCAGGTAAAACATTTAAAATTAGTAAGCAAACAAAAAGATTCATGTGTACTATTACTAATGCAGAAGATCGTAATGCATTTAAACGTGCAATGATCGACGCAGAACTTTGTGCTGACGTTCAGCCAAAACGAGAAAAACGTCCTTCAGGCCCGCAAAGTAACTAAGATAATTTTGCCTGGTTAGCTCAGGGGTAGAGCGTCTCCTTTACACGGAGAGGGTCCGCGGTTCGAAACCGTGACCAGGTACCAAACAAGGGTAGTATGAAAGATGACTATCAACAACTCGTTTAGAGTCATTTGGGTGAGAAGCCCATCCAAATATTCGGAGTGTAGCGCAGTCTGGTAGCGCACCTGGTTTGGGACCAGGGGGTCCAAGGTTCGAATCCTTGTACTCCGACCAAAAATACTTTTAGGCATTTAGCCAAAAAGAGTAGACAAGACAGTGCAATACTGTTATAATAGATACATAGCAAGTAACAATGCTAAAGAGTTTTAGGATCGGTACAGCAACATTCATATACTATGAACTGTTAGACACTGTGGTAGAAACTGGAGCAGAGTGCGTAAAAACACCGAGCGTTGAAGGGGTCTATTGAAACAAGACTAACGAGCACAGAGTGATGGCCTGTGTAAAATAAAAGCAGTCAACAACGATCCTGTTAAATTTAGAATGTTAACAGCAAATTCAATTTTCACTATAATCGAAAAACAACACATTCTGTAAAGGAAATATCATGAACACTTTCGTTCAAGCAATCGCAAATCAAGAAGCCCGTACTGCCAACGGCATGAAGGCACGTAAGTCAACAGCTTCGGCTTGTGTTGACCTGTTCTACAAGATCGGCGCAAGCCGTGGTAAGAACATCACCGGCGAGTTCACTGCGGCTTACGTAGAAAACTCTGACGTTGCGCTACGCATCGCACAATGGGCACGTGATGTCCGTGGTGGTGCAGGTGAGCGTCAATTATTCCGCGACATACTTGTTCATTTGGAAAAGCGTGACCCAGACGCCGCTTTAGCTCTTCTAAAGAAGATTCCAGAAGTAGGTCGTTGGGATGACATATTTGTCTTTACCAACCCAGACCTAAAGTCAGCCGCTTATACCATGTTGGGTGATGCTCTTCGTGCTAAGAACGGTTTGGCTGCAAAGTGGACTCCTCGTAAGGGTAAGATTGCGGCTGAAGTACGAGCATTCTTTGGAATGACTCCTAAGCAGTACCGCAAGTCATTGGTAGCAATGACCACAGTTGTTGAAACACAAATGTGTGCCAACGACTGGGATAACATCAACTTCTCGCATGTTCCATCTGTGGCTGCTCGCAACTACAAGAAGGCATTCGGTCGTCACACTCCTCTGTTCGCAGAGTATGTGGCTAAGTTAGTATCAGGTGACAAGACTGTTAAGGTTAACGCCAACGCAATCTTTCCACATGATGTACTGAAGGGTGTTATCAATCGCACTACTTTGGACAAGACAGCTACTGACCACATTGTGGCACAGTGGGATGCTTTGCCTAACTACGTTGGAGATGCCAGCATCATGCCAATCGTAGACGTTAGCGGTTCTATGAGTTGCCCAGCAGGAAAGAACACTGGCGTAACTTGCATGGATGTTTCAATCAGCTTGGGCTTGTACTTAGCAGATAAGAACAAGGGCGTGTTCAAGGACACATTCTTGACTTTCTCAGACAAACCAGAACTGGTTACTCTAAAGGGTAATATTGTTGACAAGGTTGCTCAAATGAGCAAGAGTGATTGGGACATGAGCACTAACTTGCATGCCGCTATGGACAAGATCCTAAGCGTTGCAGTTAAGGGCGCAGTGCCAGCCAGCGACATGCCAGCCATGTTGCTAATCTTGAGTGACATGCAGTTTAACCAATGCGCCCGTTACGACGACACAGCAATGCAAATGATCGAACGCAAGTTCGCAGATGCAGGTTACACTGTGCCACAGATTGTTTTCTGGAACCTAAACAGTTCAGACAACGTGCCTGTTAAGGCTGACAAGAGTGGTGCGGCTTTGGTAAGTGGATTTAGCCCAAGTATAATGACCAGTTTGCTGTCCGCTGATTTGGATCAATTCACTCCAGAAGGTATCATGCTTAAGACTGTAATGGTCCCACGCTACGATATCTAAAAAACAATGTTTTTAGATAGCACCTTTGGGTGCTATTTTTTTAGATTAACAGACGCTGTAATAAATAGTTATTTTGTACAAGAACAATGATAATTTTAAAGAAAATGTTAAATGAGTGTAGAGAAAATAGAATATTATTTAGGTAAAGATGAGTTTAAAGACAAGTACTTTAAATCGGAGTTTCCTTCTGCATATCAGGACATATTTTCAAAAAAAATAAATCCTGAAGAATATCGATCTGCCGTGTTACGAATAAATCAATGGTATCCTGATATAACTTTTGCTTTTAATAACCTTGGTTATAGAAGTAATTTTGATTACAATGTTGAAGAATTAAAAAACAAAAAAATAATATTATGTTTAGGTTGTACTGATACTTTTGGTATAAATCTAAACTACAATGATATATGGCCTACCAATCTTTCGAAACAGATGCCCGACCACGTAGTGTTAAACATGGGAATAATTGGAGGGAGTTGCGATACAATGTCAAGGGTACTTGTAAAAATAACTCAAGTATTGAGCGAAGAGATAACAGCAGTATGTGTCCTTTGGCCGCATAACAACAGGCGAGAATTTGTCAGTAAAGAATTTACAGGAATAATTACATCTCATGATGGAGAAATAGTTCCGTACGAAGATTATTGGGATTTTATAGATTGGAAATCAGATAACTACAACATTTTTAAAAATAAACACCTAATAACAAATATTGCCAAAGCTAATAATTTTAGCCTGTTTGACTTAACAATAAACAGATTTGATAAACGTGTGCCGTTTGACTTTGCAGGAAAATACTATGCATTGGGTACAAATAGTCATACTGCAATTTCTAATTATTTTTATAAGAAAATAATGGGGCTTCCGAGCTTATTTGAAAATGGCAAGTAAAACTACATTCTTTTTTTATTTTTCCGGTGGCAATGCAGATTCTATGGTAAGTATTAAACATAAAAAATATTCCAAAATAGATGCAAAAGTAGATAAAGTTATTGAGTTTGATTCTTATTCAAGTTGGTTCGTTCCTACTGCATTTGAGATTAAAAATAATTCAGCCAATAGCATAGTTTTCATTGGTGTAAGTTCTTTTGTAGAAGGTATATCAGCTAAAAAACAGCTATTGAAAACACTGAGCAAAAAGTTAAACGGAAATCATATTACAGACTTATTAAATACAACTACCTTAAATTCCGGCGATGAACTTACATTACGATGCAAGGGATATATAATCAACCTTAGTTAGTTTTATAAATAAACTGCGGCTGTAGTTTATATGTAAAACATTGCCTCCAAGCAAAAAAGAAAGTTCGTTACTTGCCCGGCCGCTTCAATTACACCCAGGACCTATGGTCCTATTCTTTTGATTATGCAACAGTTGACACTTTAGTTAAAAACCAGTATAATACTTACATTGTACAACAAAAGGCAACTATGGAATATCTTGTAAAATCGCGCAGTGAAAAAACTAAAAAATTTATTAATGCTATTTTACCAAGCATGATCCGTCAGTTGGGGCTTGAGCGTAGTCGTAAATTTTTACTAATTGATGTGTGCCGATTAGAACACGACAAAGGACTTACTACATCATTAGCTGGATTAGACTCGTATGTGATTGCCCTACATCCTGCAAAGTGGCAAGAAATGGGTATTACTTTAGCACACGAAATGGTACATGTTAAACAACTTGCCAGAGGCACATTGAAGGCAGATGGCGGTGATAAATGGTGGAGAGGCAAAAAGTACAGTAAACGTACTAAGTACTTAGATATGCCCTGGGAGATTGATGCCTTTGCAAGGCAAGAACTTATTTTTCGTAGATCATTAGAGGAGTAACTACAATGTTAAAAGAGAAAAGAGAAAAATTAGAGAAAGAATTAATTGCAGCCAACGATGAGGCCGCAGAGCACTATCTCACTATCAATGGCGATAATGCCAATGAAGAATATATTAAACGTCGAAATCGAATTATGAATTTGCACTACGAAATTAGTATACTTTTCCGTTTGACAAGTAAAGGTCATCAATAATCATTGGAGGTTAATATGCCTTGGATTGAAAATGTAGCTGCCGCTGATATCCCGACAGGGTTCCATCACGCGGCTGGCGAAAATAGTATGCTGATCAGTATTGTGGATCCAGCCAGCTGGAGACCTGAAGCCAAGCATCAGTTTAAAGAGCGTCACAACTTTGAGTTCTTGGATATTGAAGAAAAGGACTTTGCCTTGGACGAAGCTATGCGTTGTAGTTATGAGCAGGCTGCAGAGCTTGTTCGACTACTGCAACACGCATTGGCTAATCGTATGAACGTGGTTGTTCATTGCTATGCTGGCATTTGCCGTTCTGGTGCGGTCTGTGAGGTAGGAGTCATGATGGGCTTTGACGACACTGAAAGATTCCGTAGTCCAAATCTTTTGGTTAAACATCGAATGATGAAGACGTTGGGCTGGACGTATGATCCGGACGAAAAGCCAAACTTAGATGACTGGCGCACCTTTAAATCAGTTGACTAATCTCTAAGCCTGTGTTATAATGTTACATTAAACAGTAAAGGACATACTATGGCAGGCAAAGCAAAATCGGTTTATTTGACTATAAACCCAAAAGGCACATTTAAAACAGTATTTCATAAGATGTTCTTTGATGCTAAAGCATACAACGAATATGTTAAGTCAGATGAGTTTAAAGCCAAATGGCCTGCAGAAGAGTTTGATATTGTAAAAGAAACTTACTAAAAAGGAGGCAATATGCCAAGTGTATTCTTAGTAAGCGACACGCACTTTGGACACACAGGTGTATGCCGCTTTACCCGTAACGATGGTGTTACAAAATTACGTCCATGGGATGATGCAGATGAAATGGACGAAGCCATGGTCAAGGCTTGGAATGACCGTGTCAAGCCTACTGATAAGGTCTACCATTTAGGTGACGTTGTGATCAACCGTAAGGCATTGAAAATCTTACATCGATTAAACGGTGACAAAGTGTTAATACGCGGCAACCATGATATCTTTCGTGATGACGAGTACAGACAATACTTCCGTGAATTACGTGCCTACCACGTTATGAACGGACTTATTTTAAGTCATATTCCATTGCACCCAGAGTCATTAGGCCGGTTCGGTACTAACATTCACGGTCACTTACACGCTAATCGTGTAATGATGGAACCTGCAGGTAAGTATGGAATTCCTGTAGTTGATACTCGCTACCACTGCGTTTGCGTGGAACAACTTCCGGATTTTGCTCCTATCTTATTTGAAGATGTCATTAAACGCATTGAAGCAGAGGGCGGCACTGTTGGCTTTAAGAGTGGCAACGGACCAACGATGTAATATGACATATATTACAAATAAGTACAAATCCATCCGACTGCCCAATGAACCGGGCATGTTGGAATGGTTAATCGAAATGTATCCTAATTCAGGATACTACATTGTAGAGGTAATATAATATGCCAAAGTGTTATCAATTAATTGGAGTTCCGGGCAGTGGAAAAAGTACCTGGTTTTTAAATCAAGATTGGGCAGTCACGTGTGTCTACATTAACACTGATAAGTGGGTTGAAGTTTACGCCAAGGAAGTAGGTCGAACCTACTCCGAAGTATTCGTAGATTTTATGCCCACTGCTGTAGACTTGATGGCTAAAGAAGTTATTGCGGCCCGTGAATTAAAACGTGATATCATTTGGGATCAAACCAGTACAACTGTAAAAAGTCGTGCCCGTAAGTTTAACATGTTACCCGACTACGAACATATTGCTGTAGTGTTTAAGACGCCTGAACACACAGAACTTATTCGTCGGTTAGGCAGTCGCCCCGGAAAAGACATTCCAGATCATGTTGTTGCCAGTATGATTGCCAGTTGGGAAGATCCAACTGAAGAAGAAGGATTTACAGAGATTTGGTATGCAGGTTAAAATAGGACCTTTAGGTCCTATTTTTTTGGCTATGCATTCTTGATCCTATAAATATTAGATACATTTGGAGTGGCAATGAATTTATTTAGGAATCGAACACAAGAAGAGCGTGATACTATTGTGTCAAACTTTAAAGATGTTATTAGTCTTGAACAGGTACTGACTAAAGACGATATCAACGAACTATTAGAATTATACAAAACTCGATCAAATAAAATACACAAAAACACAGGTCCAGTAACCAGCGAGTTGCGAGACGATTTTAATAATATTCCTGTACTTAAAAAGATTTTTGAAAAAGTAAAAGAAGAAATTGGCGAGTGCAAAATATACACTGCTTTCTTTTTTGATGTAGTTAGCCCGCATATTATACACAATGACGATGATAAATTAGGACCTGTGACGTATAAAGGTATCACTATTCCACTTCAAATAGAATACGAAGAAGGATACGATGAAGGGCAACATCCGTATCTATGTTTCTTTGATCAATACTATCTTGAAGGACCAAGTAAGTTTTTTGGTGGCGCACCTCGAGAAATCGAATCTTATTATAACACACCAATATACGAGTACAGTCAAGTACATAATAAAAGTACAGAACCGTTAAGTAGAGATATTTTTAACCAATACTTAACACATTGCCAGTACTTTTGGTTTAACGGTCTCAGTTTCCAATCTGCACAGCCTTGGATTCCGGGAAATGTAATAGTGTTTGACGCTGTGAGATTACATTGTGCAAGTAATTTTAAAACTCAAAACATTAAAAGAAAGATAGGCATTAGTATGTTCACTTACTTAGGTGAAATGCCAAAGGATCAAAAATATGTTAAACAATGAGTATGCCTACAAAATTGATATTGATCTTGATATAGATTATTTAAAAAAATTAGTTCTTGAAACAGAACATCCCACAGTTGAAGGATTACATCCGCACCAACGCCTTGTTGAGCTTGATGATTATATGCGTTCACTAAAAGAACGTTTTCCATTCTTAAGTGCTATGTATAATATATACGACTGCCGTCCCGGTGTAGATATACCATTGCATATTGATGCCGCAAGAGATTGTGCGTTTAATATTCCTATTATAGGAACTGAAGATTCTCATACTATATTTTACAAATTAAAAGACGATGGAGAATCTGAATTCCTGCCAACTCGAGTTTATAACATTATTAAGTCTCCAGTTGAAGAAACTTTTAAATTTACACTGACTTCTCCTACATTGATAAACAATACCGTACCACACGCAGTTAAAAACGGAAACCAGCGTCGAGTAATCATCAGCTGGAGTGTGAACAAGAACCACTCTTTTTCACAAGCAAAAGAGCTGTTTAAAAAAGCTATTAGTGTGGATGTTGCAACCTTGCAATAGCCTTTGCTACGTTGGCTGAATTAAAAGGAATATTCATAATTAAATGGATACTGTCATTAGTCCAGCTAATTGTTCTATGAGTTTTACGTGTGTTAATATAATAAGCACGACCCATTTCAATAGGTAGTTTTCGATCAGTATCGATGAGCCAGTCGTATTGCAAAGGTGCGCAGTTATTTAAAAACACTGCAATCCTGAAACTTTCACGAGGCATAGTAGGATGATCTCGATGCGGGACAAAATAGCCACCAATATTTGATTTAATTAAAAATGTTCTGCCAATAGGTTGGAATTCGTCAAGTAACGGTTGTAAACTTTTACATTGATCGTAGACCACTGTCTTTTCTACAAAATCATTTTCGCTTAATCTTCGACCAGCTTCCATACTTGCTTGTGGAAGGCTGGGATTGTCTGTGTGACTTTTACCAGGTAAGTTTGACAACACTAAACCTTGTCTATTATTGGGCTTGTCGGTTCTTGGCAAATAGTCAACCCAGTCGTTATCAAACTGTGCAACTTCTCGCATAAATTGTCCACAATTAATTTTAATATTCAATGGCTCGAAATCACCAAGATTTAGCAATGCTAATTCATTAGCGACTGTTTCGAGTGTAACTTGACTAACATCGAATTTAGGGGCTTTGCCGCTATGTCCAGGCGGAACTACTTTATTTGAATCTGTCATACAGACCTCCTTATAAGTAATTTATCATCGAATACTTGGATGGTCTATTTTTTCTGTTATCGGATCTTCTAATAGTGTGATCAGTATTTGATAAGTCAAAACCCATTTCAACACCGTCTTTTATAACTTTTCTAACTTGTAAAGAGTCCGGCGTAGCATATCCAAACCCAACTGAAATAATTGCAGTATGGTTAGGACGATTTAATCGATCAGCAATTTCTCTTCCGCCAAGTGTTCCGCAAAATCCTGTTCTCACACCCAGCTCTTCTGCTTGACACATAGCCATAGTAGCACTGATAATACAATCGTTGTTAGTTCTTAGCCATTCGCTTTCACCGTATGGATTACGTGTTGCTGGTTGAGTTTTACCTAACCAAACAATAACAATAGGCGCTAACATTTGTCCGTTATAGCGTCGTGGTCCGGGACCAGGTGCTGCTCTTACTTTGTTAAGACATGCAGTATTCTCCCAGAACAGATAGTCTTTAAACTCTTTTCCTTCTGTAGAATCAGTTAATACATGTATTTCAAAATCGTGATGACCTTGTTTACTTGGCGCTTGATATGCACATTCGAGAATAGTTTCTAACTTATCGTTTTCAACTTCAATGGGATCCCACCATTTAGCAGTAAATCGTTTTTCAAGATGATTATGTAGATACTCTTTCTTAGGACCATCTACAATTGACTCAATTAGCAACTGACAATCATTATAGATCTTAGTAACCGCTACCTGTTCAACTTCTTGAGTAGTTATCACCTGTAATGCAATAGCTTGCTGAGATGTATATTGTAAGTTTTTAAAAACGTAGTTTACAATTAGATCTCTTAAAAAATGATGAGCAGTGATCTCTTTTTGTTTATTACCAACAAGTGCAGACTTATCGCCTTTCCAATATCTACTACCTACAAATATCATACGTTCGTTGTTATCCAACTCAAGGCCCTCGAGATACGCATTAATAACAATTTTTATATCGCGGCGGCAAAAGTCAACAGACGGAACAGTTTGCGGAAATCCCTCAAACCCCAGTGTTTGAGTCTGCGTGTGGGCATTGATAAATGCCATTGTCTCTTCTAAACAAAAGTCCTTGTTATCAAGTAACATTTTATAAGCATTTATATACATAAGTTTAACCTTCTAACGAATCGACAAACGCTGTTATAGTATTCCAATCAATATGCATAGGTATTTTAAAACACAAAAATATGCATTCTTCGCCGTCAATTTTACAATCTTGATGTGGACACAGTCCGTCAATAACAGTGGGCTTATCAACTACTACTTCATCGACAAACGAATCCATCAATGCTAAGTGTTCGATTGGGTCTTGCATTGGCCCCATCAATGCCGGTCGCCCTCGAACCAACGGAACTTTATACGAATAAAATTTAGTGATGAACGAACCAACAATTGGAAAAATAACCATCCCATTACACGCCGGAAATATATGTGGGCCGCTTGTATTAACTACAGAATTGAATGCAACAGTGCCCGTATGCGGTGCACCAAAGATTTCTAAAATATCAAACAATCGTAATATTTCAGCATTTTCTAAAATTTCATCAAAATCAAGTTCAAGGAAACCACCTTTTGTAGCCGAGTCTCCAGACTTATGTTCGTTATATAATGCCAATAATAATTCTTTGTTGTAATCAATGTTAAATGTTTTATACATGTTGTGTTCCTTAAAAATATTTATCTAAATTTTTTTTGGGTAAAGACTTTACTTCTCCCACAAATTATGCTAAAATACTATAGTGATCCTATTTATATGCACATGCAAGTTATAAAACTAAACAATGAAAATATAGAACTGTTGGTTAAGTTCTGCGACAAAGCAAGGCTGGCAGGCTTTTCTAACAATACCTCACCAGCAAAGATGAAGTTCAACGGGCATCAAGATATGGCGCATCCTCCTGAATTTTGGGGATTGTTAGTCGACGGCAACCTTGCTTCAGTCAGCGGTTGCCATAAATGGCCCGACGCTGATAGAAACTATACCACAGTGCGATGTTTGTTTAGGAGTGCTACACTACCCGAATATGATCACTTGATTCCGGGGCTGAGTAAGAATCATATGAACAGTGTACCTTTTAGTATTTTACTACCTTATCAGATCCAGTATGCATTAGATAACAACTGTAAAGATTGGTTAATAACTACAAGCCACGGAGATCATGATGTTAGCGGGAAAATGAAACGTACCCACCGTGCATTACAACTGCTTGAAAAAAGAGACATTGTTAAATTTCACAGAGAATCAATTGTTTATCATATACCACAAACTTTGTGGAGAATTAATTTAACTCAGTATCACAGTGCATTATGCGCATTTCATTCATCTCGAGAGCGATTAGGCATAGGGCTCGACGATGAATATTACAATATGATTAAGAATGGATTTGTTAGTAGGCCTTTGGAATAATCTTGCAGCCTGCGCTTTTTCTACCTTTGTAGATATACCAATTATTCCATAACTCAACGCAGTCGCCTGTTGGTAACCATGTGTCACCTATGATCACACTGTTGCCTTTTAAGAATAATTCTCCGTTAACAATTTTAGTATCAGCCCAGCAGGTATCGCCAAGCGGTACACCTTGATCAAATACTGTTAACTCATCACCCTGTGCAAATTTGTGATTAATAATGATAGGCCCTGCTTCAGTCATTCCGTAATTCATTATAAAATTTACTCCACGATTAATCCAAAATTCTACATGATACTTATGTACACAGTCACTGCCTGCAACTGTTAAACGTAGATTGGGTATGGCTAACTCTGAGTTGACTTTGATCAACGCATCTATATGTACCGGAATTAGATGTGTAACGGTGATATTATGTTGCTGTAGTAATTTAAAAAAGTTAAATGCATTGAACTGCTCTATAAGATTGTATGCACCGCAGAGCAACCCTGCAATAGTTTGGGCACTTAATCCGCCTGTATGATTTAGAGAGCATACAGTTAGTATGCGATCCTGATCAGTAATCTGCTGGCATTCTACAGCATTCTTTGCATTAGCCATAATCATTCGTTCGGGCATAAAGAGTTGTTTTCGAATACCTGAACTACTGCCACTACTAAACAATGTGATTCCAAATTCGTCGGGCAACGTAACTGGTAGTTGTACTAATTCTCTTTTAAACTTAGGCATAATAGCCACGGCTTTATTTAAACTTGCAGCCTTAAGAACGTCAAGTAATACAGTCCAATCGGTAGCGTAGCTTACTGGTACATACTCTCGTTCAATGACCATATCATATAACTGTTGGTAAGTTAGATTATTAATGGCTAATTTATGAGAATATTTTTGAACAGTGGAAGTAAAGGTCTTAAATAGCATGAGCGAAATATTTATAGGTATTACAGTGGACGTATTTTTTATTAGTTTCAAAGAAAGCAACAGTGAAATAAACTGGCAACGTACAAAAGAACTGCATCCAGATGCAGTGAGATTGCACGGCATAACGGGCATAGACAAAGTCCATTTGCTTTGTGATGATCTATGTCAAACTGAATTCTTTTGGACAGTTGACGGAGATAATTGGCTTACTCATACTTTAGAATATCATGAACAAATTAATAGTGATTTATTAATGTTCAAAGCTAACGATCCGTTACACAAAAATTTAACCTTATTAGGCGGAGTTAAATTATGGAGGAAAGGCAGCATTGTAAATCGAGATATGAGTAAGGGCGATTTCAGTCTAAACGCAACACAAACCAAAATGGTTATTGATCAAGCATATTCAGACACAATCTATAATAAGACCCCGTATGACGCATGGAAGACTGCTTTTAGACACTGTGTTAAATTGATGAGCGTGATATTTCGATCCAGACCAAATGCTAAAAACATAGATGTATATATTGATCAATGGAAGGCCTGCGAGCATATAACAGAATTAAATGCAATCTGGGCATATCAAGGATACGTTGACGCTAAAGAATACGTTGAAAAATTTGATAACAATTTAACAGAGCTGTATAAGATAAACAATTACACGTGGCTCGAAAAATATTTTAAGGGTAAACATGGGGCATCTTAAAGACGCAAAGACAACTTATTTCAAACATTTGATGTATGCCAGCTATTTTAATTTAATAGCAATTGGTATAGTTGTAACTGGGATTATACACAGCGTATTTCCATTTTTGTTTAAGTATACGCCATATAACTTGGCTAAGAAAATTGTAGATGGAACCGAAAGGCAGTTTAAACATGATTGAAAAAATTGAAGGTAAAGACGTAAACTTCTCGTCAGTAACTCGACACATCCCCGAAGTGATGAATGCACTTTACGATAGAGAAGCATTTTCTATTGTTACACTTGAGGAAATACGAGATGCATTCCGAACTAAACAGATGCAGAGTAAGGCATGGATGATGAGTAAAATTAAGGAACTAAACTTGGACAGCAATAGTCGAGTACTGGTAGTAGGGTCTTGGTTAGGATTTACCAGCTATTGTCTTTTTAAATTAGGTTTCAGTAATATTACAGAAACCGATCCCGATTCAAGATTAGAAAAATTAGCAATACACTTGAATAGAAAAAATCCTAACTTTAAACATCTATCGGAAGATGTTAATGCTATCGATCTTAGCGGCTACGATTTAATTATTAACACCAGTTGCGAGCATATCGCCGATAACTCCTGGTATGAGCGCATTCCTGCAAGTGCAAAAATTGTTTTACACAGTAATAATCTCGAAGGATACGATCATGTTAATACATGTGAATCAGTCGAGGAGATGTCTTCTAAATATCCAATGGAGCTCAACTTTACAGGCGAGCTTAATCTTGGATCATATTCAAGATTTATGCTGGTGGGTAATCGACGCACATAACAACATGTATACGCTCATCAGTTAATGAGCCATTGATTGCTGTATGCTTCTTTGTTGTGTCAGTCCAATAAATTACACCTTCTCTCAAGTGATGACATTTGTGTAGATGGGGCCAAATCATCCAAGAGTGAAAGTTTGTAACTATAGGAATATGAATACGCGAAGTAAAATCGCTGTGTACGCTGTAGCTACTCTTAGTAGACATTCCCATAATTCGAGTTCTAAACCCGCCGTACTTTGTAATATACTTTTCAAGCAACGAGCCCCGAAGACTCGGCTGAATATGAACATAATCATTTTCTAATTTGTTTTCAAGATGTTCTACTTGGCCAACACCAGTGTGCCAGTCCTCAACTCCTTCTACATTAGTTTGTAGAATGACTTGATTTTCTTGATTCTTATGCACCAAGTATATATCCATTACTTCTTTTTTAAGTGCTTCAAGCTCGTTGAAGACTTCTAATACTCTGATAGTTTCCATGCAACTATTTAGTTAGATATATAACATGTATGGAAAATAAAGAATACAAAATTGTCCCGTTTACTAAATTGAATGCGCCTGGTCACTACATTAAGACTAAGGTAATTCCATGGTGCGAGGAAATATCAATTGAGTCGCATCCTAATCCAGATAAGGGCAGTCCTGCTGCCTATAATATGGGTGCATTAAATTGGCTGGAACGAAACGAAACGTTGGCAAACATCCTTTGGAATAAAAAAAGATTTTACAAGGGAAATGGACAATACTATTTTTTAGAGAAAAATAATGCTATAATTGCTGGATCCGGCATTCATCGTTCTGAATTTTGTCCTGAGATTGCCTTAGGATCTGTTAGGTCATTTGTTAACAAAGAATATCGAGGATACCATTTTCTTGGTGACATTTTATGGCCTGCTCAATTAGCATGGGCAACACGAAATAATTATAAAATGATAATTATTACAGTCAACAAGTACAATAGGAGACTGTTAAATATTATTAAAAGGAACGGAGTTGGCCATCAAAAAAACAGGACTATAGAAAAGTTTTTCCATAATGGAGTAGTAGACGTGCCGTTTCCTATTGAGATTAACGGAATAACGCAATGGGCAATAGGACACCGGATTGACGAAGCATACAAATTTGATTGGGAATTAATTAGATCCCATACAGAAAAAAATACAAAATTACAAAAACTAACTTAAAAACACATAGCTGTAATAGTAGATAAATACTACTACAACTCCTATTTTGAGGCTGCTAAATGATATTTGGTTCTACATTAAAAAATCTTAACCTGCTGACATTGTGTTCAACGATGGTAACTATTACAGGCATTTTTTATTTAGATACAATTACTTGGACAAACGTTGCTACAGTTGGTTTAATGTTTTATATTTTTAACATATTAGGTATATGGATAACACTTCACCGTTACTATTCGCACAAATCCTTTGAATTTGGTCATCCGTTTATAAAATGGAGTTTCACTGTATTATCAATATTAGCTGGTAGAGGCAGTCCATTAGGATGGGTTTACATTCATCGACAACATCATGCATATTCAGATACTGAGAAAGATACACATAGTCCTAAACATACTGGTTATAACTTATTTGCCTTCCGTGCAGGCCGACCTCAAGAATCAGAAACTATGAAGATATTTGTAGTAAAGGATCTAATGACACCGGTGCATTTGTTTTTACACAAATGGTACATGGCAATTATTCTCTTATTTGTAGTATTGCTGGCAGTCATTGATCTTAAAATTTTATACTTTGGTTGGGTAGTACCTATATTATTAATCCAGATAAGTCAGTATAATTTTAATTATTTTGGACATATGCACGGTTATAGGAATTTTAATACAAAGGATAGTAGTAGAAATAATAAATGGTTATTTCCTGCAATATTAGGAGAAGCATGGCATAACAATCACCATGGGAATCCAGGCGCAATATCTACACAGACACAATGGTGGGAGTTTGATCCTGCTGGAAGTATTATTAGGATGATTAAAAAATGAAAAAGTATTTGTACCCAAGGGAATGGTTTTTTATAATAATGCAACTGACAGCTGGTTGTGTAACCCTATGGGCATTACTTAATCCGGCAAGTATTGAATACTGGTTACTGTCGCTATTTGGATATTTTTTAATAACCTGTCTCGGAATTACTGTTACATTTCATCGATTGCTTACACATAAATCATATACACTCTGGAAACCACTTGAGTATCTGTTCAGCTACTTTGCCAACATTGGTTGTACTGGTAGCAGTGCTGGTTGGGTATTTGTGCATAAAATGCATCACAGACATGCAGATAAACCCGGTGACCCACATAGCCCAGTAATCTTAGGGCCAATGGGTGCAATTATAGGAGACTACAGCGTAGATTTTAATAAGTGGATTGTTAGGGATATTATTAATGACCCGGTACATAGATTCTTACACGAATATTACATAGGTGTAGTATTAGTTACACTTGGACTGTTATTAGCAATTGATCCTATGATCGCTATATATCTATACCTAATCCCAGTATTCATGAATACCATTGCATCAAGATTTAGCAATTGGATAGATCATGATCCTAAGTTTGGTAAAAAGGTTGTTAAGAATTCTGATCAGTCACACAATGTTTGGTGGTGGGCGCTCTTGACATTCGGGGAAGGATGGCATAATAATCATCATGTACGCCCCGGCGATTATAGAATAGGACAAAAGTGGTGGCAGTTTGACCCGGGTAGATATGTAATAGAACTACTAATGCTACTGCGTCTTGCAAAAAATGAAAGAAAATAATGGATACAGAATTAAACGGTATTGGCAAAGATAAGTGGATCAAATACCACTTTAATGGTAATACTACAAGGGTAAATCCTAAGGATAATTTTGCTGTTAAACTTACAAAAAAATCAACTGTATCGTTGTCCTTTGATAAAGCCTGCGAACTTGTTGCAGAAGAGCTTTACGAGATTAACAAGGGTAAAAAAATCTTTGTGCCTATGAGTGGGGGTTGCGATAGTGAAACTGTTGCAAGAACACTTAAAAAAATGAAAATAGATTTTACTCCTATTATTCATGAAGTATGGGGCACAGGCTTTCCGTTAACCTATACCGACAGCTGGTGGGCATATAGGTGGTGCAAAGAAAACAATCTTGAACCTGTTGTAAAAGATATAACTACATTAGAATTATTTGCCGAAGTAAAACCATTTATTGATAAAATAAAAGGACGTAAACTTTACCCTGCACAGAACATTTGTTTGGCAGAATATGCAAGAAAGCATGACGGCATAGTTATTAACGGACAGGCCTTTCCAGAATACTTTCCCGATCATACATTAGATTATCTAATCGATATAGTTAGGGATAAGGGCTTTTATATGCCCGACGGTAGTTTACGATCTGGTTGGTTATTACACGAAGATGATTTCTATATAGATATGCATAATCCAGGTTACCACACGTATAATTTTTTAAGTTGGACTCCTGAAATTGTACTGTCATATGTTAAGGCAAGAGATATGACACTATCCAGTGAAGAGAATAAATTTAAAATTATGAACTGTTTGCCTCGCCCTAAGATAGGAGCGCCTGATGCAGTTTGGTATCTATTAAGAGAATATCAAAATAAACTTAAACGTAAATACGGAACCAGTGAATTATCCTTCATTGGCACACACGAAGAAATGTTAGGAATTTTGGAATAATATGTTTTTAGGGCATGTAACTGATTTTGAAGAAGGCACTTATACGCCTATAGAACAATTAGATAATAAGTACGTATTGGTAAAATCAAATAATCAATACAAAATTATTTCTAATGTATGTCCGCATCAACGGAGTATTATATCAACGAAGTCGGGAATAGGTAGCAGAGTATGCCCCTATCATAATTGGAGTTTTACTTTAGAAGGTGCTCCTATTAAGTCAGGCCGTACAGAATACTACTGCAAAAACGAAACAGCTTTAGAAGAATTACCTGTCTACGAATGGAATGGGTTTTTATCAACTGCACCCATAGCCTGCAAAGAACTTGAGTTTGTAGATTTAACTAACCTAAAATTAGTCGAAAAGAGAATTGATCTCGTTTCTGCTGTTCCCGAGAATATCATGGACTTGTTTTTAGATGTAGATCACATAGCCACAATTCATGCGGGAGTCTATGACCAAATTGGACTATCTAACATCAGTGAAGTTGACTGGGTTTACTACGACAATCGCAGTTTGCAGCTGGTAAGAAAACACGATGGATACGGTGCTGCATGGTTAGCAGTTTATCCTGAAACTATGATAGAGTGGCAACCTGGAGCAGTTTTTATTACTGTTGCTATTCCCAACAGCACTAATAGTTCACGAGTTGTGGTTTACAAATATAAAGACTTGTCTGATCTAAAAAACAGCTACGCATTGAATCAACAGGTATGGGAAACAGCTTGGGCACAAGATAAAGAACAATCTCAAATGTTAACCGAGTTTGCTCAAACTAATCTTGAAGAATCTAAATATCATTTTAGATCGTTTCTCAACCGTTGACATTTTCATAAAACCGTCTAACCTTTCCAGGTTCTAATTTTAAATGATCTATTA